CCGGAGCCGCACCCGGAGCCGCACCCGGAGCCGCACCCGGAGTTGCAGCCTCCGCAGGTGTGACCAGCTTCAGCACCACCCGCGGCTTTCGGGGCTTCCGCGGCTTAGGTGTCGGTTTTGCAAGAGGAGTGGGGGTGGGGGCAGCGACGGCCGCTGCGCGGGGGACTGGAGTAATCCCAAAGGTTCCGAGGAACGCCGACATGTCAAACCCAGGCTGCGGCACCGCCTCAATTGCTAACTTCTTCGTGGCTGCGGCCCGCGGCGTCGTTGGGGCGGCGGCCGCAGAACCCGCATCATCCCTCTCCCCCTCTTGCACCACCGTCTTTGGCTTGGTCGGCTGCCTAATCCGAAACACCAGCGGCCCCGCTGGGGCAGCAGCCGGCACAGGCCGTTTTGTCAGCGCCGCAAGCTTGTCCATTGGCTATCCTCCCTTGACATGATTTCATCACGGCGCCGACGGCGGCTGGGCCGCCCTCAACACCCGGAGCGCGTTCAGCGACGCCTGCTGTTCCGCCTTCTTCTTGAAGGTGTGCTTGGCCACTCCCAACGTGATTCGGCAACCACCCAGCATGTTTGATAGCGCATGGATTTGCGCCATCGTCTTGACCCGCTCAAACGGCACCGCCTCGGCTGGTGGATTGTCCCCCAACACCAACATCACCGCCATCTTGTAGCCTTCCCCCTCGGGAGCACCCAAATCTACATACGTCGGCGTCGTCTTGAACTCCTTCTGAATCAGGATCTGCAACGTGTTTTTGTGGTTGTCGTTCTCGGTCATCAGCTTGCCCCAATCAATGTGGCGTTCAATTAGAGATGTCACAAACGTGGTGCATAGTTCATGGGCAACTCCACGGCTATCAGACTCGCAGACGTCAACATACAGAGCCCCCACCAACGCCTCCAGCAATCCACCCAGCTTCTTATCGTTCGTTCGAACCCCCGTTTCTTCGGCATGCGCCGATATTTGGTACCAGGCTGACAGCTTTTCTTCGCGGCATATGCGCCCGAGTGTCTCGTTTTTCACGATGGTTATCTTCTTTTCTGTCAAAAATCCTTCGTTCTCCTGCGGGTATCGCCGATACAGGTACTCCTTGACCACAAGCTCGATGATTCCGTCACCCAAAAACTCCAACCGTTCGTTCGATTGCAGCGCCAACGGGACCACATCCGAAGGACACGGCGCCAAGACCGCTCCCGCTTCCTCCACATCCTTGGCCGAACGCGCAATGTAGGTGCGATGCACCACGGCACACCGAAACGTTCGCATGTCGTGAATCGGCCGGTTCACGCCATGGTCTGCAAAATATCTCTCCACCGTCTCCCGAGACAGCTCCCGGTTCCGCGAGTTGTACGGAAAATACACGCTGCCGCCATTGCTCAGCTGCGTGGTGTCGCCGAGCAGACACTGCCGGGTCCTCGCCGCCGATTCACCCATCACCCTCTTGCATCCCCTCTGCCGTAGCGTCTAATCCATCTTCGCACTGCTACGGGTCCTGGACCTCGTACGCCTGCGCGCCAACAAGGCCATACTCACTCGACCCGCCGAGACGCAGCCCCGCAACGACCCGTTTTCCAGCCTTCAGATCAGCCAGCAGGGCGTCAGACGACTCTTGGGTTGCGAATGGTGCGCTAAGGTTGTGCCAGTGAGGTTCCAAGTTGATTTGCTTCACTGCGGCGAGCGCCCCTTCGGCGGTGGCGTGGATGCTCTGGATCACATCCATCGTTTCGATGTCGTCCTCCATAGCGTATACGACGGCGTAGACTCGCATGCTTGCTGCTGTTGACATCAGCGACGCTCGGTCCAACTCAATTTGTCTGAACCGAAGTAGAGACCACGGGTCAAGAGCATCAATGCCTCGGCTCATCATCGCAAAGGGTGAAAACAACCTGTGCAGCGAATTGCTCGCACTGAAAGTGCCGTACCAAGTGGAAAACCTTCCTGTGGGTGACATTGAGATCCGCGAGGGCGCCGATACCCCGCTCGCCATCATCGAACGCAAGACGGTCGCCGACCTGATGGCGAGCATCAAGGACGGACGCTACAAGGAGCAATCCACCCGTCTCCAAGCAGTCACAGCCCAAGTGTGGTGGATCATCGAAGGCACGCCAGCTACCTACCGCCGCGATCCGCAGGCGCAAACTCGCATGTGCTCGGCCATTGCCAGCCTAGGACTGCTGCGCAACTTCACCCCAGTCCGCACCGCCAACACCCACGAGACCGCCCTCTTGCTCAAAAAGCTGCTTGTCAAGGCGGAAGAGCTCCCCAAGCCCGAGACAGCCACAGATGTGCAAGAGGGGGGAGGTAGTGAGTGGGCTGCGGCAGCCGCAGCCGATTACCACCACCCGCACAAGAAGTTCAAGTCTGATTGCATCACCCGAGACAACATCCAGGCTATGATGTTGGCGCAGGTGCCGGGGGTGAGCGCCACCCGGGCCACCGCCATTCTGGAGCACATTTCGCTTGCGCAGATCCTCGAGGGTGTCCCGATTCCCCGGGGGATTAAGAGTGTCAGCGCCGCTGGCAAGAAGCCCATGACCATCCCCAAGAACGTGCTGGCGGCGATCGAGGATTTTCTACATCCCCAGAAGACAGTCTGATGCTAACCCGTTCCACTTCTTTGTGTATCATCATGGCGGTGCTTCTGATCCTGAGCGGCGTCTGGCTAGCGCAGCAGCAGACCAGCATCGGCGGAGTGCAAGAGGGGATGAGTCAGGAACAAAGCCAGGATTTGGTTGAGCACACACAGACCCAGCGGGAAGAGGCAGTCCACGCCGCGGGCAAGTATGACTCGGACCGCGGCACTGCCCGCAGTCACGCCAAGCTGATGACCGAGCTGCTCCACACCCTCGACGCTGAGCTGGTATCCGAGATGATTGGCTACGCAGAGTCGCGGCACAAGGAGGGCAACAGCTACGCTCTGATGAACAAGCACGCGGCTCACGCCTCGGCGATCAACACCCTCCGCACCTCTTGCGAAGATGCCCTCAAGACGGTCCAGGCGGCATGAGTTAATATCCTTGGACCGGCTTGATATAGGGTTCGGGAGACAAAGTCTCCAGAATTACATGGAGCTGAGCCGGGGCGGTCCAAACCCAGGTCGGCCCCACAGCGGCACCATCTGTCCCTCGGGCGTCACCACCAGCTGCTCCATGTCGATCTCCCCCTGTGCGCTGCGCTTCTGCCGCAAGAACAGCGCAGGACAATTCATGCCCTTGGCGTTCAGAAACGCCATGAGCTGCGGATAGTCGTTGATCGAGCTCAGCGTGATCGGGTTAACTCCGGGGACCTTGGCCTTCCGGGTGTTGTACAGATGGATCTGCCCACCCGACTCCATTATTACATTCGGACAATCGGGGTTCACCCCAATCAGCGACCCACCCACACCCCCCACTGCTCCCTCTTGCATCACCGTCTGGGCGGCGGCCGACGCGGTAATCGCCACCATCAGGATCAACAGAAAGACCAAAGCAAATGACGCACGAATGGTTCCCATCTGTACTAACCTTCGTTAATCTTGATGCGAATAAATTGACTTACTTGCTTTTTGAGTCAGAGAGGTAGCCAGGCAATGCTCTACCGGGTGACTACACTCGAGATTGCCGACGACAAAGCCGGACAGCCATGCACAGTACGCATCTTCCTTCGCGGCCAAGACCGCAGCCGGTGGTGTCTCGACATGATGGGGTTTCGGCCGCACATGTACTGCGACGCTCCGGCCGACGGCGACATCGAATCGTTGGTGAGCCACATCACCGGCCAAAGCGACATCGACGGCTCGGTCGAGACCGACGAAATCGACACGCAGACGCTCTACGGCTACCAGGGCAATAAGCTTAAGAAGGCGGTGCGGTTGTCGTTCGACAACGACACCGAGCGCAAGCGTGCGCGGCGGCTGTGGTTTCCGTTCATTGATGGACCCAAGCGGGAGCGCACTCCCGAAATCTACTACCACGGCGCCAAACTGCGGTGTTACGAGAGCAACGTCCCCGCCATCATCCAGTTCCTGCACGCCACCGAGATCGATCCTTCGGGGATTGTGGCGGTTGACACCGACCGGCTCCAATCTCGGGTTCCTGCGGGGCGGGCTATGGCGCCCAACCACTTTCGGATTCACTGGCGGGCGGTGACCAAGAGCACCGAGGTGGAGGCGTGCAGCATCCCGCTCGAGGTTGACAGCATGGATATTGAGGCTTCGAGCTCGCACGGTGACTTTCCGATGGCGATCAAGAACTACGCCATGACGACCCGTGAGTTGATCCAGATTGCTGAGCGCACGCGGCGGGATGAGTGGGATGTGCGGGGATGGGTATCAGCCGTCCTCGGCATCGGGGATGAGGTGCCGGGCATTTCGCAGGTGGAGCTCAAGGGTCGGTGGGATCACTATGCCAAGGAGCGCATCCCGCACGATCCCATTGTCTTGCACACCACTGTTGAGAAACTGCTGAAGGCCACATGCCCCAAGCCACCTCGGCGGCACATGATTGACGATTACTTTCGGCAATATGGCGCGGTTGTCAACGGTGACGATGAGGATTCAACAGACGAAGGGATGGCCAGCAGCGATGCAGCGTCGGTGGTCACCGCTAGCGATCACGACACGATGAGCATGGCCAGTGGTGATTCAGCCCTGGCGCCTTCGCGCGACGTGTTTGGACCGGAAGGGGTGTTGGCGCTGCCGATTGACCACAAGAAGAAGGTGGTCATGCTGAACCAGATGCTTGACACCTGGCTTCCACCACAAGAAGGAGACAAGGTGACGTACATCGGTGTCGTCCGGGGCACCACCAACCCAGCCGACCCCCGTCGTGAGCTCTGCTTCTGTTTGCCCAAGGTCAGTCCGAAGAACGCCAAGTGTGAACTGATTCAATGCGAAACCGAAACAGATTTGCTGCTCAGGTATCGCGATTGGAAGATCAAGAATCCTGCCGATCTGGAGATTGGTTACAACACGTTTGGCTTTGACTACGGGTTCATGGCGGACAGGGCCCAAGAGTTGGGGATTCAGGTGGAGTTTCTGAGCATGACGCTGAACCCGCATCTGGTGTGCGCTGATCGTGTCAAGCCGGCTAAGGGCGGCGGCTGGCGGATCCACGAGACCACCATCACGCTGGCGAGCGGCGAGCATTGCTTTCGGCAGATCCGTGTGCCCGGCATGATCAACATCGATCTGTACAACCAGTTTCGGAAGGAGGTGCAGTCGGATTCGTATTCTCTGAATGCGATGGCGGCGCGGTTCCTGGGCGGCAAGGTCAAGGGTATCGAGCCGGCGCCGCCGGCGTCTGATGGCGACGGACCCGAATGCATCGTCACGCTGGACGACACGCAAGGGGTGGTCGAAGGCGGCATGATTGCGTTGGAACAAGAGGGCAGCGACCCAGAGCGCAGGGTGGTGCAAGAGGTGGATGGGAAGCGGGTGCGGATTAGCGGGTCGCCGAACATGGAATGGAATTCTTGGGGGCACGCCAAGGACGACGTCACACCGCAGGACATCTTCCGTCTGTCGTCCAACGGCAATCCCGAAGACGCCACGACGGTCGCCAATTATTGCAAGCAAGATTGCGCGCTGGTCTATGGGCTGTTTGACAAGGTCGACAGCTTCACAGCGCTGACCGAGATGAGCAACGTCAGCTGTGTGCCGTTTGAGTTCCTGATCCTCCGCGGGCAGGGCATCAAGCTCACCAGCGTCCTGGTGCGGGAGTGCAACCGCCACGGCCGGATCGTCGAAGACATCAGCAAGGACCATCCCGACGAACCCTACGATGGCGCGATCGTGCTCGAGCCGCACATGGGGATCCACCGCGACCCCGTCACCTGTCTCGACTACTCTTCGCTGTATCCTAGCGCCGACATCTCGGATAACGTGTCGCACGAGACCATCAAGTGGTGCGAACAGCGCGATCTCAATGGCAAGCTGGTCAAGACGCTCGGAGATCGCCATGGTCCGCTGGCGCCGGGCCACCATGTGATCACTCGGGAGTTCCCCACCTACAAGCGCATCTCGGTGCCCAAGAAGACCGGCACCGGATTCAAGAAGGTCAAAATACCGACCGGCCACCGTACCGTCGGCATTGTGCAGTTCCCGCTGGGCGAATCTGGCATGATGCCCACAGTTCTGGCCACTCTCTTGCGTCAGCGCAAGAGCACCCGGAATCGGGCTAAGCACAAGCGGGTCACGCTCAAGGACGGCACGATGTACGAGGGTGGAATGCTGCTCGACGAAAATGGCAAGCTAGTCCCGACCGACGATGGCCAGTACGACATTATCACAGACGACAACGGCATTATGCAGGTCGCTGTGGACGAGGTGGACAAGGTGGAATGGCGATTCAGCGAGTTCATCCGCAATGTGCTCGACAAGCGTCAGCTGTCGTACAAGGTGCTGGCCAACTCGCTGTATGGTGGCACCGGGGCGATAACCAGCAACTTCTACGAGCCGAACGTGGCTGCGCTGATTACGGCGATTGGACGGACGCTGCTGGGGTACGCCAAGAGGGTGATGGAGGGTATCTACAAGCAGCGTCGAGTGGTCATCGGCGGCGAACCCTACATCGTGACCGCCACCTGCATCTACGGCGACACGGACTCGGTCTTTGTCAAGTGGCGGATTGTGGCGGCCAAGGGGCACACGACGCTGCAAGAGGGGACGGTGGTGCGGGGCAAGGATGCGTTGCCGCTGGCGATTGAGATTTCGCAAAGGGCCGAGAAGCTGGCGAGTGCTTGCCTGCGGAAGCCGCACACGCTGGAGTACGAAAAGACGTTCCTGCCGTGGATCCTACTGACCCGGAAGCGGTACGCTGGCTATCTGTATGTGACAGCAGAGGACAAGCCGAAGCTCAAGTCGATGGGGGTGGTGCTGCGGCGGCGAGACAACGCCGGGATTGTAAAGATTCTGTATTACCAAGTGCTCAAGAACTTGCTAAACATTGACTTACGGAGTTCGTACAACCAGTGCATTGCGGCGTTCCGGAAGGTGATTCGCGGCGACGTGGAGCTGAAGGATTTGGTGGTCTCCAAGTCGCTGCGGGGGCACTACGCCAAGCCCGAGACGATTGCGCACAAGGTGTTGGCCGACCGGATTGCGGAGCGAGATCCGGGGAATGCGCCTCGGCCAGGCGATCGGATAGCCTACGTGTTCAAGAATGTAGCGGACGACAAGCTGAAACAAAAGGACCGCATCGATCTGCCCGAGGTTGTGGGCGATGACATTGATTACAGATATTACGTGGATCATCAGCTGATGACGCCGATTGCACAGCTCTTTGCGTTGGAGCTGGAGTTGCTACCCGAAGCTATGAAGAGGTGTCCGGCAGCGGCCTTCCGCGAGGGCGCCACCCTCAACACCCGGACCAAGGCGGTGGAAAGGCTCATGAAGAGCGTGCTCACCTCATCCAAGCAACGCACGATGGGCGACTTCTTTGCGAAGAAGTAGTGACATCACACCCGATAGATGCTGGTGGGTGGCTGATTGGAATCTCCGTGAATGGGAGGCAGCTCGGGTTGGGTGCGACGGGGCGGGGTCGGTGGCGGCGCTGGAGTTAACAAAACATTTTCTTCCGACTCTTGGGGTGAGTCGCCAAGCACGTCGGCCAACACCTGTGATGGCAATCGCCGCCGTCGCCGCACAATTCGTTCCCGCTGTTCCGTCTGCCGCTCCTCCTCTTGCACAATAGCGTCTTCGGCTTCGCATTGCGGACACACTGCCACCCCTTGTTCCATTCTGAAGTTGTGGCGATACCAAAAGTAGTGGCCGCACGTGGGAAAAAGGCGGATAAAACTAGAGGGCTCGAAACGGTAGTTGGTGGCGAGACAGTGGTCCCAAAGCCTGCGTGCATTTGGAATGGTACGGTAGATGGTTAACTCGGTCCCTGGGAGAGGTGCCAAGGCCGAGGCCGTTGTGGGGCCCGTGATGATGATGTGCTGCGGTTTTGGATCAGGAGGTGTCTTTTGGACAAGGTCAATCATCTGGTGCATCAGCACAAGGTGATTTTCCATGTTCTTGCGGTGCAGGTCAATCATTGCGCGCAACAAATACAATCGGTCCGCCATTGTGTCGCTGATGTAGGCGGGAGACTATTTCCGCTTAGACGTTTGACTTGCCATAGGATAGACTGCCGTTTGTTCCATGGCACTGAAAATCCCGCCCAAAGGCCTCGCCAATCTGGGCAACACCTGCTTTCTTAATGCAGGCCTTCAGTGTCTTAACGCAACCGGACTCGGAAACTACATGAAACCCGATCCTGCCAACGACACACCGCACCGCCAGGTCTATAATGCGCTCAAGCGGACACTGTTGGTCATGGGTAACCCGACTTCTCGCCCGGTGCTCTCGCCGCAGACGATTGTCATGGCGATCCGCCGCAATGCCCGAGCCCTGGGACGCCCATCGTTTGCTGGCTGGGAACAAAATGATGTCGCAGAACTCTACACCATGCTCAGCGATTGCATTCACGAGGCCACCAAGGTTGAAGCCCAAGTTAAGGTGTCAATGGCGGACGAGGCCAAAATGACCCCTGTGGACCGCAAGTGTCTAGCAAGGCTGACCGAATACGTCAAAAACGAACACTCGGTGGCCGCAGGAAAGATGGCGGGCGTCGAAGCAGGGGTTGTGACCAGTCCAAGCAACCAATACTTGTCAACCAAGGCCGAACTGTTCTACGTGCTCACGGTGCCGGTGCCGGTCAAGCCCCAGCCACTCCGTTCCCCCCACCAGCCTCTCACGCCCATCACAGTGGCCGATTGTGTGACCGAATTTGGCGCAAGCAGTAATCTGGTCGGTGAGAACCAGTACGAAATGCCCGAAGGTTTTGCGAACGCGGGCCAGCACGTGGACGCGATCCAGCGGCACTTGGTGTGGCTAGCCCCCGAGATCTTGGTTATCGAGACCCGTTTGTATCGCATGACGCCGAGAGGCGAACTGCAAAAGGGCTACGAACGGTTGGTGGCGACCCCGATGCTCGAGCTGCCCATTTGGTCGGCTGGGCAGCACAAAAAGGTGAAGTACATGCTGTGTGGTGTGGCATACCACCGCGGCGGCAACCGGATGGGCGGACACTACGTGGCCGTGGTCCGCACCAAGGATGCCACGTTGTACAATTGTAACGACACGTCGGTATCGCCGCTGGCGTCAGGGGCCAGATGGCCCGACGGTGGCTATTGCTTTTTCTATCGCAAAATCCTGTGAGTAAGAGATAGACACCCCAGATGATCGTCTCCACAGGCCGGAGCACACTTAACCCCTATATCGCGGTGGTCATTGGTCTGCTGGCGTTGGCGCTCTACGTATCGACCACTGGAAAGACGGTGCCCAAGCTGATGACCCAGGCCGAGGCCAAGGCATCACAAGAGTTTGCGGCGTCTTCGCCCACGCCAGCGCCAACCCCGCCATCCAGTGTCGCCGCAGCTCCCTCCATAGCCGCACCTTCGGTGTCGTCGCCGTTTGCTTCGTCTGTTTCACCTCTCTCCGAGCCGACCGCCAATCCGTTTGCTTCGCCTCCACAACGGTCGCCGCTGACGATGCCGCCGGCACGTGAGATGACCCCAGAGCCGACGCCGGCAACGCCATCGCCGTTTGGCCCGCAGAGCGGGGGTCAGCAAGAGGAGGAAGGGTGGTTGGATGCTGCGCCAGCGGCGGATGGCACGGGTGCGGAGAACCGCAGCGGCGAGGGATTGTTTGGCTCGATGGAATCGGGGGCAGCGGCGACTGCGGCGACAGTGGGCGCCACGGCTGCGGCGGTGGCCGACGAGGCCTCGCTCGGCGGTTCCATTGTGTGGACCCTCCTTAGCATTATCATTGGGGTGGTGGTGTTTTTCGGGCTGTTGGCGGTGCTCAGCCGTCTAGGCGGAGTTGACATCAGCGCAGCCCTTCAGCGGGGGCTCAACACCTCCACGTCGCTGTACGATGTGACGTTGTCGCAGCCAGAGGCAACTCCATTGGCACCGGTGGCCCCGCCACAGCCTGCCACCGAACATCCGGAATCCGAGGTGTTCCAGGTCGGCAACGGCAATCTCACCTATGTTGAGGCCAAAGCCGCGTGCCGAGCCCAAGGCGCCAAGCTGGCCACTTACTCACAGATCGAGGATGCGTACAACAATGGCGCCGAGTGGTGCTCTTACGGCTGGAGCGATGGCCAACTGGCGCTCTTCCCGACCCAAAAGGGCACCTACGAACAGCTCCAGGCGGGCTGCACTGGAGACCAAAACGCCTGCGGCCGGCCGGGGATCAACGGCGGGTTCATTGCTAATCCCAAGGTGCAATTCGCCGCCAACTGCTACGGCGTCAAGCCCAAGCCGACCAAGGCCGAGAAGCGGGCGCTGAACGCTCCGGCGGCCCTCAGCCCGCAAGATTCCGAGGCGAACCGTCTGGCCCAACTGTTCAAGCAGGCCGACAAGCACTTCCAGGTGCGACCGTTTGCGCCCGGCGAGTGGACCGAGCCCGGGATTGCTCCAAAGGCCGCAGAACAAGCCGCATCGGCTTACAATTCCGTGGATTCCGACGCCAAGCGTCTGGGCCAGATGTTCGAACATGGCACCGCAGCGGCCCGCAGTTCCGTGGATTCCGACGCCAAGCGTCTGGGCCAGATGTTCGAACATGGCACCGCAGCGGCCCGCAGTTCCGTGGTTTCCGACGCCAAGCGTTTGGATCGGATGTATCGGCAAACCGACAAGAGCCTTTAGCGCCCCGATGCCTGCCTCAGGCGCTGCTCCCGCGATTGCCTAAGCCACCGCAGCGATTGCAACGGCTCCTCCATCACGACTTCCTCCGGATACGTCTGCCTGACGCGAGACATGACGATGCCGGCGATGCTCCCCTCGAACGCTCCCGGTCGAACGCTCTCCAGAATGTTCAGAGCGGACCCCTGCCGGATCTTGGCTGCACAGGCCTCGAGCCGAGGACACAGCTCCTCCATCTTCTCTTCGTGCCGCTCTTGCATCAGTTTCCGGATCTCTGGACACGCCCGGAAGTCTTCGGACGTGTACAACTCTTGGATCTCCATCTTGGCAAGCTCGTTCTCGGCCAGCGACCCCATCACTTGTACGATACGGACCTGACGTAGTCAAAGACGTCGTCTCTAAGCGCCTGTTCATTTTCAATCTCAAATCCTGCCGCGGCACAGACGGCAATCAGGTTGCTGACCCAGCAATCAATCAGCTCACCCCGGGTCACCATCATACCACCCCCCTCCTCTTGCAAAAGAGTGCGTTCCCAACGGTCAATGGCACTCCAGTATTGCTCGCGGTGCGCGTGATACCACTTGCGAGAGCCGTCTATGAGTTTTGTGAGCTCTGGATTTTCGTCCGACTGATTCGATGGAGAAGTGAGCACCGAGGCCGAAGAGGACGCGGCAGATGGCGTTGCCGAGGGTCGGCGGCTGCTTGGCGTTGACGGGGTAGGGGTTGCCATCCTGGCTAGCGATGCTGTCAATGCCTTGGCGCTGGAATTGGCTCCAGATTTTTTTGAGCCGCTAGAGTAACATGTCGGATCCCAAGGTTTCCATGGCCGGTCTGGTCAAAACGATCCCGTCGAACACTGGTTGCACGCTGTCTGTTCCCCGCAACCGCGAGCAGATGATCGCCAGCCGCTTCCCGAAGCGTAAGGATTGCAGCTCGGCCAAGACGATCACGCTGGCGCCGGTCGGTGGCCCAGGCAGCAAGCTGCTCTTCAAGGGTGGGTCTAAGTAAGTCGGGGTGACTGCGCTCCCCGAACCCCATCACATCAAAAACCCCTCTTATCCGACTCTGCGAGCCGGAGCCTATGAAACGATGGCACGGAGATAATGAAACAATGACATTCGTGCTGATTGCGTCGCATGCGCTGGTCTCAACTCCTCAACTCTTCCTTTCTACTGTAGTTCAATGAACCCCGAAGTGCAGGCCCAAACCGAAACTCTTACCCAGCGTTGGCTTGAGCTCGACGACACTATTCGTCGATCTAACGAGCTGGTGAAAGACATTCGGTCAGAACGCAATCAGGTCGGCGACAAACTAGTCAGACTGTTGCAAAGCCAAGGTTACAACAAACCATCGCTCCGTCTAGGCACCGAGACAATCGCGCTCACAGAAAGCCGACGTAGGGCACCGCTGACGCTCGAACTGGTCGAAACCGCCATGGCTCATGCTGGGGTTGACCCCCGCCAAATGCAAGAGGTGGTGGGGTGGCTGAATCGGCAACGGGAAGACAACGCCTCCACCTCGGTAGCTCTCTCCCGGCGCAAATCTAGGCGGGCCCGCTGGACCCGCCGAACCCCTAGGCCGTGCGGCACAGAAAGCAATGGAAAACCCACCAGTCAAACAGTGTGATGAAGGTAATCAATGCGTCCAAAGCCGCACCGCCCATCGAGGACCTGACGCTGGACACGCCGGTGTCGGCACCCAACGGCAGCTTTTGTGCCCCGCTCTACGTCGGTCTGGCGCCTGCCGAGACGCTCGGGATTCAGCTCGGGCCCGCCAAGACCACCGGATTGGTGGAGACTGCGCACGTATGCTACATGGATCTGGAACTGCCCGCCGACCAATTGGATTGGGTGCGGACAACCGAGACGGCAGTCAGAGAGCAGCTGCCGGGCCATCAGTCCATTTGGTTCACCCGCGACATGCAGCCAGCCGACGTGAGTTACTTTTTCGATTCCAGCATCCGCAGCAACAAGCTGCGAGTGCAGGTGGCTCGGTCGAAGACCTTTGGCACCACTGATTTGCACGTGTTCACCGAATCGGGCGAACTCGCAAGCAATGAACTGGTTGAGGGGAATTGCACACTGTTGGGTCTGGTGATGCTGCGCGGTGTTGCGCACCGTTCGGGGCGAATCTCTTTGGATTGGGTCCTTCAGCAAGCGATGGTGATTCGGGAGGCCAAGTGCCTCATTGGTCTAGGCGATGCAGCAGCGACTCCGCCGCCACCGCCGACTCCGGCCGAGGCCAAGGCGCAGGTTGCCAAGGAACAGACCACCCTAAAGAAAGAGGGGGGGGGATTGGAAGAGGTGACGATGGATGCGGCTGAGCTGGCTCCCGTCATCAGCCCCGCGGGCAACACCGGAATTGAGCTCATGCCCGACTCCGATCTGCTGGCTGAGGAGCTTGAAGAGCAGATTGAGATGGAACGGCAGCGGCGGGCCGAAGCGCTGCGGGAATTCATGGAGGCGAACGACCTGAATCCCGAGGACTACTACTTTCCCGACACGGACGAGGAGGACGAGGAGGAGGAAGAGGATGACGAACCCGAGGCGCCGGAAGGCGCAAGCGCCCCCGACGTTGGGGAGATCGTGCATCTGGCGTAGAATGGGTGGCGTGACACAAAATCTTCTCCAACATTAAGTCAATGGCAAAGTCAATCCTACAGCGGATCGAAGGCCTTGGAGGCGGTCTTTCCATTGCGAATGTCATCATCATCGCGGTCGTCATTGCGCTGGCGGTGGCCTTCTTCCGAGGCCTCTGCGCCACCAAGGACGGGATGGCGAACGCCGGGCTGATGCCGGCTGCGTATCCCGGTGGTCCGGTCGCTCCTCAGGCGGGTCCGGCCCCGGCCCCGGCCCAGCAGGGCTTTGCTGCTACGGCTGTGCCGCCAGGCATGGGCCACGGCGGTGCCCCGGCCGACCCCGAGCAGCTCAAGCCTCCGGGAGCGCTCAAGATCAACTGGCTTCGCCCGCCTCTCCTCTCGCAGAACCCGCTCCGCAACGCCAACCTGACGGTGCGCGAGGATCCGCTCATCCCGAAGGTGGATGTTGGACCGTTCCTTAACTCGACCATTGACCAGTCGGACCGCCCGGGTCTCACCACGTGCGAGCCGCCGGCGCCGGGCCCTGGCCCGATGGCTGCGCCAAGCCAGTCGCACTTTGCCAACTCGTTCGCTTCGGCCTAAGTCAGGGGACTGGGTCCCCCGAACCCCCTGCCAACCTGATTACCCAAGGGACTACGTCCCGCAATTCCCCATCAACGGAAAATGAAACAAGGTAGACACATATGGACTCTTGCCGATCCATATCTGTCGCCTAAGCAGACATGCCCTGGGACGTCGCCCTCTGCTTCGGGTTGCTTGTGATTTTGCTTATCATCGTGTTTGTGCTGTTTCTTCGCTCTGATCTCTACAATCTCAAGTGCCATGAAGTTAAGCAGGGAAAGCACCGGGTGTGCGTGCTCAACTCACGCGAGGGACAAAAGAATGATCAAGCGGTTGCCATGATGACCGATCTGACCGAAAAGCTCACCCGGCTGGTCCGGCTTGCGCACGCCGACAATCCAGCCCACCCCGGCATTCAGCGCCTGGTCGCCAACTTTGACCCCCGCCGGGTCGTTGAATCGCTCCCCCACTCTGATCACACCGCCTACACCGAAGACAAAGGCAAGAAACTCGCTTTTTGTCTCACCAAGGAACGCAAGGGAGGACATTTTGTTGAAGAGAACACTCTGTTCTTTGTGGCTCTGCATGAACTCGCACACATCATGACCGAAGAGAACGGTCATACCGAAAACTTTTGGCGACACTTTGGCGACATTCTCCGGATCGCACGACGCCACCAAATGATCATCCCAGTAGACTATTCCAAAGAGCCAACCAAGTATTGCGGCATGACGCTCTACGAGAATCCGCTGTTTGATCGCGAAGATCCCGAGGCGAAGAGCCAAAGCTAAGATATTTGCGGAGAGTAGGAATGTTCCGCTGCCAACTCGTCGAACCCAACGGCCGTCTGCGTCTTCTCGAGACGACCGTGCTGGGCGATGCTAGCATCTCCGCCGCTGCCGCGATGGTAGCACAAGAAATCGGTGACCGCACCCACGCCGACGAAATCTACTTCTTCGGCGTCCAAGACTACGCCCTTTCTCCCGAACGTGCCTACTACATTTGCTCCCAGAACGGAGTTGACACCATCACCCCCGACCGTCTTGCATCCTATCTGACCAACATTGTGGACTACACCCCGCCTGCCAAGCTCAAGCCCAAGAAGAGCTACGACTACACCGACCTCATCGAGCTCGGAATGGAAGGAAAGAGGAAACTGCGGGTGCCGCTTTCGGTTGCGGTCAATGCCGAGGCACGCTACCCTGTTCCGGCCAACCCGTTCAACTGGGTCTCCGACGATCCCACCATCGCCGCCAACGCCGAAACCATGATCTCCCAGCGCGGCGGCGCCGTCATCTTTGACACCCCTCTTGCCCATCCAATTCTCTACTGTTGCACCGCCAAGGATGTGCTCGGCTCATCCGAAAATCCCGCAGTCATCGCCAATCTGGCCCGGGTCTACTTTCCGCTAATGTCCGCTCGGGGTATTCGGTCGCCGGCCGCACTTCGGGCTGCCCACGCCAACGCCATTACTCCGTCACCGTCGTCAACTCAGGAGCAACCCCTCGCTATCCTGGCCTTCTCCGATGTTACTCAAAACCCCAACGTCGGCGCTACCGAGTTCTCGGCGGTGTTCCATCCCAACATCCCCATCAATCTGCCGCTCGAGCTCATCTTTCGCTCAGTTCCGGCGACCGAGAAGCTGCCATTCATCAAGCTGAACATGGGCCGAGGGCGGAGTCGGCTGTTCCGGCTCTACTCCCCGCCGGCCCCCAACGGTGCCAAGCGTCCGGCTCTAGGCTCCCGCCAAATCTCTCGGCTCCAGACCGCCATCGCAATGCAAGAGGGAATAGGGTATGCAGTGTTGGCGCAGGATGCTCTTTGCACCCTGGAGGTTGGAGCAAACGGCAATCTGCGGGTGCGGTTGGTGGCTCGGTACCCCGTGCGCCTCGACGAACTGGGCTCTCGGATTGACCGGATGCTTGGGGAGGCGTTGCGCCAAATCAACAAGACACTCGAAGACACAGGCTTTCAGTATCCCGAGCGGTTTGATTTGGAAACGGAGAATCTGGAAGTCACCAAGGTGCAGCTGCGGGGGCGCCGGGACACGGTGGAGCGATTCGACCCAGGGCCGGTCACCCGCTGCATGACCGATGTGATGTTCACCACCGATGTCGGTGATTCGGTCGCCGAACTGGTCTACCACCGTGTCGGCTACTACAACAACCTGACTGCAGTTGAGAACTACATCACCACCAAGCTGCGGCAGTCGCACGGGATCTCCGAGGTGGTCCGCGGAGTTGAGCGTGGGTTTGGATTAACCCACGATGCAGCGGTTGAGGCTGTGCAGACGTGGGCCAGCAAGGCACAGGAGGAACTGAATGCCCACGCAAACAAGCGGCTCAAGGTGGTCACGTCGGGAGGAGTTAAGGTCACCCTCACCCGGGATCGCCTGTCGCGGAGCGTCGATGTCGGGGCCGAGGGCGTCATCGGCCTTCAGCAGGCCATGCTCCTCTCTCGCTACATGGAATCGCTCGTGTCGGCCTCGGTCTCTACTGCGGGTTTGGAACGGTTCACCGAGATAGTGGGCGATTGTTCGCCGGCGACTGTCGGAGCAGCCCTCCCCACAACAACAACCCACACCTCCCCTCTTGCATCCCAAGCCGCGGCTGCCGAACTGTCGGCCCCGGCTGCTCCGGCTGCCGCTGTCACAGTGGTTAACAACCGGATTGTTGTAGATGACGACGACGATGATGACTTCATGGATGATCTGTTGGACATGATTGGCGATACCGGAGATGACGACGAGGAGGACAAGGAAGTGCAAGAGGATGAGTTGGGTGCGTTGCTGGACGATGCACCGCCAGAGTCCGAGTTAACCCAACCGGCGGCCGATAGCCCGGCCAAGATCGCAACGCCTGCGGCAACGGTGGCGGCTGCTCCCACGCCTCGCCCCATGATCAGGCCTGCCCCGCAGGGCGCCGACGTGGTCGGCATGAAGCTCAGTCACCCAAGCTATTTTTCCAAGCGTCTGAAGGAGCGTGATCCTCCACTCTTTGTCTCTACCCAAACGGGCAAGTTCCCGACATATTCGCGAATCTGCGGCCACAATCTTCGTCGTCAGCCAGTGGTGTTAACTCAGGCTGAGAAGGAGCGTATGGAACGTGAGGCCCCTGACAGTTTTGATCCTTCAAGCAAAGCATTACTGAAGTACGGTTCGGGCGAAGGGCCTCCCAACTGGTATATGTGTCCTCGGTACTGGTGTCTCAAGACCGATCTGCCAATGAGCCAGGCGCAAGTGGATGCGGGTGAATGCGGTGGCAAGATCATTCCCAACGACGCCGAAACGGTCCCCGACGATGCGTTTATCTACGAGTTCAACTCGCAAGGCCGCAACAATGAGCACGTGAACAAGGATGGCAGCTACGCACAGCACTACCCTGGATTCGTGGATCCCAACAAACATCCCGACGGTCTCTGTATCCCATGTTGTTTCAAGAGTGTTGACAACGTCAAGATGCAAAAGCGGATTGCCATGTGCACAGGCCGGGGAGAGGGCAAGGCCAAAGAGGCGAGAGAAGGAAAGCGAGTCAGCCGGCTCTACGTTAAGAATCCAAACAAGTTCCCGCTGGCGGAGGGCGACATCGGTTTCCTGCCGCCAGTGGTTCAAAAACTGCTCGGCACGGACAACTCCAAGTGCACGGTCAGCGAACGGGACAAGACCATCGTCACCAACGTGCGGTGTGTTCTTCGCAACGGGGTGTCTGGCACCGAGGGGCGTTCGTTTCTCAATGCAGCGGCGGTTGCCGCAAACCTCCCGCTGGACAAGCTCATCGCCAAGCTCAGCGAGGCAGTTAACCCCGACAGCATCGCCCAGCTCCAGGACGGCACATTGGTCAAGTCGCTTGCGCCCCAATCATTCACACTCACCCCTTCCCCTCTTGCAACCGAGGCCGACCGTGCGGCCGAATCGCGACGGCTCCAGGAAGCAGCAGCCAAGCGGCTGCGGCAGATGCTCAACGATCCGCAGACCGACGTCGGATACCAGTACATTTGGGATCTGATCAGGTTCCACGCCTTTGAGGCGCCAGTGAATATGCTCGTTCTCTTGCTTGATGAAGAAGACGGGAGCGACAACGTCAAGCTGCTCTGCCCAAAGGCCGCAAGTGGAACCCAACTACACGATCCTAAGCGCGGCACTCTGGTGCTGCTGCGGAAAAAGGGATTCTACGAGCCAGTTATGGTCTTTCGTTCGAGTGCGACGGGAGGGGTGGCCCCGCTGGCGCCAGTGGAACGGTTGCTCGGCGCGCCCGACACCAAGATGCCCGAAGTTAAGACCGCTGTGGACAACCTGGGAGCCATTACCGATGGCTGCGGACGGCCCGTGGTTCAGGCGCAAACAGCGCCCACATGGAAGGAGGTGCAAGGGGCGATCAGCAAGAAGGGAGGGAGGATTCGGATGTTGGTGGCAAACTTCACTGGACGGCTAGTGGCAGTGCAAGTTGAACTGAAAGAGGGTGTGCGAGTCACGGTGCCGGTGCAGGCTGGGGCGATGCCGATACCTGGCTCGGCCGAGGGTGCTGGTTTGAGTCTGATCGGAGGAGTTGACACCATGCTCCCGCTGAATGAGACCTTGGAGGGGCTGCGGGTCTTCTCACGCGTAAGCGAACTCCAGGTAGAACCGCATTCGGTGGTGAGCGAGAACGGTCAGGCAGTGGCGGTGCTGACGCGAAGCGATCGGGTGCTGCCTGTTTTGCCGTCGCCGTTGGTGGGAACCGAAGACGGAAAATACCAGGGACTCACAGTGATCGAGGTGCCAACTGGTGGAGGACCAGTGGAAGCCGAAGCCGAGTCGGTGCTGGGCTCGGGACAGGACGCGGCCCGGCTAGCAGCGGCAGCGGCCATCCAGGCACACACCGAAACCTACGAGCTCTTCCGGGCGTGGCTCCGGGCTCAGCTTCTTAACTCGGGAATGGTGGGACTCCGGCGGGCCATCACCCAAACACTTAGGTCACGCATTCCGATTGGAGAAAAACTGAAATTGCTCGCCCGCATCCTGACTGATCGTCTTGGGAGCCTGGTGCAGGTGGTGTCGGCCCGAGGGTCAATTCCCGCGACCGTAATTGACACCGCCGGCGTGTTCTACGTGCCCGAAGGATTGTTCACCACCGAAGACATTATGCTCCGGGCGGCCGACGAACTGGTGCGATACCCCAACGCCGCCAAGTTCATTCTGGGGCGCACCATGTTCTACAGCAGTCAGCCGGGCGAGTATCAGCTGGCCAAGGACGAGATGGTGGTCCCCGAGGCGATGCTGACCGAAGTCCGCGACCTGTCGACTGCGGGTCTGATGCGAGGGTTGGTCGGGGCATCGGCGGCGCTTTCGACCAACACCGAACTGCAAGAGGAGGCGGTGGTTAGCGAGCCGACGGTTGCGGAACGAGTTAAGGCGGCAGCGACGCCAGCGACGCCAGCGGAGGCAGCGGCAGCGGCGGCTCCCCAGGTGGCCCGGGCATCGCCGCACTCGGTCACTCCCACCCGACGCACCCCATCCGGATGCATCCCATATGTTCACCGCCGGGTCAGTGCTCACGACAAACTCCGTAACAACAAATTGGTGCCTGCCGATGCCGTGCTGATCACCCCAGAGAAGCGCAGTGCGTGTATCTGGGAACTGCTCGCCGACACGGTCAGTGCCAACACTGGCCAACGTGTCACCGGCAATGATCTTCGCAAAGCATCGGCCCGAGGCTACCGGGTATTGGACAGCGAGAGCGCCGAAAAGGCAGCCGAGACTTGGCGGGCCGAAGGCAAGAGCCACTACGTAAAGATGGCTTCGCCCGTCACCGGTGCAAGCCTGGCCGGCATTGTGCAGCAAGCCGAATACTATCCCACGAACATCGATCTATACTACTTGTCAATTGCTTATGGTCTGACTATTTTGGTTGCGGCGTCGCACAAGGGAACACAAACCGGCACCGAATACATCGCATACGGGCAAGAGGGGAACAAGGTGGTAATGCTGAAGCGCGGCAAGCTGTTCATCAACAAGCCAATGGTCTACATGGTGGTTGCGTCGCCTGGCGGCCTGACACTGCGCACCGTACCACCCGCGCTGGCCGAAGTGATCGGCGCCAATCGTCTTTCTAATCCGTTCCATGTCCAGAAGAAGAAGGTGGTGGTGACGCTGGCGCCAGCGGCGGGAGAGGCTGCTCCATGAATTGCTCTATCTGCACCGACAACGTGTCGCTAATGTTGTCCAAATACGTGTCGTTGGTCAGCCGGCGCGACGATGCCCGGGGGGGCAACACACACTCATCCTTCTCCTCTTGCACCTCTTCCTCCTCCTCGGCACACTCCGGGAGTGGAAGCGGCGGGTCAGGGAGCAAATCGGCCATGTTGGACTCCGCCGTTGGCCCCGCCACTGGCCCTGCCTCTTGCCCCTGGAACCGTCCCAACAAGGCGTTAAGTGAAGCATAGAACAACCCATATGTATCGTCTGGGGGAATCAGCGGTGTCGGTGATCGTTCTTCGGCGGGTCCCCTGGCGCCTCAGACCAACTCCAGATCCTCCGGCAGCGTCAGCACGATAGAATCGCTGTCCTCGTCATCTTCGTATTCTTCCAACGCCAACGGCGGTGGTGGAACCACAGCAGATCTGCGATCGCGCAAAGGCCGGACTGGCCATGAGGGTGGCGGCGGAGGCTCCTGCGCATGCGACCGCTCCAGATACCGCATCCGACTCACAAACGTCTTTTGTAGGTAATCAGCCAGCGCTGCCGTACAGTGTGTCGCCAGGTTCTTGCGCGCAAACTCTGTCATGTAGTGACACCACGAACGGTTCATCAAATAATAAGACTGGAAACTTTGCTGATGCGTCGCCAGCAGGATCCCCAACGAGCCGATGGCCTCGGCCTCCACCAGCGACGGCACCACCGCATCCATACCAGCCTCCCGATACATGTCGTACAAATCGTCCAGCATCTCGTTGCCTGCCTGCCTCGGCTCGTTCACAATGGCCATCTCGTGCAGCATCACCTGCTCGCATTGTTGCAACGCGCCGAGACTCAGCCCCACCCGCCAATAGGTCAGCAGCACCTTGTGCAACGGCACGTAGACCTGGGGACTGAACGCAAGCAAAAATATCCGCATCAGGCTGCTCTCCGACAAAGCCAACCCTGTGAGCGGATTGGTGGGCGTCAATGGTTCCGGAATGAAGTAATCCGAGTTAAACAATCGGGTCTGGATGTGCGTCAAAAGGTCCCGGATGTAGAAAGTGTGCTTAGTCTGTCCGTCCACTATCCTCACCATCATGCACGACGGCAAGCCCGACAACGGATCCCCCGCCAACGTTGTCCCACTCCCCCGCTCTTGCATCCGGCGCTCTCGCCATCGCACCAACGCCCGCCGAGCACACCAGTAGTTTCGACACGCCGCAAAAAACGCCTTGTTCAGTGTGCTGTACCGATACGCACGATGCCACTTCTTCCGCGTTGCTCCAACCGTTCCCAGTTTGTATTGACAGCCAAACAGGTAGCGGATGTACTTTTCTTTCCCTGCAAGCGCGCACTTGCGAAAGGGGGTGGCCGTAGCCTTGGAGGTGTTGGACGGCGCAGCCGCAAGAATCCAGCGATCGAAAGTGATCATTGTAAGAGAAGAAGAGTCTATGCGTGTGTCAACTCATGTATCTAGATCCCAATGTCGTAGTCGTCGGGGACTGCGCCCGAATCCACGCCAGTGCCCTGCACCACCGCATCCGGGATCGCCAGATCGTCTGGATGGCATCCCGTGGTCCGCACCTTGGTCTTGAACATCTCCGAAATGTCCTGCTCACCCCTGCGGCGACGCTTTGGTTCGGGGGCCTCCTGCACCCGCTTGGAGTGGAGCAGCACCTGGAAGCTGCCCGTGCCCACCGGCACCTGCTGCCCCAGCATCACGTTGGCCGACACCCCCGTCACCGGATCCAGCTGGCCGTGCCGCGCCGCACGCAACAGCATCTCCGGCGTCTCCTCAAAACTCGCCCGGGCAATCGGACCAATGTTGTCGTTGTTGATGCCATGCCGGAATACCGAAACCATCTCTGGCTTGATCGTCATCCGATCGCACAGCAAATCGTAGTGGTGGTCGTTGATGTAGGTGCCGCCGTGGTCAAACACCTCCCACAGCTCATCCTTGATTGTCTGCCGTGCGGCCTCGATTCCCAGCACCGCCAACACCTCGTGGATGTCGTTGCTTGTGGTGTTGTCCGCGTCCACGTACGGCAGCGCCAGCACATCCATCAGGTTGCTCCCCGTCGTATCAATCACCCAGTGCTCCTGCTGCTCGTATTCGCCCTGGTTGAGGGTCATGATCGTCGGAATCTTCCGCAGCGTGGCGTTGGTGATGTTCCGCACACCCCGCAGGATTGTGTTCTTCAGCATCGAGTCCTGGAACTGCCGGAGTGCGTAGATTTCGTCGGTCTGGTCCAGCGGATGCGGGCACCCCGTCTTCCCAGACTTGAGCTTGGCCAGCATCGTGCGAGTCCGAATCCGGAACACCAGGTTGTCGTCGTTGTAGTCCGAGTAGACACAGTCCACTTCCTCCTTGTAGACCGCCCGCAGCGCCGCTGCCACCTCTTCCATTGGAATTTTGCGGTCCAGCATCGCATTGCGATCCATCTGGAGCCGGATCACCCACTTGGATCGCTCCTTTTGTCCCTTCCGGGTGATGCAATCCTCAATCAGCAAATCAAACTCACGGAACTGCTCAATCACCCCCTGGTCCTCTTGCAAGACCGAAATGTCCTCCAGCGGATCAAAGTAGATCTCGGCGACCGAAACCAGATCGCCCAGCGCAGTGTACCCCAGATGATGCATCAGCTCTTGCGCCCGGCTGCGATCCTCGCGATCACCCGGCAGCAGCGCAATCGCCAGCGACGGCTTCTTGGGCTGTTGCGAGAGCATGAAGATCTCCTCGGCCCGTGGCACACCCCGGGTCGCATTGGCCTTGGACGCCACACCCGCAAAGTGGAACGTGTTGAGCGTCATCTGTGTCGTCGGCTCACCCAGCGACTGCGCCGCAATCACCCCGACTGCTTCGCCTGGCGCCACCTGCGCCCGAGCAAACGACAGCTCCACCTGCTTCATCAGCACGTGAATCGCCTCCCGGCCCAGCCGGTACTTGTACACCAACACACTCGGGGCCAGAAAGAAGGCGGCCGCCAGCAGATACAGCGGCGACGGCTTCGAATGAGATGTGTCCAGGCTTGCCAGATAGCCGCCAGTGATCTGGTCGCACTCGTACGGAGTGACGTCGGAGAGGGTGGTATCGGTGATGAAGCTCTGGGCAGCCACGCTCTCGATCAGCCGCTTGAAGTTGGTGGCCAAGTGGACCCGATCGGTCGCCATCCCCTTGAACACGTTCTTCAGAAGCCATTCGCGGCTGCCAAGGAGATATTCGGTCAGGCTCCGCCCAGTCGTGACCCCTTCGCCCTCTTGCTCAACCATCCGGTTCTTCGCTTCGGCATCCAGTACCCGATTGTAGACGGTCGGATCGAACGTGCAGTGCGCGATGACCTCGGCGGTCGACATCTGCAAGAGGGGGAGGCTGAAGGATTCCACGTGTGTCGGATCGACGTTGTCGCCACCGTAGTCAAACTGATAGATCTTGCCCATGGCGTTCCGCACCGTCCCGTCGTACTGTTGGACAGCGTCCTCCAGCGACTTGACCAGCCGCCGCTGGATGTACCCTGTCTGCGAAGTGCGGACCGCCGTGTCAATGAGACCCACCCGGCCACCCATGGCGTGGAAGAACAGTTCGGACGGCGAGAGTCCGCCAATGAACGAATTCCGCACAAAGCCCCGGGCCGCCGCCGAATCGTCGTACCGCGGAAAGTGCGGCAGCGTACGGTCTTCGTATCCGTATGGAATCCGCTTGCCATCGACGTTCTGTTGGCCGACACACGAAATCATCTGGGTAATGTTGAGCCGCTTCCCCTTGGAACCGGCCTTGTCCGCCAGCACCACGAATCGGTTGTTCTCATCGAGCGTCTTCCGTCCCACCTTGCCAGCCTCCTCCTGAGCCTTGTTGAGAATACCATTGACCAACACCTCAAACTCGTCCCGGTTGCTCTGCCCCGTTTGCCCCCGAAAGGCGCCGAGCTGAAGCTGCCGAATGAGCTGCTCCACTTGTCCTTCCTTGTCCGTGATGGTCTTCGCAATCTCCTCCACCGTCCGTCGGTCAGCCACCAGATCGCTGATTCCCACACTGAAGGCGCTGCGCTTCATGTAGCGCGTCACCAGATTCTGAAGGCCATCGATGAAGGCCCCAGCGGCTTCGCCGCCGTAGTCGTTGTGGATGGTGTGCAGCAGCCCCTTGCTCGAGGCGCCGAGCACCGCCTTGTTGAGCTGTCCCTCTTCCATCTGTCCCCGCCGGATCAGCACCTTTGAATCGCCAAACTTGGAATCCAGACTGAGTGGCGGCAGGATGCGGCTCACCAGGTCCCGCCCGCTGTAGCGTTCCAGCACGGCGAGGGTGTCGGGGTCGATCTTCGGGTACATGGCGAGCAGTTCCATCGCCTGTTCGCGGTCAAACTCCACACCGTCCCGGGTGAGCTGATAGGCCCCCAACAGCGAGTCCTGGAAGATGCCGATGATCGGCTTGTTGTCGGCGGGCGAAATGATGTGCAGCGGCACAGCCGCAAGGCACGCCAACTCGGCAGCTGCCTCATCGCTCTGGGGTCCGTGGAGGTTCATTTCGTCACCATCAAAATCAGCATTGTACGGCTTGGTGTCGGCCAGGTTCATCCGGAAGGTGTCGGCGACCATCAGCACCCGCACCCGGTGCGCCATCATCGACATCCGGTGTAGTGTTGGCTGCCGGTTGAACAGCACGTAGTCCCCGTTAAGCAAGTGCCGATGCACAATGTCTCCGGGCTCAATAACCAGACTGTTGCGATCAGCGTGCCGCAAAGTGACAATCTCGCCATTTTCCCGCTCCAGTCGCACCGCGCCTGGGTAAACGTCGGGCCCCCGCACCACCAGCTTTAGCAGTTCGCCCTTGTTGCGCTCGTTCACCACCTGCGGAAAGGTGATGTTCTTGGCGATAGCCAGCGGCACCCCAATCTCGTCGATCCCCAGATCGGGATCAGGCGTAATGACAGACCGAGCCGATTGGTCCACCCGCTTTCCCATCAGATTACCCCGCAACCGCCCCGTCTTGCCCTTGAGCCGCTCTTGGATCGACTTGAGCGGACGGCCTGTGCGTTGGGTTGCTGTTGGCAGCCGCCGGTCGTCGTTGTTCACCATCACTCCCACAAAGTACTGCACCAGCCGGTGCCAGCTGTCGATAATATCTTGCGGTGCATTCGCAGCGATCTTGGCCGCCAGCGTGGCGTTGGCTTTGAAGATGTTGGTCAGGAAGTGCGAGATGTCGTCCTCGCTGCGCTGCTGAGCGTCCACCTTGACAGATGGCCGCACAGCGGGAGGCGGCACCGGGAGGGTGCGGCAGATCATCCACTCGGGTCGCGACCACACCGGCGAGAAGCCCATGAACTCGACGTCTTCGTCGGTGATCCGGGTCATCATCTCGAGCATCTCTTCCACCGACAGCACCTTGATTTGGTCTTCGCCACCCTTGTTCACCCACACCGCTTGGATTGTCGCCACTTCCTCCTTGTGATACACAATTTTGTCGGGCTGCTTAAAGCCGCATCCGTCTTCGTTTTCTTCGCCACAAATCTTGATCTTGCTGCACGCCTTGAACACGGCGTCCCAGCGTTCTTGCGGATCCTCGGGAAGCTCCTTGGCCAAAGCGGCCTTGTTGCATCGAAGCTTGCCGCACTTCATGCAGGTGCTCCGTGCCACCTTCATCAGCGTTGACAGATATTGCATCCAGTAGACCGGTTTGGCCAGTTCGATGTGGCCAAAGTAGCCCGGGGTCTCCATGCAATCCAAGCCGTCGGTTGGACAGATGAGCCCTGGGTCAAGCACTCCCATCCGGGCATCAAACAGCCCGCCAACCACAGGCCGTCCGCCGGCGTACGTATCACGCGTAGTAATCGGCACCACCGACATGTTGTGCACCTCCTCAGGCGACATCATGCCGAATTGAATTCCGATGATCTTGGCAGGGTGCCGCTTGGACGGATTTCCGGTTGCCACGGACATCTGCTCTGTCTAGGCACAATAAGTTACGACCCCCCAGGTCAATTTTGGGATATCTGCCGCAGACAAAAATCGCATAGACAACCTCTATGTGAGTATCATAGCCAACGGATGCCCCGCAAGTGTGATCCCCCTTCAAGCGATGCGCCGAACGATGCACCCGAAGACACAGCCACCGAAACCCCGATGCATCTCTTGCAGGATTGGGTCAAGGAAATGGTTGGAGGAGCCACAGCCGGACACCACGACGACACCGAAAACAGCCAAGACGAAAGCAACAGCGAATGGTCTGACGATGATGATGATGACGATGGTCAAATGATGCCCGCGGTGTCCATCACGTACGTGATTGGGATGCCCTCACCATCCGCTGTCGAAGACGACGAAGACGAACACGACGACGATACCGACAACGATGAGGGCGACGCCGAAGAAGCCGACGAAGAGGAACTGCAAGAGGTGGCAATGATGCTGAGCGACATCATCAACGAAACGATGGCCGAAGAGTCGGCCAAGGCGGGGCGGCCGGGCAAGAAGCGGCAAGGCAAGAGGGGGAAGAATGTGAAAACGGGCGAAAAGGGTCCGCCCGCGTCTCCGGCACAGCAGCAGTCAGTGGGTGGCGGGCGCCGCAACGCCATGATACCGCCGCTGCCATTCTTCACCCAATCCCCTCTAGCATCCAAGAACTCGGCGGCCAAGGGAAAGCCCGACAAGGGTGACCGAAAACCGACACTCGAACAGTACGAAGAAATGCTTTCGCTGCTGCACAAGCGGGTCGACAATCGGGGGCCAGACGCCGACATGGAAAAGGAGTTGCTTAAGGAGTTTGACACGGCCGTGGCTGGAATGAAAAAGGCCAAGGCCAAGGAGGAGGCGGCCGCACGCAAGAAGGCCGAGAAGCCACTTCGTGACAAGAACTTTAAGAAGTTTCGGCAGCTGATGAAGGCGCAGATCACCCGCAAGCGGCCATCGGAATATTTCAAAAGTCAGAAGGTGGAGGAACAAAAGGAGTTGTTGGAGAGGCTCCAAGGGCTCACGGAGAAGGAGGCGGACAAGCCGTACATCATGCGGATCTTGGAGTCAAAGGCGTCAGCCGAGGCCAAGGCGCAGGCGATGCGGAAGCTGGTGCTGATGGAGGGTCCGATGAGCGAAGAGACCCAAAAACTGCACATGTGGATCGACACCTTCACCCGGATTCCTTTTGGCAAGCACATAGAATTGCCGGTCCGCCTAGGAACCACTCCACCGTCCGAGATGGCTGCGTTCATGGCCAGCGCTCGCTCTCAGTTGGACAAGGTGGCGTACGGTTTGGAAGAGGCCAAGACCAAACTGATCGAAGTGTTGGGGCAATGGGTGTGCAATCCGGAAAGCTCAGGGTGTGCCATTGCGCTCAAGGGACCAATGGGCACTGGCAAGACCACGTTGATCAAGGATGGGCTGAGCAAGATTATCCAGCGACCGTTTGAGTTCATTGCGCTGGGCGGCAGCAGCGATGGTGCCATGCTGGAGGGCCACAGTTTCACCTACATTGGCAGCACGTGGGGCGAGATTGTTTCCATCTTGTTGCGGGCCGAGTGCATGAATCCGGTCATCTACTTTGACGAGCTCGACAAGATCAGCGAATCGCCCAAAGGGCAGGAGCTGGCCGGCATCTTGACGCATCTGACCGATGTGGCGCAGAACGACACCTTCAAGGACCGGTATTTTGCGGGTGTTCCGTTGGATCTCAGCCGCGCGGTGTTTGTCTTTAGCTACAACGATGAATCTAAGATCAATCCAATCCTGCTGAACCGGATGTTCAAGATTGAGGTCAAGGGCTACGACGCCCAGGAAAAATCCAAGATTGCCTTGGACTACATGCTGCCAGATTTGCTCAGAGAGTATTCGTTCACACCTAAGGATATTCAGTTCGATGACAGCGCCATTGAATACATCACGAGCGTGGTGTCGGGCGACGAAAAGGGGGTGCGAAACATGAAGCGTGGGCTGACCACATGTCTGGCGAAGCTGAACCTGCTGCGGCTGGGGATGTCGCTGGAACACGTGTTTGGAAAGAACTCGCGGCTATGCAAGAGGGGGAAGAAGAATGATGGAGCCCGTGGAACTGAAGGAGGTGACGGAGGTGACGCCAGCGGCAAGGAGACGGCCGGCAACGGCTTTTTGTTTCCAGTGGTGGTGGACCGGGATTTGGCTGCCATGCTGGCCAAGCCGCCGGAGCAAAAGTTCATGAGTCTCTATTCGTGAGTGCCAAGTCCGTCAGCGGCAGCGGCGGCGTGGGCGGGGTTGGTGTCGGGGCCGGCGGGGTGCGAAGGGGTGTGTGGTTCGGGTTCAGGGGCGTGCTTGCCCCTCAGGTTGGCCGCTATCTTAGTGTTTGACTTGATGGCGTGTTCGCGGGACCTGGCCTGGGCGGCCGAAGACAGATGAGCGGCGTGGGCCGGATCGGTTCCGGACCCTCCGTCCATACTGACGACGCTGGCAAAGAACTTGTCGCCCGATTGGATCTGCTGGGTGCTGCTGCACACGCTGGCGGCGTCGGTGGGCGCCCCGGGCTGGATCATTTCGGACACTTCCGAGTAGAACGCCAGGCAGCGTTCCTTGGCGGTGCCGTGCATCGCCTTCTTGTTCTTGCGGAGCCGGTTGGCCAACACCTGGATCTTGGGACGGACAACGACGGCGATGATCACGCCGATGGCGACCACAAAGACTAGTGTGAGTGCGGCTCCGGTGAGCACAATGATGATGAGCCACTTGGCAATGTTTTCGGCGAGCCGCAGGTCCTTCCGAACGGGCTTGGACTTGGATTCCTTGGCCATGAGAGTCTGCTCTTGGCCAACATATTTCTATGGCTGATACTGCTTGTCAAATGCTAATCACCAGCTGATCCCCAGATCCCGAGCGAGATCCGAAATCATTGCTAGCGGCACGCCGACCGCAATCGTGATGCCAAGGGCAATCGCCGCAGGCACAAACTCAAAGGTCGCAAAGAGAATGGCTGCGGTGATGGCGAGGGCGCCCACCGCGGTGTCCCCTGCCTGGATCGAACCGCCGATGAACGACTTGACCGTCATGATCCCGCTGAGCACCAAGAAGGCCATCGTGGCCAGCACACCTTGGAGCTGTCCCATCATCGCCTTGAGACCAAGCGCCGAACGCACCGCTGGGGTCATCGACCCCACCACCCTCCGGGTCATGTCCGACACCGCGCTCTCGATGCCGTTCCGAATCTGAGCAAACAATTGCCGGGCCGCCTGTATCGCATCCCCGATGCCCGCAAACGACGCCATCGTCAGCTTCATCGCATAGTTGAGATCGGTCGTTACCGCCTTGGTCACAACCACCGCCTCCTCTTGCACACACCCCACAAACCCAGGCCCCTGCGCGTCAGGGCAAATTTCTTGCGCCATCATGCCTGTGGCGCTACACGGATCCCGAAGTGCGTGTTCGCACCACCTTTTTCCGGCAAGAGTGGCCACCACGCTGGCGGCAAAGAACCCCGAGGCAATCATCAGCACGAACCATATGTTGGTGTGGATGAACCTCAGTGATTGTTGCCAAAGACTGTTGGGATCGTCTCCGACGTCGCCGCCGGTGGCCCAGAATGCGAGAGCCGTGTAGGCAAAGATGAGCGGGGCTAGCACTGCCTCACGGGCGGCCGCTCCAGCCCCGGCGGTGCTAATCGGGACACTGCTGGCGTGGGCGGCTGCGTAGACCAAAAAGCCGGCAACAACCCCGGCAATGGTTTCGTGGGTTCGGGCAGACATCATGTCCTAACTAGGGCACTTACTTCTCGCTGTCGGCTTCGACCGGTCCCGAACGGAGACGATCGAGCACCTCGGCACGCTTCAGTCGGGCCAATCCCTTGGTTTCGGGCTGCACCACCTTGAGCCGGGCCTTGAGCTCGGGAAGGGTCAGCCTGGAGTATTCGTCCTCTTCAGCGGCTGGCTCCTCGGGCTCCTCGGGCCCCGCAAACTCCTCGGCCTCCTCCTCGGCCTCCTCCTCGGCCTCCTCCTCGGCCCCCTCCTCGGCTTCGGCCTCAGTGTCAGCATCGGCTACTTCGGCATCGGCGAGATCCAGCGCATCGTCTTCGCTTACCTCCTCCCCCTCTTGCACAATGTCGGTGACGGGCTCCAGTTCAGAAACCTCGAATCCGGCATCGTACTCGCTGCCTTCGCCGGCACCGACCGGGGTGACCTCGAGCTGGACCCCGCCTGCTTCGTACAGCCCTGGTTCCGAGAGTGTGGCGATGCCCATTGGCTCGATGCCAGTCAGATCATACTCGGGCAGCTCGGTCTCGATCAGCGTCTCGACCTGTTCGTCATCGTCGTCCATCCCCTCGCCGTCGTCGTCTAGATTGTACTCGGTGGCAGGTTCGGGTGATTGAGCCGATGCAAGAGGGTCGAGAGGTGGTGCAGGCATCCCGCCACCGCTTCCGGCCCATGCACCGCTGGTGAGTGCGGGCGGCATGCTGGCAAGCATGGTTTCGATGTCGTCGATTTGTCCTTGGAGGTCGGAAAAGCCTCGGCGGACGTACAACAGGACCACGATGGCGACGCCCAGAACCAACACCCCCATGAGAATGATGTTGCGATAACTCATCTGTACTCTCTTGTTAAGTGCTTATTGCTTGGTGTCTATGAACGTATTGTAGGGGGCTGACGCCCCCCTACGACCCCCCGCCTAATCCCCTGGGCCCCCGTTAGTTGAGCCCCCTACTCCGAGTTGTTCAGGAGTGAATCCAATCCGAACGAGCGTGTCGCGCGCCCCCGAAGATTCGGTCACTCCCAACTCTGCCGTGTGCGTCGGCTTGCCGCTCTCATCAACTCCCATCGTCAGGCTCTGGGTGAGCTCTTCGCCTAGACGGGGTCCCAGCGCGTGCATGTGCGTCGTCACCATGAACCGTGTGCGTCCGTTGGCCACCATGCTCTGGAGCACCCCCACCGCAGCCTCCAGCGCCTCATTCGCGTTGGTCCCCGAAAACAGTTCGTCAAACACACACAGATGGAATCCATCAGGCGACTCTTGGAGTTCGGTCACCAGCTCTAGACACCGCCGTCCCTCAGCCTCAAACAGGCTGTCTCGTTCATTAGTGTCGGGGACGTTCATTTCGCACCGGATGGTCGACAGGGGCGGCAGTTGGGCCTTGGTGCACGGCGCCAGCCCAAACTGATGACCCACGATGGCCGCAATCGCTAGCGACTTGGCCAGCGTGGTCTTCCCCGATCCGTTTCGTCCAGTTAACACCGCCGACCGCCTCAGCCCGACCGTGTTGGACACGCACTGGTTCCCCAGCGTCGGATGCCGCAGACCACGCACAAAGGCGTTCTCGAAACTGGTACACGTCAGACACACCCCCAATTCCTTGTTCTTCCACCCTCTTGCAATGCCTTGGTACACTTCGCACAGGCCGCCGATGCCCAGTAACCAGTTGAGCGAGATGTGGAGGTGGGGGGAATGCTTAACTTGGTAGAAGAGGCGGAGTGCAAGAGGGATGGTGGTGGGGTGAGTTGACCGCAACGGCAGGTAGGGCTCGATCTGGCTGACGATCTGGCGCGCCGGAGCGGTAGCGAGGCCGACCCATTCCCAGTACGCCTTGAGTTGCGGAGCACGAGTTGAGTCGGCCAGGGCCGAGAGGCGGTGGATGCAAGAGGTGAGGGCGTGGGTGGAAGTGGTGAGGGCCTGGAAGGTGGCGCCCATGGTGGCGTAGTTGCGGATGAAGGTGCGACAGCTGCGGATGTTGGCGTAGATGCTGAAACAGTAGAGACCGGCGGTCAGTATCACCTTAACTCGGTTGTAGAGCGAGTAGCTGCTGTCAAAGAGCTTGTTGATATCGAAGAGCCAGCGGAAGCGTTTGCTCAGCACGGTCACAAAGTTGGAAAAACTGACCTGGTTGCCGCGGACAATCAGCACAATGTAGGCCAAGAGGGCGCCGCAGATCGGACTGAGTAGACTTATCAGCGGCGAGCCCACGTTGTACATTACTAACATCGTGATGACGGCTGGAATCTCGTTGAGAAAGGCCAGACGATCAAAGTCGATGAAGCCATATTTTGCTCGGAAGCCAGAGTCGTCGCGGATATCGGCGACGTGGGTGTTCAGGGTGTCGATGGCCTGGAGCTGATCGGGGGTGAGCAGGGGGCCGTTGCGGATAATGTCTTTGGCGATCCGGCGCTGCCCTCGGAGCAGATTGGGATTGTTGCTGTGGGTCTTGGCAAGACGGGGAAAAAGGTCGTGGGTCGGTTGGATCGTGGGCTCGACAATGGCCTCGTATACACTGGGGGCGCTGCATCGGCTTTCGGCAAGTTCCAGTTGTTCGGCGGTGTCGTGGTGGATGTCGCGGCGAAAGGGCTTCATCGGGTGTTCCCACGGCAGGTGGAAGTTGAAGGCGGGATTGCTCAGCATTGGATCAATCACAGCGGCCATTGAATCTGAGCTAGTCTATGGCTATCCTTTTAGGGGCTTATTGGAGCGCAAAGTCGGTCGGCAGCTCCTTGATCTCGGTGGCGTAGTAGCGTTCAATGTCCTGGAGTTTTTGCTGTTCGCGCCGGGACATCATGTTGATCGCGACCCCCTTTCGGCCGTACCGGCCCGACCGACCGATGCGGTGCAGGTAGGTGTTGACGTTGGTCGGGATGTCAAAGTTGATCACGTAGCTCACCTGCTGCACATCGATGCCCCGGGCAAAGAGGTCGGTGGTGATGAGCACCCGAATCTTGCCGCTCCGAAGATCGTCGCACACCTGCTTCCGTTCGGCTGAACTCATGTCGCCGTTGATCTTCATCACCGGAAAGTCGTCTCGGCGCATCGAATCCTCGAGCATGTCGCACCGCTTCCGGGTGTTGCAATAGACGATGCACTGGCTCATACTGACTGCACCGAACAGGTCCTTGAGCGTCTCAAACTTCTGGTCGTCGGTGTTGAGCCCGACGTAATACTGCCGAATGCCTTCGAGCGTCAGCATCTCCTGCTTCACCAGCAACCGCACGGGGTCGCGGAGAAACTTTTGCGTCAGGTCTTGTACCTCCTGCGGCAGCGTCGCCGAGTAGAGACACACCTGGACGTCCTGCGGTAGATACTGAAAGAGACTATGCATCTGCTCCTTGAAGCCCTGTGACAGCATCTCGTCCGCCTCATCCACCACCAGCACCTTCAGAGTCCGAGGATCGAGGGCCTGTCGTTGGGTCACCAGATCGAGCACCCGGCCAAGACAGCCCACCACGATGTGCGGCGGCTTGTCGCTCCTGAGTGCGCTCACATTCTCTTGCACACGGGTCCCGCCAACAGCCAACTCGGTGCGGACGTTCATGTTGCGGCCGATGGTTGTGACGACCGTGTTGATCTGGTCGGCGAGTTCGCGGGTGGGTGCCAGGATCAGCGCCTGGAGTTGGTCGGCATCGGTATCGACAATCTGGAGCGTGCCGACGGTGAAGGCGCCGGTCTTGCCGGTGCCCGACTGGGCCTGTGCGAGCAGATCGCGGCGGCCGCAGGCCATGGGGATGATGGCCCGCTTTTGAATAGCGCTCGGCTCTTCAAAACCATAGGCGTAGATGCCCCGCAGAAGATTCATTTTCAGGTTCACGTTGTCGTCGTCCCAAGACTGGAAACTTTCCTCCGCGGCTGCGGCTGCTGAGGCGGCTGCCTTTTCGCTGGGAATGTCGCTTGCGCTCATTTCACGACCGGCCATCGTGGGTATCTGACGGGTTTCACGGGGGACGTCTAGTTCAATTTGGAGTCAAAAATTGAGCTAGGCACACATTGCGGAGGATTTGATAACCCGGGCAATCATGTGCGACACAGCCCAACGGTATTCACTTGCGGACGTCCATTCGTTCATCTGCAAGAACGCTAGCAAGATCGAACATTGGTTACCCGAGGCTGTTAGACAGAGTCTGCAAGAGCTAGAAAAGGTAGTATCCGACAATGTGGCGACCACGCAGCTCAACGTCTACGGAAACCGGCACGGCGGTGGCAACTGGCGAGGCGGCGGGGGTGCCCGGATGCACCGGGGCCATCACGATGGTGGCAAGCGGGGTTCGCCGCAGTGGAAGAACGACAACTGGGACAACTTCCGCACCTTCAAGGCCACCAAGGTGCTGTCGTCCGAAACGCCGACAACCAAGTTCCGGGTGCTGTTCAACAAGATGACCGACGGATCGCTCCCGGACACGGTGAAGCACATGGCCGAGCTGCTGGCAAAGGTCACGACCGACGAGGTGGTGCACGAGATGGCACAGGTGGTTCTGGACGGCGTGAGGGCGTCTCCTGGGAATGCAGATCTGTACGCCCGATTCCTGCGGGCGCTCCAGGAGGCTAGCAACGAAAGGGCGATGGAGTTGGCCCGGGTGACGATCGATCGGTTGCGGACTGATTGTGTGGCCAACACGACCAAGGCCGCCAAGCAAGAGAACGACAGCTACGATGCGATGTGTGTTGCCAATGCAGCCAACGACAGCCGGACGACGCATCTGAAGCTGGCGGTGTTGTGCGAGAAGCACGGCGTGTTGGCGCCCGGAAGCACGACGCTGCTGCTCAAGCGGTTGGCAAAGAAGCTCACCAAGTTGGGCACAAAGGCTGAGGACAAGGCGTCGGTGGAGGTGCTGACGGCGCGGCTGGTGTCGGTGCTCGAAGTCACAGGTGCAGCCCCGGTGCCCGAGGTCCGTGCGGCGATTGATTTGGTTCTCGAGCACTGTGGCCAAAAGTCGGAGTTCCCAGGGCTGAAAAACAAGGTGCAGTTCACGCTGATGGACTATCTGGACACGCTCGGCGCCTGAGTGAGGGTCTCTTCTAGCACCAGAGTAGCGACTCACCTGCATGGCGGAACGCGTCCTGAGAAATCTGCAAGAGCGGAAGGATGGGGCAGAGCGCGCGGTGCGGCGGTATCCGGCGACGGTGTGGCGGGGGGAGCCAATGGCGAGGACGCAGCGGCCGCATAGGGGACTGTTGGCGGGAATGGCGCCCGAGCTGCGGGCAGCCGCGGCTCACCCCAGCGCGGGCCATAAGTTTTTGACCACCATCAAAAGACGAAGGGCGGAGTTTCATTTTTGGATATACCCCGACAACCCCCTTCCTCTTGCAGATCTCCGGCGGAAAGCCCGGCTGGCCTTTGTCTGGTTGGAAATGCTCTTGCAGTGCGTGACCAGCACCGCCGGGAGTCGTGGAATGGTTTGCGATTTCATGATGCTGCCAAACAAGCGCTGCTTCCCAAAGCGGGTTGACGAGTTGATCACCCCGAACCACTGCAATGGAGGGCTGAGCTACGTGGGTGAGGACCTTGCCCGTTTCTGTGTATATCGGGAAGAGGAATGGTTCAAGGTGTTTGTGCACGAGACGTTTCATGCTTTTGAGGCGCACGGGCGGTTGCCTGAGTGGGGAGTAGTTAAGAAGCTGACAGGGCTCCGATTTCCAGAGAAGTTGGAGCTGAGCGAGGTCTATGCGGAGACGTGGGCGAGGATAGTGCTGGCGTTGTTTGCAAGAGGGGGGAAGGGGGTAGATGGATTGGTGGAGCGGCTGAATCGGGAGGCGGAGCACGGATGGCGGCAGTGTCAGCGGGCGTTGCCGCACGTGGCCATCGGGATTGATATTGGTGTGGGGCAGTTAACTCCGGTGCTCGAGTATTATTGTATCACGGGGGTGGCGATGGTAGATTGGCGTGAGTTTTTGGATTGGTGCGTGCGGCACAATCGGCGGTGTGCTGGTGGGGTGGGGTTTGAGCTGAGCGATCCGACGGGATGGCTGAAGTGGCTGGGTGGGGTGGTTAACTCGGGGTTGGTCTATCGGAAAATGACGGAAGCGCCTTCGTCGGCGAGTTGGTCGGCCCGGATGAGTTATCACGAGCCCGCCGAGGTCCCCAAAATTGAAGTCCGATCCGTGAAAATGTCGGGGTAACAAAGATTCACAACAATGGGTGTAAGGGGTCTGATTAGCGTGCTGGACCGCACGTGCGGTGACGTGGCGAAGCAAGAGGTTCGGGGTGATCAGCTGGCGGAGCTCCAAGCGGAGACGGCGGCGGGACAGCAAGGCGATCGTGCAGTGCTGGTCGTGGATGCGATGAACCTACTCTTCCATCTGGCGGGGTTGGAGAACGGCCTAGGGGTCGAAGAAGGGCTCCATGCCTTCTGCCTCCTCTTGCAAGAGCAGGGGGTGCGGGCAGCTTGCGTCTTTGACAGCAACAAGATGTCGATGCAGCGCAAGTTGTTGGCGAATGATCGCCGAAGGCAGCGGACCGAGGCCATCAAGGAGCTGGAGGTGATCAGGAACAAGCACGGGACGGAACTGCCGGAGCATGTCAAGCGGAAGCGGGCGGTGTTGCGTTCGCGGACAATTCACGTCGGTCCCAAGCAGGTGCGGGCGGCGTGGGACCAGCTCAGCAAGAGCGGGGTGTGCACGGTGCTGATGGCGCCAGACGAGGCCGACTCGGTCTGCGTCGACATGGTCAAACGCGGCGTGGCGTTTGCGTGTCTGAGCAATGACTCGGATATGTTTGTGCGGGGGTGTTCGGTCGTGTTGCGTCAGTATGATCCGGTTGGTGGCTGTTTCGAGTTGTGGAACACATCGGTCATCTACGCCTCTCTCGGAATGACGCCGGAGCGCTTTGCGGCGGTGTGTGAGGCTGCGAACCAGGCCAAGCACACGCACACCGAGTTGTACGAGGCAATGGTAGCCGAGGGAGCGATGGTGGAGACCAAGATGCGAGCGGTGCATCCGATGAAGAACGACGGGATGGAGCTGACATGGCGACGGGGGATCAAGGTGGTGTCATGGGGGCAGAGAGCAGCAGAGGGTGTCTAGCACGGGAAAGTTAGTTTTCTAATTGTTGATAGCAGAACGGATGGTGTCGGCAACGAAACGGAGCGCCCGTCGGGGGCCGGTGGGTTCGAAGACGCGGCGTTCTAGGCGGCGAACGCGCAGGGGTGGTGGCCCTGGCGATGAGTTGACCCCCGATGCGTTGATTTCTTTGCGTACCGCGCACATGATGCTGGAGTCTGCCTCTCCAGCGTCGCGGCACGCATTGGTTAGCCTGGAGATGGCCCGCCGGGGGCTCGAGGAGGGAAAGGTGGCGGATGCGTTGGATTCGCTGATCCGCAAGATGAAACGCGCTGTGGAACGCGAGAGCTACGTGAAAACGACGCTGGCGGGGATGGTCAGGGGGGTGTCGGCCAAGGATTTGGTGAGGCACCGAACCGGCCAAAAGGCCAAATGAACGCAGCAGAATTTTGTGGATGGATGTTAAGATGCGTGGATACAAGACTCGCCGAGGCGGCAAGAGGCGTTCGGGCACCAAGCGTCACCAGCGGGGCGGTGCTCGGCAGCACGACCAGTACATGGACATACTCCGTGACGTCAACAAGCTGGCCAGCGAAAGCAAGGGGCTCTACGCCGAGACTAAGCTTCAGCGATGCCGTGGTCTGGAGAGTGCTGCTTTCAACCACATGCTCGACACCGAGAAGCTGTTCAATGACATCCGGGCGTTTGGCCGTGCTGTCAGTGTCGGAGGGCAGGCGCTTGTGCCGGCCGATGTGCTGAAGGTCCCACGCAATCGCGGGTCGGATCTCGACAAGATGTGGCGTGCGGGTCTGATCAACCGCGACACTGCCACAAAGGAGTTAGCGCGCAGGTGAGCGATGACGTCATCGGCGAATGCAAGAGGAGGAATGGGAATGATTGGACAACGGCTCATGGTTGTGGATGACGCAACCATGAACTTTGCGTGTCAATTGCTAACCGAGGTCAGTTGCTAATATTGCATCGTACGGAGTAGTTCGAAGGCCTGAGCCAGGGGGGTCGACTTGATGGGGTTTGGGGAGGGAGCGCAGCGACTCACCCCAATTGGAGCTGCCCGGCATCGATCCGGGTACCTCGCGCATGCTAAGCGCGCGCTCTACCATTTGAGCTACAGCCCCTTGAGGGGACGTGCCGTCCCCCTCAGACCCCCTGGCAAGATATGGTTGCCCCCCTACAACCCCCACATGGGCTACGCCCGCTCTTTCGGTTCATTGCGGTCGGTTCGGTTCAGCCGCTTAGGCCGACGCCTGCGCCTTCACAAAGTGAGGTCTCAGGTACTTCTGGAGGTTGAAGTACGTCAGCACGTCGTCCTTGCCGACCCTGAGAAGCGCCGAGAGCTTCTTGTCCGGGATGATCTTGCGACCGTTGTCCTTGTCCTGGAGGTTGTGCGCACGGATGTAGGCGTTGATTTCCTTGGTCACGTCGGTGCGGGCCATCTCGGTGCCGGCCGGCTTGCCAATGAAGGTGGCGAGCTCAGGGGTGATCGGCGTCGGCTTGGTGAAACCACTCGGCTTGCGCGGGCCCGAAGAGCTCTTGGTCTTCTTCGCCACAGCCTTGTTTAGCCGCTTGTGCTCCCGGTTGTTCAGCTTCGCAAACTCCTTGAGCTTGCTGAGCGCCGTGGCGGCGGCTGTCTTGAGAGCAGTCACCTCGGCGATGAGCGTCTCGAGCTCTTCGGCGGCGCTCCACGCCTCAACCTCCGGGGTCTCCTCTGGAGCCGGGGCGGCAGCGGCCTCAGCCACCGGCGCAGGGGCGGCAGCGGACTCAGCCACCGGCGCAGGGGCGGCAGCAACCTTGGTCGTCTTCGTGGCCTTGGTGGACTTGGCAGCCTTCGAGGCAGTCGTCTTCGTTCCCTTGCCAGCCGGCATCTCTTGATCATCCCAGGAGGGTTGTTTCTAAGTCCCTTGACGCAATTGCATAGGTCATCCATCGTCTCGGTGCGTCTCGCCAAGGCCCAAGATTTTCACGACAAGCGTCCAGCCTGGTAGAGCCACGGCAAAGCTTCGGCCGCCTCTGGCGAGACCAACGTCAGAGCGATGAGCAAATAGTTTGCGCCCAACATTTTTGAATCACGATCTACACCACGATGCACCATTCGCTCCGCCTGGTTCATTGCACGATGTCGGATCTCGGCGTGTGACAGGGCTCGCGAGGGAATCGCAATCGGAAAGTCGCCCGCCACCCGAGCCTTGACGTCCCGCGGCAGCTGCGCACGATAACTCCAAATATCCGACAGCTCCACACACAACCGCCGCCATCCGTTTACATCCAATCCAAAGAACCAGCTCGGGTTGGTGATGTGTCCTAGGCTGTCCAGCCTCGAACACAAATCAACAATCCGCAACCGAAACAAATTCGCCGCCATTGCCTCAGGGTTCTCGACCACCACCAGCTGGACCTCAACCACCTCCCCGGTCGCCCCCATCACCATCTCCACCCGATCCCGCCCCAACAACCGCTTCACCCTCGCCTCCTCTTGCAGACGATCGAGTTCGCCTAGGCGAAAGGGCACATTCGTGTACGGATCGTACGGCGCCTTCTCGCGCTCGTGCTGCGTTCGGACCAGCTTCCGCAACACATCCACATCGTAGACCGTCGGCACCCCTCCCGCGTTCGGTATCACAAAGAGCTGATCAAACGGGATGCTGTCGACAGGTTCTAGGCTTTCCAGTTCTTCGTCATTGCTGGTGTTTGTCGGGCGGCGCGCTGGAGTTGACAACCCCTTGGTCCGCAAATAGCGCCGGAACAGATAGCCTCGGTAGGCTGCTTGGATCCTGGTAGCATACCACGAACGCAGCAGATGGGCGTGGAGCCGTTGCCGCAGCACCCCCTTGTTACCGCCCCGCCGCAGCTTGTATTCCGATGCAAACTGTTTGAGTTGAGCGATGTTGTAGTTAAGATTAGCGGGCAGCCCATTTTTGGACGGGTGGAGAGGTTCGAGTTCTTCGGGGCGGGGCCTGCGGGCTCTGGATGCAAGAGGAGGAGGGGATGGAGTGGTGGCAAGCCAGTCCTTGTAGTGCGCCAGCCTTTGCTGCGGGGTTTGGGTGGGCGCCTGGTTTGCGGTGTCCGAGGAGGTTTGCTGGGATTGGGGTGGGGGGGAGTTAACGGCCTCGGACTGAGTTGAGGAATCCTGGATGGATGAATGTCCATCGAGGGACATACTGCCATCTGGATTGAAGGTGATGGAGTCCGTTCCCAGCTGTTGTATATTGGAGGGTAGCGGGTTTTCAGGGAACAAGTTGAATGGGTGGACGTAGAGGTACGATGCGTCCGCCAGTGGCGGTGTTGGGGCTGCTGCGCTGTCAGTGGGGGAGACGGGAGGAAGCGGTGACACCAAATCAGTGGCCATGGGTGCTTGGTCTACTATCTTGCCGGCTGACTAAGTTTGTTATCCCGACTGGACTGCTTACTTGCGCTGCTTACGCGACCCTTTGCGGCTCTTGCGGGTGTGCTTGCTCGGCTTGATCCGGATGTACCCGAACTTGCCCTTCTTGGCGCTGTAGCCAGCCTTCTCGAGGTGCTTCTGCTTCTTGGCGAGGGCGTGCCGGGCCCGGGAGACGATCCGGCCGTGCTTGTTGTACATCCAGCCGGCCTTGGTCACCCCGCCCGAGGTCATCTCGGCGGTGCCGTGCATCACCTGCGCCGGGCTGCCGTACTTCATCTCAAACTTCTTGGTGTGCCGCCGGTTGCGGTGGGTCTTGTTGGCCTTGCTGCCCCTTCGTGAGTGCCTACGCGTTGCCGCCATTAACTCTGTAGGAGAAAAGAATCAAGAGATGAGCGAGAGCCCGGGGAGGGGGTCGGAGTTGATTTTGGACCATAAATTGATCTAGACACATCCCCTTAGAGACGGTTACAATCGGACCAGCATGCCGGCCACAGCAGCTGACCTTATCACTCGCGTCAAGGACTTTGTGCCTGAGAACATCACCTTCGGGGCTGCCAAGACCAACAAGCAGGGCGGCAAGTCCATCCCGATCTACTACAACGGCGATAAGCCGGTGCTCCAGTTCCCCAAGACGAATACCTACGGGCTTGTGGGACAGTCGCCGATGGATAACCCTGAGGGCGCCAAGAAGTACTCGGTCAACCTGCGGCTCACTAAGGGCTCTATGTTCTGTGACAAGCTCACTGCCTTTGAGAACGAGGTGGTCAAGTGGATCACGGCGCACGGCGGGGAGTGCCTCGGCCAGGCCGATCAGCCCGAGGCTGTGATTCGGGCGCTCTTCTACCCGATCGTCAAGTACCCGAAGGACAAGGAGACCGGCAAGGTCTTCACCGACCGGGACCCGACGACCAAGCTCAAGGTGTCGTACTGGGAGGGCGTGTGGAAGGTGGAGCTCTTCGACGCCGACCGCAACGAGATCTTCAAGCCCGGTATGACTGTGCCGGTGGATCCCGAGGATCCCGAGTCCGAGCACATGCCAGTGGATCCGACCGACCCCGAGCTGGCGCCGTCGGGCACCGAGATGGTGGGGCTCATGCAGTGCAACGGCATCTGGGTCGCGGGTGGCCGCTGCGGTGTCACCTGGCAGCTGGTGCAGGCGCAGACCAAGCAGCCGGTCCGCATCAAGGGCTTCTGCATCCAGCCTGACAGCGACGATGAGGACGAGGGTGGCGACGGCGAGGGTTCGGACGCTGGGGCGGCGTCGGGCGATGGGGCAGCGGTGCCCGAGAGCGGCGAGGAAGAGGGCGACGGCGAGGAACCCGAGGCCGAGGAGCCCGAGGAGGCGGCCGAGCCTGAGCCCGAACCGGTGCCCAAGACTAAGACCAAGCGGTCCCGCAAGAAGGCCGGGGCGAGCGCCTAAGCAAGACGCTGGTCAAGAAGATGACGTGATGCTAGTTATGACGATGCCCAATGGAAACGTTTCGCATGTTTTCTGTTTCACCGAGCCTGAATGGCGAGGAAGACCAGGAACCGCTCCCAATGGAGATGGAGCCGGTAGCCGTCTTCCAAACCCTTCATTAGCAATTGAACCGCATGGCAGAGCGCCGGCGCCGGCACGGCCCCCCGTCCCTCCAACTTCGACAGGATCATCATGGCCAGCATCCCGCTGTCGTGCTGATCTCGGATCAGCTCCGCTGCCAGTTTCCGCAATCCCGGCACACTGCGCACTCCAGGTGCTGTTAGCAACGTCACCGCTGCCTCGGTGAGCGTCTCCGCCTTTTTGTCGTGGCCCGTGAGCAACCGGTACCCACAGCTGACCGCCCGCTGCCGCTGAACCCCCGACAACACCGGCAACACCAACAACGAGACCTCCCACGCCGAAGCAATCTGGCACGCCGCCGTCGGACGCTCCGTCAGCACCACCACATGCCTCAGCTGCTCCGCCGCGCAATTCAGCGCCGACAGCACACACTCCCGTCTGGCTGTCTGGTGATTCCGAAAGACCAACACAGGCGGCATCGATCCCCGCGGCTGGTGCCGCAACGCCTCGCAAGCCCCGATCGTTGTCACTGTGGCGCTCTTCCGGTGCGCCCCCGCAAACATCCCGAAATCTATCTCGGCCATTCCGCGACGAATGCTAAAGTCATATGTGCCGGTGGTGTCCGATGCCAACGCCGTGGCGGGCCGGGGAACCGGCCGGGCACCGTCGCCGCAGATACCCGCCAGCACGTGCTGGCGCTTGGCTCCCCCGGACGGACCCCCAATCACCAACACCCGCATCCCCTCTTGCACCGTCCCGGTCAGCCACCGCCGGATCGCCTCCACCGCCGCCCCGTCCATCGCCGACTGCGGCAGCCGCATCTCCTTAACTCCGCCCCGTGCCGCCTCTGTTGGCATTGCTGGGTTCTGCTGATACTTGCGCTCCGCCGATCTAACCTCATTCAACTCTCCTGGCCAACCCAACTGCCAAGAAGGACTTACACTCATCTCTCCATCCAATTCAGCCATACCCCAATGCTCCTCGGCGTCCTTCCGCTCGAAACCGCTTTCCGTGCCAAGCTCATTCTCGGCACCCCCTCCAACAGCTACCAAGCCGCTGGATGCAAATTTTCCAAGCTCTTCGTCTCCTTCCCCTCTTGCACCCTCTCCGGGATCGTCGTTGAGGTCAGCCCGGAACTGACGACAACCCTCGTCGATCTTGAACAGCATCTGCTTTCGGTAGTCTCGGAACTGGGCCGTCAGGACAAAGTGCCGTCGGCGACAATCGCCAAGCAAATTGACAGTTATGCAAGAGGAGGAGATGGGGCGCCTGGATGGGCGGCCTCGTATGTGCTCGTGCGGATCGTCGGTGTCTGGGACACCGATGACGAATACGGCCTGGTGTGCAAGATCATTTCGGCTGCGGCGGTATCATCAGTCGGCGGTGGTCTGGCGGCAAGCCAGCCCAATCTGGCGCACACCCTGCCACGGCAACCCGAAGGCAAGACCAAAGAAAATGACCATCAGAGCGCCGAGGGCCAGCCCACGGCCTTCGTTGACCAGCACCTCCAGCATTACGTTCAGCCGCAATCGGATGGCTTCGCGACGGGTGGCTCCCGCCGCAGGCCTTGGCATGTTGAATGCCCTACGGATTCCCCGCCCTGCATTGCGAGCGTTGCCAATTAGTCCATCCAACGTCTCACGGATCGTCTGCGGCAACGGCAGGATCGTAAACAAATAGACAATCACCGCCATCGCCAATCCCGCTGTAATCCGCACCATCCCCTTTGCCACGCTCTTGCATCGGGCCTTGTTCGTCGCCTCGCACTCCTTCTTGCCCCGATCGCAGTTGGACATTTGCGGAGCCAACGCTGGACATGCTTTGGTGAGCGCTAGCAGCCAAATGATGATACCGGCGATCATGACGATCAGCGCAAACTGAAGCAACCCGGTCGCCCACACGATATGCGTGTCGTCGCCCGCCGTCATCGGCAACATTCCGCTGAACATCAGTAATGTACCCAGAAGCGCCACACTCATGCTTCCGACCAACTCGGAACAATTGCCTGCCTGTGCTTGGTTTGAGGCAACGATCGAGCCACCCATGACCATCGCCGCACCCAATCCACCCGTCAGCCGCACCGCTGAGATGACGTCATCTGGCGTGGGCACTGGGCGGGCTGGGGCTGCTGCAGCTGCCGGGGCTGCTGCTCCCCGTCGCGCCCTCCCTCGTCGCATAGCCGCGGCTCTGGCCTCCACATCCATCGGAGCTGGGTCCGCTGCCGGTGGATCTGCTGCTGCCGCCGGAACTACTCTCGCCGCCGCTGGATCTACTACCGCTGCCATTGGGATCCTACTCACAGTTGCGACATTATCCATTGCTTCAGCGCCTCCACATCACCCGTCTCCAAATCAATCTCACACTTTTTCAGATTCACAAAGTCCGGCTTGAGCTTGGCGTTGGCCTTGCGCACCATCGCATACTTCCCCCCCTTTTTCCCCGGCCGGATACTCACACCATCGCCCAGATCTCGCACCTGCGCCTGCGTTGCCAAATGCTCCTTAACTATCGCTACCGCCGCTCCGCCGCTCGGCATCTTCCGACCCTTGATCTTCACATTCATCCCCTTCCACGTCAGATACGGCCCGTACCGCCCGTGCTTCAGATGAATCGGCATATCCTCCAGCATTGCTAGAGGAGGGGTGGTTGATGTCCTGTCGCCTGCAGCCCCGCCTTCGCCCTTGGCCGCAGCAGCCGCCTTACGCTCCGCCGCCAACACCTGCCTTCCTTCGGTCGCCATGGTGTTAACTCGGTCCCAATACTGCGTCGCCTCGGTTCGCCACGCCCGCTCCCCCTTGGCAATGCTGTCCAAACATTCCTCCATCGCCGCGGTAGCGTTTACCTCTATCAGCTCGCCGAAGACCCGCTTGCACGTCTCGTTAACTCGCTCTCCCAGCGGCGTCGGCGCCAACCGTGCCTTGGCACCCCCATACTCCAACGGCTTGACCGTCCACTTTGTCTCAACCCCCTTCCCCTCTCGCACCCCCTCTTGCGTGTCCACCACCTTTGGCGGCACGTCCTGCACCACCGCATACCGCCGCTGAAACAACTTGTTCACGATCGATGCATAGGTGGACGGCCGCCCCACCCCCACTGTCTCCAACGTCTTGACCAACCCCGCCTCGGTCAGCGGCGCCCGGGTGCCAATCACCATCGGCATCGCCTGGGTTCGCTCCGGGTCTATCCGCTTCGGAGTTTTCAGCTCGGCCGGAGTAGTGAGCTCGCTGAGTTGAGCAATGTGATTCGGAGTTGACACCGTCACACCACCACCCACCTCTTTCGTCCACCCCGGAAACACCATCCGGGTCACGCTGGCCACCGCATGCAGCTTCCGCCCGGATGGATCTCCCTTTCTCATGGTTGTCAACTCACGCGACAAGTCCTCAACTCGGCATGACGTCATCCCGCTCGCCACGGTCCGCTGCCGGATGAACTTGTACAACCGCCGCTCATCCCCTGTCTTGCCCAACCCTTGCCTCCCCGGATCTGTTGCTCGGATCGCTTCGTGCGCCCCCTTGCCCACAATCCGCGGATGGCCCACATACTCGGTTCCGTACGTCTTCCGAATGTGCTCGCCCAACTCTGTGACAAACGGTGCGCAGTATCCATGGCTGTCGGTGCGGTGGTAAGTGATGGCCCCGGCCTCGTAGAGTTTTTGGGCCGCGTCCATGCACCGTTTCGTAGGTATCCCACACTGTTGCTGCATTCTGGCGGTCGTCAGCGGCTGCGGCGCTGAGACCGATCGTCTCTTGGTTCTCAGTGCGCACAGCTTGGTTTCGTGCTCTTGCCACGTCTCCAACTGCCACTCCACATCCGACAAGGAGGATGTGCGCTGCTTGGAATCGCCCCGGAATGCAAGAGGGAAGTCGGGAAGATAGGTGTCGGTGGCCCACACAGTGTTCTCTTTCGCCGACGTCGCCCTGATGTGCTCTTCGCACACCAGCGTGAGCGCTGGCGTTTGGCAACGTCCCGCCGAGAGACTGCTGGTGCCACCAAGTGCCTTCCAGAGGAGGGGCGACGCGGTGAAGCCAAGGGCCAGATCGATCGCCTGCCGGCACATCTGCGCGTCCACTAGGTCCATGTCCAGCGTGCCGGGGTTGGCTACCGCCGCCTGCAATGCGTTCTTCTCGATGGCGTTGAAGCGGAGCCGGGGCATCTGGGTCGGGTTAACTCCCGCCAACCGGCACACATGGAAACCGATCGCTTCGCCCTCGCGATCGTCGTCCGTGCCAATCCAGACCTTCCGGGTATTCTCTTCTCGCATCAGCTTCTTTAGCTCTCGGACAAAGGCGTGGTTGGTGGTCTTGTAACGGATATGGCCTTCGGTCCGGAGCTCCCCTAGGCCCTTGAGTCCGTCGTCAATCACACAGATGTGGCCCTTGGTGGCCAAGACTCGCCATTGGCTCTTGCCCAATAGCGACTCGATCTTGGGCGCCTTGGACGGCGACTCCACCACCATGATCTTGCGTCCTCCTCCTGCCGCTTTCACAGCCGCTGGCATCTCTGCCCTAGCCTAACACCATCGCTTCAATCAGTTTAGAAACCCTAATTGTTTATTGAGCATGCCCAGCAGGAATGCATTCGTGTTGCCAGCGACAGATCTCAAAAAACTGAAACGGCTTGGTTTTGGAAAGACGATAACAGATCTTCCTACAGATTGGATCTGCGAAACCGTCGACAAACGTGACACACCGAGTGATCCGAATGATACTTACCGCATTGGTTTGCTGGAATACCATTACTTCAAGAAAAACAAACTCCAATTCGTCTACAGCATCGAGTACACGTATTATGACGGCAGCTACGCCTACATCGAGTGGAAGTGAGCTCATTCGTTCTCCGGGTGCCGCTCGGCCCACTGTGCGTACGAAAACTTTTTGGGGCCCCTCCGCTTCTTCCGCCGCTTCTTGGCCTCCTCCTCTTGCTTCCTCAGTTCATCACGCCGCAGGACGCTGTCGATGTGGATCTTCTTCAGGATGGTGCCCACCTGGAACGATGCCTCGTGCTGGTTCAGTTCGCCACTTTCGACCCGCCCCAGAATGTCGGCGAACCGCAGCACAATCTTCACGTCCACCTCTTGCTTGATCAGCTTGAACAGAATATCGGGAAAGTGTTCGTGCATGAAGGCACACCGGGCCAAGGCCATCCTCCGGAAAACCTCGGGCGACACCCGGGGGTATTCGCGCCGGAGCTGCTCCAACCGCTCCAGATCCCCCCGAATCTTGGGGCTGTTTTGTTGCTTGCGGATCTCTTCGGTGGCGTCGGCCACATCTTCGTCCCGCATGAGACTGTCCAGATGCTGCCGCATCGTCTTTTCGATCTCCTTAGGCGAGCTCATTCCTACGCCATCTCAACAAACTTCCAAACCTTTTCAACCGCAACAGTAGAAGATGACCACCGCAAAGCCAACCATTCCGACAGTCTCTTCGCCCGAAGCCCAAAAGGCCGCCGAAAATTACAACCAAATCATATCGTACCGCAAGGGCACCAGCTATGGAGAGCCCGCGCCGCCGCCGCCCAAGCCGACCGCCGCCAAGAGCCTTGTCCACGGCGCCACCAAGCTCGCCAAAGGCCAAACGGAATGGAACACCATGTGCAATCTGGTGGGTTGGAAGGGAACAGGCGGCAAGACCGTCAAGAGCAAAAAGCCAACCCGGAGGGCTCGCAAGACGCTCCGGAAACGCAAGCAAAAGTACAGCAAGAAAGGCACCAAGAAGTCCTATCGGAAGACTCGGCGGCGGGGGACCGCAGCGTCAAGGAGAAAGACAAAGAAGAATTAGCAATTGACTAAGTAGCACACCCGCAATGTCCGCCGCCACTGCCGCTACCACATCCGATCCCTCCTCCCCTCTTGCAAATCCTGGAAGTGGAAATCAGCCCCAGCCCTGCAACACCGTGTTCTCCCCCGCCACCTATAACCTCTTGCTCGCCCTCATCGTGCCACTGGGGCTTACGTTGGTCGTGCTGGGCTACGCCGGCAAGAGCGTGTGCCAAGACTACGCCATGCAACTCGGCCCCCACTCTACCACCGGGGCCTTTCTGGGCCAAATGTGCGGAGCACCCGGGAACGGTAACCTGATCCCTGGCATCCAGAGCGCTTCGCTCACCGCAGTTCCCTCGGCCACCGAAGACCTCCATCATGTCAACACAATCAACACAGCGATGGCAGGAGCCCTCAACTCGAGCATGCAAGACGCCCGGGTGATGTTCAACCAAACCCGCAATGCCTTCTCCGGAACCATCGGCGAATTGTACGCCGTGATGATGAACATTGTGATCCAGCTGGTGCGGATGGGACTTAAGACCCGAGACATTGCCGGAAAGATGGGCGGCGCCACTGCTGCACTGGCCAATGCCACCCAGGGCGCCCAGCTCACCGGTGAAAGCGTCATCAACGGCCCGATCGTCGCTGTCATGAAGACCCTCGCTTCGGCCTAACTCTAGGCTTAACTCGTGCCCCCAAACCGAGTTGACATTTGCGCCCGCAAAGGCAAGAGGCGCATGCGCGTGATGTCCTTCGATATCGGCATCAAAACCCTATCGTTCGCCGTCTTTGACACGACTGCTTCCGATCCACTTGTTGACTGGAAAATCTTCAACATGTGCGAGCGTAAGGTTGTCGAATGCTGCCACAGCGGATGCGAAGCCAATGTGAAGTTTGAACTAGGCGACAAGATGTACTGCAAACGGCACGCCAAACAGGTGCCCGGCGGCATCATGCCCACCACCCGGCTCTCGCCAACTCAGTTGTCCAAGATGAACATCGACGAGGTGCTGGGGGTCGCCCGCGAACTGAGCTGCACGCCACCCACCAAGCCCACCAAAAAGGCCACCATCGCCGCCATCCGGGCCCACTACGCCCAACACACCCTTGTTAACTACGAACCACCCAAGGCCTCCGACGTCGACATGGTCACCCTTGCCCAAACCATCCAACGCGATCTCAGCGCAATGCTTCCAAGCTCCCTCGAGGGCTACACCGCCCTGATCGAAAACCAACTGGGGGCCACCGCCGTCCGCATGCGGTGCATGCAAGCCATGCTCACCATGCACCTCTTGCACGAAGGCTGCACCGACATTCAGTACGTGTCGCCCCGCCGCAAGCTCGAAGACCGCGACGTCGACACTAGCACCTACAGCGCCCGCAAAAAGGCAGCCCGCGATGCCATCCCGAGCGCCCTCCAAGAGCTGCGGTGCGACAAACGGTGGCTGGGCTACTTTCAGAGCCACAAGAAGAAGGACGATCTGGCCGATGCGTTTCTCCAGGGCAGATGGTACCTGCTGAAACACTGCCCCGAGCTGCGTCGGACATAGACATAACATTTACATTTCAGACAGAAGTAGAATGAGCCTGCCAACCCTGAAATTGGAGGTTGAGGAATTGGGTGGGCCCAGCGCCCGTCCGCCCACTCCCGCTGCTCGTCCCCCTACCCCTGTCGCACGATCATCCACCCCCATGGCCGGTCTCGATCTCCTGATGAAGGGAAACACCGCCGATCCCTCGGCCAAAAAGGAATCCGTCGACGAACTGGCGGCGTCGCTGGATCAGTTTGTGCAAGAGGTGAGGGTGCCTGCGACCGCCGGGCCAAGCGGCGGAGGGCTCCGGATCGAGCCTCTAGGTGGCGAACAGCGCCGGACCGTGCGAATCGATGCCCCCGGCGTCGGCGGCGGTGCCCCGCAACCTGTCCCCCGGCCTGCCGTTGCGCCCCGTCCTACCGTCGGCCAGGCCACCGCCGCAGCCGTGCACCAAGAACAAAAGGACAAGTCGTGGGATGGCTACCGGCCGTTTGCTGGCGCCAAGGGCCCCGCGGCCGCTGGCACCGCCCCCGCACCCCGCCGCCAGCTGACCGAGGCCGAGATCGCCTCCCGCAAGTTCCAGTGTCTGCGCTTCTTTGAACAGTGTGAACGCAAGGGCATCCCGGTGTCGAAGAAGTATGACATGAAGTCGTCACTCGAAGAGATGGAGGCCGAAGAAGGGTTCATCAAGGCCGACATCCGGAAGAAGCAGAGTATCCAGTTCCAGGGAAAAATGCTGATGGCGGCGGTGACTGGCCTCGAGTTCCTCAACTCCAAGTTTGATCCCTTTGATGTGCAGCTCGATGGCTGGGGAGAAAACATCAGCGAGAGCAAGGAAGATTTCGAAGAGGTGTTTTCCGAACTCCACGAAAAGTACAAGGACAAGGCTTCGATCCAGCCTGAGGTCAAGCTGATGTTCTTGCTCGCCGGCAGCGCCACAATGGTCCACATGTCAAACACCATGTTCAAGCCACAGCTGCCGGGCATGGACGATCTGGTGCAGCACAACCCCGAGCTGGCAAACCGCATCGCGGGGGCCGCGGCCGAGGGTCTGGTGTCTGGCAGTGCCGCACAGCATCAACCCAACTCTGGCATTCCGGCGCCGGGTCCCCGTCGGGCGATGCCGCCGCCGGGCACGGTGCAGGCCCCGCCCCGGGCCGAGATGAAGGGTCCCGACAATTTTGAGGAGATCATGGCCCGGGTCAAGCGGAAGAACGCCGATGCTGCTGTGGGTCCACCGCCTCCACAAATCACCACGGCGCCGACTACTACGCCGACCAGCACGGGCCAGACCCGGAGCGTCAGCCTGAAGCCGACGGTGCTCGAAGGATTGCAAAAGGCGGAGCGGACTCCGGTGGGTGCAAGAGGGGGAATGGGAGGCAGCGGTGGCGGCGGCGGGCGGAAGCGCAAGGCCGGGGCTGACAACGTGCTGAAGCTGGAAATCTAATCGGTGGCACCTTCGTCACCCCGAACCCCCGAAGCGTCGGCGGCAGCAGCAGAAGCATCGCGAGCAGCAGCTTTGTCTCGCAGCGTGTCCAGTGTCTCCATGATTCGAGAAGCCGCCTCTGGTCCAAACTGCCGACAGAGCTCCTGGTATTGGATCGTTTTTTGGACGAGTTTGGTGAGAGCATTCAACTTCTCACCAAGCTGGTCCACCTTGGCTTCCACGTCTTGCAGACGATCGCTGAGGTCTTCGGCGTGCAGTCGGGTTGCTGGTTGGTGGCGGAGCGCAGCAGAGGTTGGCGGAAGGTCGGACATCGTTCGCCGGAGGCGTATGTGATTGCTATTCTTTTTGTCCGATGGCGTCAATTTAGGCGAGCCACTCATCGTTCAACGGCTCAGGTCGGTTAGAGGATGGTACACTGCGGTGCGGTTGCTTCGGTCTTGCCTGGAGCACTGAAAATGAGAGTGTCATCTTCTCGAGCACATAGTGAGGCGCCCAGATTGTCGCCTGGGCCCACACTTGGCACATTCATGAAAACCGACCAGATGCCGCCGTCTGTCAGCTGATAGATCCGGCCAGCGCCATTGTTATATCCCGGTGCTCCGACGTACAATGTGGCCTTTGTTGTGCTGTACGACACCGCAGCACCAAACCGATCGCCGGCCACTGGCGCATCCCCCCCTGTGGGCAACGTGATCGCCGTCCAGGTGATTGTGGCGAGGCCCGTGAGTTCACCCGAATACAATGCGCCAGTGTCGCTGGAATCGCCCGGTGCGCCCACAATGACACGATCCGTAGCGGTGTTGTAGGCAATAGAACTTCCAAATTCATCGCCTGCGCTGAGTCCCGATGGGTTGTTGAATTTCCTCCAGGTGGTGTCGTCCAGCGCATACAGATTGCCAGTGTTGTTTGTATCGCCCGGGGCTCCCACAAACAAATACGTAGGACTGACGGTAACGATGAGGAGCGCTGCGCCGAACCGATCTCCAGCCGCCAACCCGACTGGCGATGTCACCGGGGTCCACGTTTCGGTGGTTGTCCCACTGTAATCGTACACCCGACCCGTGTCGGAACTGAAACCGGGCGCTCCAACATAGACCCGACCAGCATCCCCGGCCGCTGACAGAGATTCGGTCAGCCGATCACCGGGGGACACAGTGTCTGGTTGTGGTTGCGGGGTACCCCCCGGCAACGAGCTTGCAATTGAATCATAAACCAATCTGCCTGTGTCGTTCTGAAAAGCGGGTTCACCCACATACAGATAACTCACCGCACGTCCGTGGTCTTGGTTTGGACTTGTCCCCACCGAAATCAGATAGAGTTCGTCGTCGATGAATGTCACCAAATACACTGCACCGTAGTAGGTCCGCCCGCCCCGCAACGAAATCGGCCGCCAGCCGCCCGTCGCACCCCGTGGCATTGCCTCGCCGATCGTACCAATCCCCAAGCTCGGGTTGGGGATCCCGCCGCCGGTCGAGTTCGCCTGCTGCGGCACCCGGGTGCTCAGCAACCCCCGCGTTCGGTTGTCCCGCCGAGACAACGATCCGTTGTTCCAGCCGCCAACACTGCGCAGCAACCCCGCCTTGGTGACATTGGGTGGAAGGGGGAGGCATTAACTTAGCCACAGATTGTTGCCGCCACCACCCTAACCCCGCAGCCGCCGGCTCCCAGCCGCCGCCACCCAGTAGATTGTCGTCACGATGATGACGTCGTAGAGCACAGCGCTCCAGCCTGCGGCGTGGAACCACCGCGAAAAGAAAGAGGAGGAGCGGGAATTGGAAAGGAACCAGGCGGCAAAGGCGCTGGAGATGGCGGCCGAGGCCAGCGCGATCCCCGTTACCTGGCCAGCGGTGGAACCGGCGATCCCGAGCAACCCAGCGAACACCATCCCGGCCCAGATGTAGGCCGCAATCAGGAAGACGTCCAGCAGATTGCTCTTCCAGAAATGCGTGCGGTAGTATTCGTTGACCAGCTTCGGCGCACCTGACAGATAGGTGGGCAGATCAAGACCGTAGACGATCACTGCTGTCGTGAGCACAAACGACACCAGGTAGGCGCCCCACCGCTGCCCCCAAACACCCAACCCCGCAGCCGCCATTGCTGCCCTTGATTGCGATTTTTTGCGCCGCAATGACAATGGGAAAGATTTGCGGCACGGCGTGCTTTGTGGCGGTCGTCTTTGCGCTCTCGACTCTCCTCTTCCCCCTCTTGCTGAACCGAGGGGTCGTCGGCGGCTACCGCTCGCGGCTGCCTCCAGCGGCCCAGGCCGCCCTCGGGGTTGCCACCAAGGAGCGAGCGATGCTGGCCTTCCGGGGGCTGGTGCTCGGGATGATCGTCGGGGCCATTGCGGTCCTGCTGATGGGCAAGAGGGGGAAAGCGGCGGGTGTGTGTGTGCTTGCCTCGGTTGCGTTTGTGGTCCAGTTCCTCTACTACATGCTGTCGCCCAAGTCGGCGTGGGTGGTGAAGCATCTGCGCAGCGCCGAGCAGCGCAAGGACTGGGTGCGGGTGTACCGCGAGTACCAAAAGGCCTACTACGGCTCCATCGCGATCGGTGTGGTCGGCGCTGGGATGCTCGGGTACGGCCTGTGTTAACTCACCGCAGCTTGGGATGCTTCCGCCGCACCAACCGCTGAGTCTTCCCCCTCCTCTTGCATCCATCCCTGATGATGTGCCAGTCCACCTTGGCCGAGGGTCCGCCTACCAGCGCGCTCCCGAGCCGGGCCCGAGCCCAACTCGCCGCCGTCTGGTTTGGCCGACTACCCGACGAATAGTAAGCCCCTTCGCCCTTGTCGATGATCTGTTCCATCGCTGCAACCGAACAGCCGCTGGCCCGAGCCAACGCCTTGCTCGGCACGATGGCGTCAACTCCAAACTCCTTCTTCGCCCGCCGAACCCACTTGCTCTCTTTCGAACGAAATGACCGAACCCTTGGTCGTTGATAGTACTTGCCGCGGTGGTAGTCCTTCCGGCTCTTCCGGAGCGCCTTGCGTTGCTTGGCGCGGTCCCGCCTGGTCAGCGTCTTCGGCAAATAGGTCTTGGGAACGTTCAGGGCATCGCGCTTTTTGCTCCCGTTTCGTATACTAATAGTCATACAAGTATTTTACACAAATACATTAGAAAAATGGAAACATTCTGGTGGGTCACTGGTGGAATCGCAGCATCGTACACAGTTGTCGCTGGTTTACAATTGTATTCATTGCTAGGAAAGTACAGACTATCTGCCAGTCAAGCGAATCAGAGAATCAAAAATGGAAACATCCGACACGTCATCGATGTTCGTACCGACCTTGAATGGAAGACTGGACACTACGACGACGCCATACATATTCCCATTGCGACTATTCCAAAAAACAAAAAACTAAACAAGATCCCTAAATCATCATCACTATTAGTATATTGCAACACGGGACAACGAGCAAGACGCGCAGCTGAACTGCTCCGAAAAGACGGTTACCAAAATGTTTACTACATTGCCGAGTCTTACCGATCTCTTAACTAACCCATTTCAATATTCCACACGCCAGCCTTGCTCCAGCATTTCCCGTCTGTTCAGATTCTTTCTTTTCATCACCATGTCCACGTCCCAAATCATCCTGATCAGCATGAACGATCACCGAACGACCTCTCAACTCTTTGAGATCCTTAACTCCTTTCATTGTTATTACTCCTTTGGCCACACCATTGCTGTTGGCGCACACGTTCCCTAAATCTCCTATATGACGTGAATGTGATTTCGGACCGCCATGTACTTTGTGTTTTGGATTGTAATGAGGTCCTGCCTTTTGACATTCCTTTCCATACCCCTGACTGCCCTTGACGTGTATGTGAAACCCGTGATCTCCTTCCGTTAGTTCCTTCAACTCATATGCAAGAGTGGGGGGTGAGGTGGGGTTGATTGTAATAATTCCATATGTTCCCAAACTTGCGCGGAGCTTTTGCCGTGCTCGGCGTGTGCGATTGTTCTTTCTTTGTTGTCTCTTGGAAACACGACGTGTTTTGCCACCTTTTTGCGAACCACCCTTTTGCGAATTAGTTTTTGACTTGGAATAGTCCTCTTTCGTCAGCCGATACGCCCAGTGCTGAAGAGTCTGCCGCTTCGCCGGACTCACCGACTCATCGTCCCACCGCTTGCCCTTCCGCCGGACCTCGTTGATCAGCCAGTTCCGGAACCGGCCCTTGGGCCCCGCCAATCCAGCCCACCGCGCAATCTGCCGCTCATCATCCCCTCCCCTCTTGCCCTCGAAGAAGTCGCAGTACCACTGCACCCAGCCATAGGGCTGGCTCGGCTTGATCCACCCCTTCTCCTCCCAGTACTCCAGCGTCGTGCCCACCTTAACTCCGTACTTGTTGATGCCGGTGTCGTATTCCTCAAACGGCTTGGTCAGATGCTCTTCCGGAATGCCCCTCCACCAGCTCTTCGGATACTTTTTGTGCTGATCCTTGTAGTTTCGCCTGTTAACCGAAGAGTAGATGGGGCGCCAGTAGGTGCCGCCGAAGCTGCCGAGCACAAACATCTCCCGGGGCGAGAGGTTTGGTGTGAACTCGGGGTGGTCCGCAAACCGGTACTCGCCGGTCTTGCTGCGGGTGGGCTTTGTACCAGGCATCCTGTTCTTGCTCGTGATATTCGGCATCCACATGACTCAACCCTCTTCGCAATGCAGCGATGGGGACTCAGTCTGGAGCGCAGCGAGCACCCGCATCGCTGGTATCATCACCACATCATTATCTTCGGGTGTCGGCAGCGGATCTGATTGGTCGTGCATATGGCCCTGGTCCTCTTCGTAATCGCCCGATTGGTAGTACCGCATAAAGGCTCCAAAATATTGCTCAATGCGCTCTGCAACTTCTGGAACAGCCGAGTGACCGGTGCATTGTCCTCGGTAAGCCAGAAAGTCATCAAAGTCGTCACTGTTGCAGTGACGCAGGTAGTGCGTCATGGCAAGATCGAAGACTCTCACATTGAAGACGTCCGGGAATGGCATTGCCTGTCTGGCAAGTCAAGTGCACACACCTTTGGATCAATTGTCAGACATGAACCACGTCGTTCTCGGGGATGGTGCCCGACAGCGGAACATAGGTGGTCGGGGGGTTAACCGGCGGATCGGGAAGCGGCCGGGTCGACAACGGCTGGGTGTAGATCTCGTTGTTGATGGTCCGGTTTGCTCCTCCCTCTCCTGGCGCCGTTGGCGAGACCCGCCGCGACTGCTGCTCCTTGTCCAGCTTATAACACTGGTACCCCACTGTCAGACATGCCAAGACCGCCGCCACAACCCCGATCACGATCCACCAGCGCCAGTGCAGCCCGAGTCGGATGTCGTCGCCATCGTCATTCCCGCCGCCGCTTGCCGCTGTCGGTGGTAGGGTGGGTGCAAGAGTGGGAAGGTGGGTCGGTGTGTGGGTAGGGGCTTGGGTGGGGGCTCGGGTGGGGGCTTGGGTGGGGGCTCGGGTGGGGGCCTGAGTTGAGGGAAGGGGAGTGGGAGTTAAGGTCGGGGCGTTGGTTGGAAGCGCCGTGGGGGTGTGGGTGGGGAGCGCCGTGGGCGCAGCGGTGGGAACTGGGGTGGGCGGCAGGGTGGGCGCCTCGGTGATCCCCGAGCACCGCCATGTCCAGGCGTAGGTCGAGCAGTTGCTGTGTTCATCGGACCAGGTGTGCAGACTGCTGGCCACCCTCTCCCCTGTTGCACAACTGGTGTCTGGCTCGCGACAGAGGGTGCCGGGGTGGCCCAGCGGGGTCAGGCAGATGCGGGTGTCGTTAACTGGGAAGGTGTGGTTGCACGTCTGGTAGACGTGGGTGAAGAGGGTGTCGCCCGGGCCGGCGGTGGTTGTGGCGTTGGGTGTTGTCGTGGGTGTGGTCGAGTTAACGGAGGGGGTTGACGTCGGGGTGGCCAACGTCAAACTTAGAGTGGCTAGCATCAGCAGCAGCATGGTCTAATCTTGTGGCAGGACATTATCTGGGTTAGTTTGGACCCATGTCGGGGGCGCCAATGTCCCCCCAATAGGAAATCTTAACTCCGAATCCACATCATCCAATTATGGTGACACCAATTTCATCAACGGCGAGATGGCCGCCCGCGGCAGCTGCATCACCTCAATCGGAAATACCGACGCAATCAGCAACACCACAAAGATCCCCATCGTCTTCCACCACCCCGGGCGCGACAAGTCAGGTGTGTCTGTCGGCGTAAGTCCTGGCGTATCGTAAGGTTTTCGGTGATACCAGTTCCACAACAACGCACCAATCGCAGTCAGCACAATGATCAGCGGACCCCACCACTGCGCAGTGCCCCGCATGTCCTCCGCCGTCTGCGTGTAGTATTGCGCCATTCGGGCTTGGCCAAGCGCCACGTCCTCGGCCTCTGGGTTTGCAAGAGGGGAAGGAGGGGAGGATGTGGTTGCAGAGGCGGTGGCGCTGACGGCTGCGATCTGCTTGGCGGTGTTGTTGATGAGCTGGTGCTCGGTGGCCAGCGCCTCTACCTTGGGCGTGATCGTTGACGCAATCCGGTCGGCTTCGGTCTGGGCCTCGGCCGCCAACTGCGTGTTGGCCGCCGCCGAACCCAGTTCGGCCGTAAGTTGCTTCTTGCGGTTGTGGCGTGCCCGACGGCGATCGCCTGCGGTTATTGGATCAGTATCGTTCGATAGCGCGAAGAGCCCGCTGACAGCTTTGGAGGGATTGGCCATCTGCATTAGCCGACGAAAACGCACCAGCCGCCAACGCCGATGGACCCGCCGGGGGTGCAAAGTAATACTTGCTAAAGTCCCTTGGGTTCCGCGACTTGATGTCCGTCAGCATCGCCGTGATCGCAATCAGCGCCGCGGCTCCCGCCGCCACCGACAACACAAACGATAGATCGCTGCCAATGTAATCCATCACCCGCAGCCTGTAGATAACAAATGCGGCCACCAACACCACCATCCCCACCAGCGTCACCCGGGTGTAGGCTTGGGCGCGCAGCGTGGCGCTCCGGGCCGCCGTGATTAGCGCCGTGTCCTTCGCCGACACCCCCCTCTCGGCGTGCAGCCGCTTCCGCTGCGCCGCAGTCTCGTTCTCGAGCATCTTGGCTGCGTGGGCCTCGGCCTTGAGCGCCAGCTGCGCTGCCCCTGTGGCACTCGCCGCCGCTAGCCGCTGCGCCCGCAAATCGTCCAGCAACGTGTTCTCGATCCCTTCGAGATCGGTGATCCGAGTCAGCAGTTCGGCCCGCTTCTTGGCATCGGCCGCCTCGTCCGCCTTAGACGGGGCCCACAGCCGAATCCCCGACACATCGGCGTTGTTCGCTGCGGTGGCCGCCTGCCACGGCTCCTGGGGTCCGCCCACTGGGATTTGCTGTGGATTCTTGGCGTACGCACCAGTGGCTATGATAGGAAAAATGCCATTGGCGGTGCTGCCTGGTGCCAGGATTGTCCATCCGTTGCTGCCCATTCCCAGCTGATGCCCAGAGTCCTGGGCGAATACCGTCTGACCTCCTGTGCCCGCTGTCATTCGGGCATACACGCCGTTGGCCTTGGCCGCCACCCCAGTGGCCCCCTCCACAATAATTTCGGCGGCATCGGACACATTGATGGTGCCTCCTGACAACGATGCGGCGCTGGGTGGCTTGTTCTCGGCGGCCTCGAGCTCAGCGAGCTGCGCCCGAGCCTGGGCCTGCATCTTTTGCACCTCGCGGATGCTTTCGACGAGCGACGTCATCTGGCCTTGGGCCGGCACACTGGCGTTGGCGCTCATTTTGCTGTTGTAGTCCAACATATTACTCAATGCCCCCACACAGCCATCAGGCCGGCCATCGTCAGCATGATCACCACCGCCGCCTCCCGGCGCACCAACGACGTCTGCGCCCGGCTGCGTTCATCGGCGTAGAGCGCCGCCAGGAACCGATCCCGCTTCGCCGCCTGCCGCAGACTGGCCCGGTTCTCCAACACCCGACTCGCCGCCTCCCGCAGCTGGTTTGCCGACTGCATCCGGGTGTGCGCCTGCCGCCACGGATCCGTAGGCAAGGCTGGAATCACCGCGCTCCCCCGCGGCTGGCTCGGGTGCCGCCCCTCCTTCAACGGAATGAAACCTTCAACAGACTTGAACCCCCGGAGCACATCGTTCCGCGCCGCCTTCACCACCGTCTCGGTATCCAACCCTCCCCTCTTGCTGTTCCGTGCCGTATCGATGGCGCTCTGCGGCAGCGGCGCGTTTCGGGTTTCGATCTCGGCCCGTTCGTACAGAGCCGCCACCACCGCCGACGTCAGCATCAGCGCCAGCATAACACCCACAATCCCGAAAAAACCAAGGGCGAGCGCAATCTCGGCGAGCCGGTTGGCCACCTTTTCTATTGGACTGCGTTGGCGAGACTTTGCCATCTGACTGAAGCAGAGAAAGGCTTGTAGTAGACAAACAGGAAGACGATCCCGATCATCAGCACCAGGCGGTGGTAGCCGGTGATGAATGCAAGAGCGATGGTGATGAAGATGATGAGCGCTGCGTGCGACACGGACATGGCGGACCGCGATGCCGCCGAAGTGGTACCGAGCTCGGCCCGTCGGACCGAGTTGTCAACTCGGTCGTGGGTGAGCCGACCGAGCTGGGCAGCCTGGGCCCGGAGCTGTCGCGTGCGGTGCCGGAGCTCCGGCGACATTCCCCGCACCTCCGCCAGCTGCCGATCAATGTCCATGATGGTGTTGTGCGCCGAAGTGTCAATCTGTTCGCCGATGTTGATGAGATCACGGTTGGCCGCGGCAGCCCCGCTCTTGTCGCCTCGGGAGACGGCTCGAGCAAACTCACGATGGGTGGCATCGTGGGATGCGATAAGCTGATCAAGCGCTGTCATCTATCTTGATGGCCTATAGAATTTGGGCCTAGGATCCTGCTTGTCAATTGCTAATCCTCACGACAGATAGACGATCCCGCTCATCCCGCTGAGAATCATCAGCACAATTCCCAACCACAATGCAAGACGGGGGAAGGTGAGGTCGGTGGCGGCCGCCGCTTTGGCATCCCCCATCGCTCGGGCAAGGGGGTCCCGAGTTAACACCACCGCCGCCCAGATCGCCAAGACCACCAACCCCACCTCTAATCCCGAAATCGCCAGCGCCCGCCGGGCCCGGGCCTTGGACTGCGACTCTAACACCGGCGCCGCCGCCTGAAACGCCGTGAGCTGCGTCCGTGGATTCCGTTCCGTCGCCGCCCCCGACGCCGGCGTGCTCTCAACTCCCAGCTTGGCCGTCGCCAACTCAATCTGCTTTTGACTCATCTTCACCTCTTGCTCCAACTGCTGCACGTGGGCGTGCAGCCCCGATGCGTGGGCCGCCTCGGTCACCGCCGTCTGCGGATCCGTGTCCGGGTCCGCCAACGACGCCGCCAACTGCATGCGAAAAGCCGACAGGTACTCTTGAGTCGTTGGCTGGGCACTGTTGGGGGGTGATGAGGCCATGATGGGGATTGTCTACTCGCACCGTCGATAATAATAGTAGTATCCCGCATTCTCACTCGGACGCAGGATCTGGCACACGTCCCCCGGTCGCATCAGGATCGCCTTGGCCACCGGGTCAAACCGCGACATCCCCGGCAGATTGGCCTTCCCCTTGCCATCCGCATCAAACAGCTTCTTGATCAGCTCTTGCACCTTTGGATCGGTAATGGTGTAGTCTTCAGGTCCCTTCAGCTTGTAGTGCGGCGGCACCTTTGCGTGCGTCAGCACATTGAACTGCAACTCGGCCAATCCCCGCACCACAATGTAGATTCCCTTCTGGATCCACGCCGAACTGACCGCCGCCTTGACACTGTCGTTCGGCATGTCTTTGGACACCACCACCACCGTGTCCCGCTCTGGCAGAAACCCAGACTTGTCGCCAAACTTGTCCATGCTTTCAATCTCTTTGGTCAGCGTCTCGATGTGCCCCTGCCGCAACGCCTTGTCAATGTGAAACCGTACGTGCACGTCGCCCATGCCCGCGTGCGCCCCCGGCGTCATCCCCGAGACCACAAAGTTCAGCTCCTTGTCCTGAAACTGCCGGTCCACCTCACCCGGACTCACACTCTGGAGATACTCCACCATGTGCCCCAGACTGGCCAGCTGGCTCAGCAGCGTCGCCCGAGCAGTGTAGAGCCGCCGAATGAACGAAATCGCACCCACCGACTCGGACGCCCGGCCCATCGCCGCCATCGATGGTGGCTCCTGTCCCGCGGGACGTGGCTTTGGTGACGGCACCGGCTCACGGTTGGTCACTGGCGCGGGCGCGGCTGCCGCCGCCGCTTCCTCAGCTGCCGCACCCGCAGCGTCGGCCAGCGCTGCTGCCGCCTCCACCGAATCCTCCCCCTCTCGCAACGCCATCATCATCTCTCCCAACCGGTTCCGGCCCTGGACCATTCCGTCCTTCACGTTCCCACCCCAGTACGCCTTGGCGCCACTGCGCTCAAAGTGCACCAAGTTGACATTCAGCGCCTTGGTGGCCTCCAGAATCTGCCGAAATACTTCGTCTTGTTCGTACCGGGCCTGGAGAATCCGCATCATCGCTGCATCCCGGGCCGCCTCCCACTCCTTTGTCTTGAGCTTGGCCCCCTTGCTGTTGTAGATCTTGCGGGTGCCGTGCTGCTTGGCCGCCGCCGGATCGGGACCCACCGAGCCCCCGAGCTCAAAGTCCTTGGCCATCTCGGGCTTGTCCGAGTGGAGCGCCTTGGCCGCCTGGAACGCCGCCTCAACCGATGGATATGTCCGTCCATCGATTGTCAACTCCACCGGCCAGAAATTGGACAATCGTCTTCTCCAATCCGCCGGCACCTGTTTGCCCAAATCTTGCTTCGACTTGGACTTGGAGAAGAAGAGTTCGGTCTTGCCTGCTGCACTCATCGCGCCTACCATACCAAACGATACCTTGCCAGATCAATTCTCGCCCTTGGGGTCGCTGCCTGGAAGGGTCCCCGTCTTAACAAACTGTATCGTTCTACGCGGTCTGGGCACTGGCGCCAGTTTGAGCGGCGTCTCTGCAAGAGGGGTGGCCTGGGGTGGTGATGCTGGGGCGGCGGCTGCGGCGGTGGCCTGGGCAGGTGGTGCTCCGGGGCTGCGCGGGCTGAAGCGAGGAGGCGTTGTCGGAGACTGCGGTGGCGGTTCAGACGGCGGAGCCATCGGCGGCAACTCGGGAATCCCTTCCGGCGGCCCCCGCGGATACTGATTGGTCACCACCCCGGTCGGCACGTGCAGATACGTGCCTGGACCATCGCCCGTCGCCTCGAGCATCCGCCACCCCTTTGGCAAGAATGTTGGCGTGTGGCCCACCGGTGTGTCTGGCACATTCCACTGCGACCTTGATAACTCTCGGCTGTAGTAATACTCGCGGCCCGTCGCTGGATCGGTTGCCGCGACCCACCCCCTTGGCAACTCCACTGGCGCACGAGCCGGCGCCCCAGGAGATGGCAGCGCAGATGCCGGACTGCCAGACAAAACCGTAGGCGACGTAGGCTGATAGGGCGCAGCCTTTTCGGCCTCGGTGAGCGGGCCTCGCTGGAACGCCTCTTTGCCGAACATCTCGGTGGCCCACTCCGACACCGGCGGGGTGTCGCCCGGCGACCGGGGCCCTGGAGCTGGCACTGACACTGTGGGCGAAGTGGGCTGGTAGGTGGGCGAACTTGGCTGGTAGGCGGGCGAAGTGGGCTGGTAGGTGGGCGAACTTGGTTGGTAGGTGGGCGAACTTGGCTGGTAGACCGACTGCGGCTTTTCCCACTGCGTCACCTGTTGCGCCTCGTTGTAGTAGTACGGCCGCTGGGTCTCGGGATCCATTACCTGGATCCACCCCTCTGGCAGCGGCGATGGCGACGTTGGCCTGTATTTTGCTGTGTCCGCCACAGCCGTGGCTCCGTAGTATGGCCCCAGGTCTCCTGGCTCTGCGGCTGGCATGGGCTGCTGCAACTCCTCCCGCCGTTGGCGGCGCTCCTGGCGCTCAATCTCCCCGGTCTCCTTGAGCCGCTGGATTAACTCCCGGCCCATCTTCCCCATCTCCTCTGGCGATGCCCCCTCCGGCTTGTGTGTTAGCCGATCCACGTTCTCATCTGTAATGACGTACAACGCAATGTTCTGCATCTGCAACTCTTGCCAGAGCAACTTGAACGAATACGGCACCCGCACAATGCTGAACGACAGCCCGTGCCGCTGCACCGTGGTGTTGTTAACACTGTTGTCCTCCGACCGCTCAAAGGTCAGCGGACCGTCCTTGTACGGACTGATGAACACGTCGCGGGTCTCGTTGTAGACCGCGATCGTCCCCGTCTCGTTGCACACCGCCAACCGGAAGTCGTCGGACCGCTCCATCATCGACTGCTGCAAAAACTTGGACATCCCATGCCCCAGCAGACCGTCACGCTCCATCTCGCCGATCCGCAGCCCACCGTCCTTGGACCGACCCTGGACTGGCTGCCGAGTCAACTGCGTCCGTGGCCCCCGGCCTCGATAGTTGATCTTGTCCTTGGTCATGTGCTTCAGCCGCATGTAGTACGTCGGCCCGATGTAGATCTTGCTCTCCAGTTCCTCCCCCGTCTCGCCATTGTACAGCGTGTTGTTCCCCGTCGGCGAAAATCCCTTCTTCTCCAGCATTGCACCGTACTGGTGCACCTTCTCGCCCTTGTTCTCAAACGCCGTGCAATCGCCAAAGTAGCCGTACTCGGCCGCCACACCACCGACCAATGATTCGATCAACTGTCCGATTGTCATGCGAGAGGGGATGGCGTGGGGATTGATGATGATGTCTGGCCGCAGTCCGTTGGCCATGAACGGCATGTCGCTCTCCTCCACGATTCGGCCTGCTGTTCCCTTTTGCCCACAGCGACTGCACATCTTGTCGCCGGTGGCCGGCCGACGCCACTCCCGCACCCGCACCTTGCCAACCCGGAAGCCGTCGTCGCCCTCGGATATGTAGACCCGATCCACTGTGCCCTTAGCGCCCTTCTTGGTGCCGACCGACTGATCCCGGAACTCACCTGGCGCCTGCGCGCTCATCGCCGCCTTGCCGATCACAATCTGCTTCTCACTGATCGGGGTGTTCACCGGCAGAAAGCCCGTGGCGTCGAGCATTCCGTAGTCGTACCCTGCCTTGCGGTATAGCACCTGCGGATCATCGGTGTTCATGAAGCTGCTGCTGATCGTCGTCCCCGCCACCGTGTCGCTCTCCTCCCGCGACTCGTACATGGAATAGTAAGTGGTCGCGAAGAGCCCCCGCTCCACCGACGCCCGGTTCAGCAACACCGCGTCCTCCACATTGTACCCGTTGTAGCTGCAAATTGCCACAATCACGTTAACTCCGTAAGGGTTTTCCTCGTGATTGATGTACCCAAGGTACCGGCTCTTAGTCAGCGGGATCTGTCCGTAATGCAACACCAGCATGCTCTTGTCGATCCGGCTCTCGTACGCCGTCGACGGCACCGACACCCCCTGCTTGCTCTGGCCACACGCAAACAGATTCCGTGGCAACTGATTGTTCTCGGGGTACACGATCTGGTTCCCCATCACCCCCAGGATCAGCGACGGATGGATCTCGATCGCACTGTGCCGTGGAGTGAACTCCTGCGGCGACATTGCCAACAGCATCGTGTTCGTCTCTTGCACATCGATATAGCTCAGCGGCGCCGCCGTGCCGAGCAGCCGCTCGTTGTCGCTGCTGGGGTTGGCCGTCGGGGCGCCGTCGGCTTTGGCCCCCAGCCCCCGAGTTAACTCAATCCAGGTGGCCCCCGCCGAGTTGACCAACTTGTTCTGGGCCGGCTGCGTGAAGATCGGCCGGCCCTCGTGCACCGCCAACACCGGCCGCGTCACCCGTCCCGGCGAAACTAACACGTGGATCTCGTCCCGGAGCCGATCGTAAGAGCAAGAGGTGAGGGGGTCAATAAGACTGTTGGCACGGAACAGCCGCAGCCGAGTGATGAGCTCCTCGGGCTTGGGCACAAAGCCCACCCAGTATCCATCAAGGAACAGCTTGGTCATGTTAACTCGCTGGGTCGGGGTGGCATCGGTGAGCCGGAGCAGACCGTGGGCATCGATCGCCCGCATCACCGAGTCGGTGTCGGCGCCCGGCGTCACCATCGTCGAAATCGCCAGGTGCTTGTGCAACCCCACGTTGCCGCCATCTGGGGTGTCAACCGGATCGATGTAGCCCCACTGAGTGGCGTGCAGAAATCGGGGTCCAATCACCTTGGCGCTGGCGTCGAGCGGCAGGTTGAGCTTCCGGAGCTGCGCCAGCGCCGAGTTGAAGGAGAGCCGGTTAAGGTCCTGGACCACCCCGTCCTTCCGGGTGTGCTCCTGCGCTCCCCACGCCCCCTTGAACGCCCGGCGGACCCCGTTGTCCAACAGCCGGTCGCTGAAGAACGCCTTCAGGTTGTTCCGCACCAGCGACGCTAGGTTGTCCTTGTAGACCGCCTCGTGGTAGTAGAACTCCTTGTCGATCCGGGTGGTGATCGCCTTGGCGTCAATCTTGTAGTACTCCCGCGCCAAATCAAACAGCAGGTTCCCCGACAACTCAACCCGCTTCATCGCAAAGCTGTCTCGGTCGGTGTCGTCCTCAACTCCAGAGTAGACCCGGAGCATCCGGAGCACCATGTAGCCAATGAACAGTGCCTTCTCGCGGAACTTGTCTTCGCCAATATGCGGCAAGAGGTAGTCGGTGAGGATCTCGAGCCCGTGGGTCCGCCCCTTGCCCTTCGTGAACATCCCGATGAAGGTCTGCGCAGTCTCGGGGGTGTAGATCCGGCCGGCGTCGTGGACCGACGGAATCAGCACCCGCTGGTACTGGGTGTACTCCTCGCCCACCCCCAGGATCGCCTCGACAATCTCCCGGTCGCTCGCCAACCCGAGCGCCCGCATCACGGTGAACAGCGGCATGGGCTTCTTAACGTTCGGCAGCTTCACCTCAATCTGCCCCCCCTCTTGCTTTTCGTTGCCCTTGACCATCCGGATCGACAGATTCCTCTGCGGCTTGGACGGATCGTCCGAGATCGAGCGGATGTCGACTGCGTAGGTGTACTCATCCGAGTTGAGCTTCCGGATGTTGAGCATGTTGTTTGCAAACGTCTCCTGTGGAACGATCGCCTTCTCCTTGCCGTCGATGATGAAGTACCCCCCAGGATCGTTCCGCCCCTCCCCGAGCGACGCCCGCATCATCCGGGGCAGCCCCTGCAAGTAGCAGTGCTCGGCCCCCAGCATGATCGGCAGCCACATCAGTCCGATGTCCTCAAACTTTTGCCACTCCTCTTTCCGCTCGCCGCCTTGGGGATGGGTGACGATCCGGACCTCGGTGGTCTGGGTGACGTAGGTGGCGTAGGTGGCGTTTCGGAGCCGGGCAATGTTGGGATACAGCGGCTTTTGAATGCCTTGGTCGATGTAGGTTGGCTTGTGGAACTGGAGGAGCGAGCCGTCGCGGCCGCCGATGTAGACCTCGCAGCGGTAGCGGTAGTCATCGAGCTCGGGGTCGTGGTCGCGGACCACCACCAGCGGGTTGTTCCGGCGGATGATCTCGAAGAGCCCCTTGCGGGCGAAGCGGTTGTACGAATCAATGTGATGGGCCACGAGGTGATCGGTGCGATGCCGAAACATTGCATCGATGATGTGCCAGGGCATTTCCCGGTTGACGGCCATTGTCTATCCTTACACTTGGAAAGCTTAAGTGATCTTGTGCGTGTCAACTCCGACCTTCCACTCAACTCAAAATTTGTCTTAGCTAGGAGTTTATAGCACCGCAATCACACCGACCAACAGCGCCGCGTAGCGGAAGACGACCACACCCGACAGGATGGCAATCAGCACCGCCCACGACAGCCCCACCTTGTTCTCTTTGCACAGCGTATTGAGGAGCCAGGTCATCAGCGCCATCGCCACCACCAGCACGATGGTCTCGGTGGCACCCCGCTGCGCAATCCCCGACAGAAAGACAAACGCAGCAACCACCAGGTAGGCAAAGGCTGGCCAGCAGAGATCGCTGACAGCCTGGTCGAGAAACTTCCGGCTGGTGCGCATCCCGGCATCAACGGTCTTGCTCACAGAGTCCATTGCCTAGAGAGCAGAAAAACCGACTGGCTTCAGGCACCAGGCAGCCACGGCGGAAGCAACTTGATCTGCCGCCCCAGGAACTTGGGCACCCCCCGCACCCGACCCGCAAGAGGGGTGCCGAGCGCCGCCGATCCCACCGTCTCCACCGAATCCCGCACATCCCACCACAGCGACCGCAGCGGGCCTGGGGCAGACCCCCCCTTCAGGGGTGCACAGCGCCCCCGAACCCCCACTGATAGAGTCTTGCGGCAGGTCCGACACCCTCTCCGCAGAGGCTTCCACACACGGCCACACCCCACTCTGCACCTCTTGCATCCACAGGCCGGCCCGCAACCACACCCACGCTTGGGCGAGCACTTGCATTTTGTCCAGCAGCGTTGGCAGGGAGCCCCCCGTCCGATCCGCTTAGGTGGCCTCCGGGTCCGGCGCTTGCCGCCCTGCATCTCCGGCTTGCGGGTCTGGTTGCCACTGGCCCGCGACCCATCAATATCCAGGCTCTTAACTAGCTGGTGATCGGCCGGATCCAGGTGCAGCGGCAGGTCCAGGTCGCTCACCACCGGACGCGACATGGGCGTCTGGAGCAACGGATTGTAGGGAAAATGGATGTCTCGGGTGGCGTTGTGGGCACCGCCCCGCCTAGCCCCACGGCCACCACCGCGGCGGCATGAGCTTCGGCCTCTGTGCCTGCGCGTCCGCGAACGCTTGGTCCTTGGCTTCCTGCCTGACAATGTACGCTTCGGCATTTGCTGCCTTCGGCCGAGAAGAAAGCGTCCGCTCCGACCAAGGGGTCGGGCAGCCTCGGGCGCCCATTGCCGCCGCGGTGATCCCGCCAATCCCGATTTGGTTCGGGTTGACCCACTTGGCCGTGGCGGCCATCGGGGACAGGCGGTAGCCCTGCGGGCCAGATGCTGCAAGAGGGGGAGAGGGCCAGGGTGGAATCAGGGCGAACGACTGCTGGGGCCACGGCATCCACCAGTGTTCGCGGGGGTAGTAATACTCTCCGTTGAGCGGACACGGCGGTTGCGGCGTGGCCGGCCCTCCCGGGGGCAGGTACGGAATCGGCGGAAGCTCTCCAGCTGTCAGGCTCATCCCGTTGGCTGCTATTGCCCACGATTTTTCTACGGCAGGTTTGCTGCGCAGCACACAAGACTCAGTAGATGTCCACGTGCGTCAACATGTGCCGCCGGCAGCACCACTTGTGGAGCCCCAGACTGTCCATCGTCTTGGCCTCCACCGACGGCGTCAGGTCCTTTGTGTTTGTCAGGTACTCCAGAGGCTTTTGGGCCTCGCACCCCGCCTCGCCCTTTTCCTTTTGCACATGTTCGACGTACAGCATGTACTTGCTCGCCAGTCGTTCGCCACACGTGAAACACCGCATCGGGATGAGCGACATTGCTGCGTCTGTGCTACCTACAGAAAAGGGCTTTCCAGTTCAATTTTGTCCACGGACATCCACCCTGTCACCCCCTCTTGCCTACATGTTCTGCATCTCCATCTGCGGGGTGTCGTCGCCGTACGACAGCTGCGCGTTGCGCCAGCCGCCGGCCTTCTTGTTGAAGTCGCCATACCGCTTGGTAATTTGCTTGAACAGATCGTTCGCAGTGGGAGCCCGCCCGCCGTAGAGATTACTGTGCCACGCCTTGAACTCCTCGAGCGTGGCCTGCTTCCGGAGCAGCGAGCCCTCGCGGGCCGACACCCGCTCCTCCAAGAACTCGGCGATATGGTCCTGCTCGCTCCGGTACTTGTTGCTCGCCAGCTTGACCTCCTCGCACAGCGTTACCTCACCCTTGTTCTTGAAGGCCCGGTTTGCCAGCATCACCAGCATCACCGGCGCCCAGATCTTGAAGCGCATCGCCAACTTCTTGTCCTTCTTGAACTGCAACGGATCATCGGGATCGGGCTCATCCCTGAACGTAGATGTGTAGTTGACCACCCCCATCCGACGCCACGTGCCGTGGTCATCGCTCTTGATTTGGAACATCTGGTTACAGCACACCGCTAGCGAGAATTGCGGCACATACTCTACCGAATCCTGGTACAGCCCACGGCCCGAAATAGGGTCACCGCCCGTGAGCTCCTTCAGGATCCCCTCGTTCAGCGTGTCCCCCTTGGACGGCTCCTGCATCACAGCATACCGACACGGCTTGAGCTTGGCGATTTCGGGCGACACGCTGCCGATCGTGGTCCGCTTGCTGGTCACCAGCGAGACCGGCACCACACCCTTGTACGCCCCGAGCACCTCGGTCATTAGCTCGACCAACTTGCTCTTGCCGTTGCTGCCTTCGCCGTTGTAGATGTTGAACAGTTGGTTGTCGTTGGTGCCAATCAGCACCGCCGACAGATGCTCCCACATGTACTCACACTTGCTCGGTTCGGTGAACAGCATCTTCATGAAGTTCTCGATCTCGGCCCGGATCGGCGCCGCCGTATCTGATTCCAGTGCCTCTTCGTCGTACATCAGCCCGGTGGTTGTCGAGACGTAGTCGTCGGGCAATCCCTCACGGAAGCACCCCTTTTCGAAATCCACCACGCCGTTCTCGCAGCCTAGAAGCATCGGGTTCATGTCCAGCCGATCAAGGAAGTCTGGATCGTAGAAGAGCTCACAGCACTCCCGCATGACATTGTTCTTGTATGCAGTCTTCTTGAGGTTGATCGCAATGTTGTTGTAACTCCGGGCCTTCTTCTTGACACGATCGTACGCCTCGTCGGTTTCATCCATCGACGCCAGCATGGTTTGGAGCTTGTCGACCTCCCGCCGGTACATCGGCGACAGATGCTGCGAGATTTGCATCCGCAGGTTTGTCCCTTCGTCAATCTTCTTCCAGTAATGTCCCGTGAACTGATACCAGATCCGGTGCTTGATGCTGGCGCACCGATACTCGCCGTTGAAGATCCGGTACAGCACGTTTGCTACGTCAAACTCTGCCTGGCCGTTCAGGCTCGACTCCATCGCTTCGCCGATCGACGACTGCCGAAGTCGTTCGTACTCATCAGGGTTCGATGTCCGACACCAGTAAGCCAGTGACCGGTCGGTCAGTCGGCTCACCCCGTTGCTCTGCGACGTGTCCCAGATTCGCTTCATATTTGCCACATCAGCGATCTGGAACTTGGACGAACGCGAACTGAACAGCACCCACGATCCAAAGAGCTTGTTCGAGGTGTTCCGGAGCGCCCACCCCACCCGCAGCCAGGCATCCCGCGGATCGTAGTATTCGGGTCCGAGCGCCATGGCGTACTCGTGGGCATCCCGCAGATGCGCCTCGTGGAACGGCAGCTCGTCCAGCATCGTTTCGACCTGGAGCCGGATCTCAGACAGCGGTTGCCCCACAACGTTGGGCCCCTGGGAAATGACCCGCGGTGTGTAGACCGACGCGCCGCCCGACGGCGCTGGCCCGGGAATCGCTTCGCCTTCACCGCTCGGCGCTGCCGCAGCCGGCTTCTTTGCCTTCCGCCCCGCCAGCAACTCCTTGGCCACAGCCTCGTGCTTCTCCACCCACTCCTCTTGCACTTTGGGTGTCGGCACGTTGAGCGAACGGGCGCTCCCCTTGGCCAGCACCGCCTGGTGGCCCGAGACCGACTCCGGTGCTGGCTCGATCATGGTGCCGCTGTTGGACACCCGGTAGGTCTTGACCACTCTGTACGCATCATGGTGGTGCTTCCGCGAGCCGTACATCTGCCATTGGCACGTCCCCAGCGCCACACCCTTGTCAACCACCCCCTCCATGATCGTCTCGGTTTCGCTCGTGCTGATCAGCGGCAGATCCTCAAAGACGTCTTCCAGTTCTTCGATCGCCTGGTCCCGCACTAGCTTCCGGGTCGCACGGTCCACCGCCAATCCAAAGACCACGTGCACCCCGTCCTTTGTCAGTTCGGGCTGTGGATTGGGATCAGGCTTCTCCATGACCCACACGTCGAAGTGTGGAATGTCTTCAGCGTCGAGCACCAGCAGCTCCTTCAGAATCCCAACCAGTGTCACCACAGTGTCAAAGAGGTGCTCTTCGGTGTGCTTCCGTTCGGTGGTGCCCTGTTTGTACCGGAAGTCAAGATCGATCAGCAGCGGTCCAACGTGCCGCTGTGTCTCAGTCAGGTACTCTTCGTTGCCTTCGACAAACACATGCTGATGGTAGAGCTGATTCAGTTCGGCGAGTTCCGAGTCGGGGATGTGGTAGGAACCGCCTGAGATTTGCCGCGCTTTGGACCCGATCCGGGTGTGTGTGATGGGCTTACCCTGACCCTTGCGCACCATACGGTCACGCAACCATTCTCGTAGGCCACGTTGTGGTGCCATCCCTGCTGGCATCCTCCCTGGTATCCCCCAGGTCAATTTTGGCGGCTATTTCAACACGCACCAGTTAAGTCACAACCGCAAATGGCATGCCATATTCTGCAAGAGGGGGAGATGGTGTGGATTGTTTAGCGGTGGATAATGGAGAATTGGGCGAGCGAGGACCCAGTTAAGGAGTTGGCGCTAATCTAATCTAACGCAGCGTCGTAGTCATGAGCAACCCAAACCTGAAGCGGTTGGCGCGAGATGTGGCGGATTTGGCACGACATCCGCTCACAGAAGAGGGAATCTACTACTATCATCACGAGGACGACATTACAAAGGGGACGGCGGTGATTCGGGGGCCCGAGGGGTCGCAGTACGAGGATGGCTACTTTGTTTTCGACATTGAGTACCCAGCTGCGTATCCGACCGAAAACCCCAAGGTGAAGTTTCAGACGCGGGCGCCGTGTCTAGGCGTCGCGCAGGACAAAAACAGCCGCCAATGGAGCTTGGTCCGGATGCACCCGAATCTGTATACACGGGGCAAGGTGTGTCTGTCGTTGCTGGGGACGTGGAAGGGGCAGCCTTGGACTTCGTGCTGCAACATCCGCATCCTCTTGGTGACGATCCAGGCGTTGCTCGATGACAACCCCTACGCCCACGAGCCCGACTCCCACGTGAGCGACGACAAGTTGCAGGCGTACAACGAGACAGTTCGTTTCCACACTCTGTACAATGCCTTGGCTCTCTTTGCCCGGGACACGCTGCCGCGGCTGCCGAGCCCGCTTCAGGCCCAGATCGCACCGCATCTGACTGACAGCATTATGCGGACCACCGCACGGCTGGCCGAAGAGATCCCCAAGGGCGAACTGCCCAAAGGAGAACGGGTTTGTTCAATGTACGGTTTCACAACACACATTGATTACGACCTACTGGCTGCCCTCTTGCAGTCGTTGGATGTGCAGCAGCAAGAGGTGAAGGGCGGAGCAGAGGACGACAAATTGAATGAGAGCGTGGAGACGCTCTCTGCTTAGAACAGCAATGGAATTTTGTCCCAACTGCGACAACATGCTCTACACCAGACTGAGCTCGGAGGAGGGCGAGGCGCTTACTATGTACTGCCAGCGATGTGGCACCACGCACGAGACTGGCGGCACGTCAGGCCCGGTGTCGAGCACGCTGATTAAGCAGCGGCTCCAAAAGCCGGCGTACGTCGCAGGAACAGCAACGGCTCGCGACCCAACGTTGCCGATCGCCAAGGACATTCAGTGTCCGGCGTGCGCCGAGGCGGGTCGTCCTGCGGCCCCAGTGGTCTACGTGCGGTACGATGCGACGATTGTCAAGTATCTCTACATTTGCACGGCCTGTCCGCATCGGTGGAAGGTGGAGAACCTCAATGTCTGATTCTTGGAATCACCGATGTCAGCGTTGGCGCAGAAATTGACATCAAGGAATCTAGGCGTCTTACGCTAGACAATGGGCGATATTCCCGACGATCGCAACCATCTGCCGACCATCAAGCTCAAGCCACTCACTGACGATGTCTGGGGGGAAAGCCCGGACGAATACGAGAGCGATGGGATGCAAGAGGGGGGAGGGAGTGATGGTGGCAGCGACCCGGGGCTTGAGTTTGATTTCGAAGACGACACAGAGCTGGACGAAAGTGGTTTGCCGCAGCTTCGGATGTTTAAGGGGGACGGTGCTGACACGACGCACTCGGACATGACGGTGGCCAAACTGTCCGAGCTGGCCGAGCCCCACGCCGATGAGTACACTGGCGAGGGAGAGGCCGTTCCGAGCGACGACGACGACGAAGAGATGCGCGGTGGATGTCTTGACCTGGGGCTGGCGGTGTTGGACGACGCCGGCATTCCCGGTCTCGACGACGACGAGGACCGGGTAGGAGGCCAGCGCGGTGGCCACAGCGATTTTGATGAGGATACGGACGACGAGGGCGATGCGGACAGCGATGAGGAGGACATGGTGCGGCTGATCGACGGCGATGCTTCGCGGAACCAACTGGCCAAGATGCACCCGTTCATCGTGGTCCCGACCGACGCCGAGGTCGAGGCGATGTCTCTGGTGGTTCGGAACCAATACGGGCAGATCATTGACGAAAATCACAGTCGCACCCATCCGTGGATCAGCCGGTTTGAGCTAGCGGCGGTGCTGGGGAAGCGTGCCGAACAGCTGAGCCACGGCGCTCCGCCGCAGATTGCTCTGCAAGAGGGGATCATTGGGTCGATGGAGATTGCGAAAATGGAGCTGGAGCAGAAGAAGATTCCGTTTGTGATCCGGCGGCCACTTCCAGACGGCGGCGGGAGCGAGTACTGGCCGGTGCACGAGCTGATGGTGCTCAACTAAGGATTTTCGCCCCCCTCCGAGATCCCCTGGCTGCAAGATGATAACAGCAAATTGAGGGGACTTGCAGTCCCCCTGGCTGCAAGATGATGATAACAGCAATAGCTAATCTCATCATCCCTTTCCCCTCTTGCATGTTTTCTCTCGCATTGGCAATTGAATGGCGAAGACGTGTTCAAAGGGCCGGAAGGGCCGCAGAGCTTCCAGACGCACCCGTGTCCATCGCGGCGGCTCATTTGTCTGTCCTGGTCCTCCTGGCGATGTTTGTATCATGGGTGTTTCTGCTACGCAGTTTCCGCATGTTCCAGGAGTCAATGTACGAAAGTTTTCTGCAAAGGCCTCCAAAGGCGGCCGGCGGAAGACACGCCGAGTCAAATCAAAGAAAGGCCGCCGAAACACCCGTCGGTCGCACCGAGGCGGCAGCATCAAGATCAAGCTCCAACCAGGTTCACACCTTAGTTCAGCTCTTCACCTTAGTTCAGCTCTTAAGAACTGGTTATCCCATCTGGCTTCCGCCCCAACACACTGTGGAGACCATAAAGTTCTGAAAGCTACAAGACGAACAGATCAGACACTGTCGGCTACGAAACAATCTCTGTCGTATTAGCAATTGAATGGCGAAGACGCGTTCAAAGGGCAGGAAAGGCAGGGCTTCCCGACGCACCCGTGCCTACCGTGGAGGCAAGCAGCACCTCATCGGCGGTCCAGTTTGGACAAGTTTGGGGGGTCTCCTGGAAGCGTGACGTATGGTACCCCACCCCTTCATGTCATCAATACCCCCTCGCCGACCGAAGGCCCAACACTCTCAAGTTATTCCAATCCAAGCCCTTCCACATTTCATTTTGGTCCGTATGGTTCCAAGACCACTCCCAAAAAGGGCGGCCGGCGGAAAACACGCCGAAGCAAGTCAAAGAAGGGCCGTAAGAGCCGCAAGGGCACCCGGTAACTGCGACGCTCCTTCTAAGACGAACACATGAGACAGGCCTCCGGATTCGCCCGTGAACACACCAGCTTGGCCTCTTCGTACGCCTTTTTCTCGGCTTCGGTGGCATCGCTCTTGGGCTTGGGTGGAATCGCCTGCGCCTCGGCCGGAGTGCCGCCCTCTTCCACCGGAATCGTCACCTGCTGCGGTGACGCAATAGCACGGGTCCGAAGATAGTACAACACTGTCTTGAGCCCCGCGTCCCACGCATAGAACAACATCGACGTCATGTTTGCATAGTCCGGCTTCTCCAGCCACAGGTTCATGCTCATGCTCTGATCAATGAACGGGGCCCGGAACTTGGCGTGGTCGATCACGTGCTGCATCGACAACTCCCACGCCGTCTTGTGCAACGCCTTGCCCTTAGCATCGATAACATCCGCGGGAAGCTGCTGCACACTTCCGTTGTTCCGGATGATGCTATTCTTGACCTCCTTCGTCCACTTGTCCCGCGCGATCAGGTCGCGAACCAAGACCTCGTTCATCACCACAAACTCACCCGCACCCACCCGGCGCAGATACAGATTGGACGTCCGGGGCTCAAAAGCCTCGTTATTCCCTTCGATCTGTGCTGTGCTTGCCGTCGGCATCGGCGCCACTGTCAGCGACATCCGCGCCCCCACCTCTTGTACCCGCTGCTTCAGCTGCTCGTAGTCCCAGCGCCCCGAGTACCGCACATTCTTCTTCGGCCACATGTCTGGCTGCAACTTTCCCTGCGACATCGGGCTGCCGGAAAACGACGAATACGCGCCGGCCCATTTCTCGGGCAGCTCTAGCTCTTCAGGGATCGGCCGCATCTCCTCCAGCAGCTTGCGCAGCCCCGCCTTCCGGACGTTGGTGATGTGACCCACCCGGTCGCTCGGCACTGCGTACTTGTAGATGTAGTTGGGGTTCTCATGAGGCTTTTGGTCTGGTGTCTCCCCTGGCAGCATCGACAGCCCGTCAAAGTCCCACTCACCCGCCGCATGCGCCGCCCGCAGCTCCACCATCTTCTCTCGCCGCTCCTCGGCCAGTTCGACGCTGGCCTCGGTGGTGGCGTGGTACATGGTCTCGAAGATTTCGGTGTCCAGCTGAAGTGCTTCCTCCGAATCAAACGGAAACCCGAAGATCTTGAAGAGATCGTCCAGCCCCTGCACCCCCATCCCAACCGGCCGGTGCCGCTTGTTGCTCCGGCCCGCATCAATCACCGGGTAATCGTTGATGTCAATCACAATGCTCAGGTTCTTGACCACAATCTTGCACGCCTGGTGATACGCTTCATGGTCAAACTCCTGCGGCACCCCAGCCTCGTTGCGCTTGACAAAGCGTGGCAGACACATGCTCGCCAGGTTGCAGACCGCCGTCTCATCGGACGCTGTGTACTCGACGATCTCGGTGCAGAGGTTGCTACATTTGATGGTGCCGAGGTGTTTGTGGTTAGACTTGGCGTTGCAGGCATCCTTGTTCAGTAGGTACGGCGTGCCGGTTTCGATCTGGCTCTCGATCATGGCGAACCAAATCTCTCGCGCGTCCACCACCGCCTCTGCCAACCCCTCTTGCTCGGCCTTTTCGTACGCGGCACGGTACTCGTCGCCGTGAAATTCTGACAGCTCCGGCACCTTGGATGGGCAGAAGAGACTCCACTTTTGGTCGTTCCTCACCCGTTCCATGAAGAGCTCCGACGCCCAGCATGCATAGAAGAGATCGCGGGCCTTGAGATTCTCGTCGCCCCGGTTCCGGCGCATATCGAGCAGCGTCCGAACCTCCTTGAGATGCGGCTCGAAGTAAACAGCAAACGCACCCGGTCGTTTCCCACCACCCTGATCCACATACCGAGCCGTCTGGTTGAAATTCTGGAGCATCGGCACCAGCCCTGAGCTGTTGCCCCCGGTGCCGTTGATCGGGGCCCCCACGTTGCGGATGTTGTGTATGTGCAGCCCGATCCCGCCCGCCGTCTTCGAGATCAGCGCACACCGCTTGAGCGCATCGTAGATAGCCTCGATGCTATCCTGGTGAATCCCGGTGAGAAAGCAAGAGGAAAGCTGCTGGACAGTGAGTCCCATGTAGAACTCGGTCGGGGTGCCGTAGATGTTCTTGAGATCCTTGAGCAGCGTGTACGTTTCGCGCACCTTTTCCAGGTTGCTGCCGTGGAATCCCACCGCCACGCGCATCCACAGATGCTGTGGGAGCTCCTGAATCCCACCCCGTTTCACCAGGTACGCAAACTTCAGCGTGCGGAGTCCAAAGTATGTGAGCTTATAGTCGGCCGAGTGGTCGATCATCGCTTCGTACGCCGAGCCGTACTTCCGGACGTTGGCCAGGAACGAATCCTTGTAGACGCTCCGTCCTGCCCTGAGGCCGGCCTCCTGGATCCGCTCCACCACAGCAGCAAAGGTGCCCCGCTTTCGCTTGGCCCGCTTCTCCTCTTCGGTGATCGGCGCAAACCTGGCTCGGTGGTCCTTGTGCATGGCGGAGACGGTGATCCGCGAGGCAAGCCAGCCGTAGTCAGGGTGAGTAGTGTACAACGAATACGCTTCCTCTGCGCCGAGCTCGTCGAGCTCCGATGTCTTCATGCCGTCGGCCAGCTGCTCGATAAGCTTCTGTGCCATTGTGTGGGGATTCACCATGAGCTCAGGGGCCGGGGTCTTCGCCGTCGTCGTCATCCGCTTCAGGATCTTGTCGAATGAGACAACTTCCTGCCGGCCACTGCGTTTGGTCACGCGCATAGGTGGGCACGCCATACTCCCCATAGACGACATCTGGGTCTACATTGGTTGGGATAGAATTTGAACAGGAAGCCACTGCGAACCCCGAAGCGACACCAGCCGCTGCCGCAGCATCCACGGTCTCGGTAGTCGCATCCGGGACTGCGACCTCGGCTTTGGCTGCCGCGCGGGCCGCCAGGATTTCATTCCATGCACTCTCGAACCGCCACAGGACCGAGTTGAACCACTGCCGATTGCGCTCCACCGTGATCAGCGAATGGTTTTCGAGACGCCAGAATATCCGCTGCATCCACTCCATCTGCGGATTGGCCTCGCGGGTCGCCTTTTCCCAGATTTCGTACTCCTCCAACTTGGCAATGGCAAGAGGAGGGTAGAAGTAGCGAATGCGCTGGATGGTTGGGTCAAACAACATCAGTAGGGCGCCCTTGGGCTTGCCGTCGGCCGTGCGACTGAAGGTGCCGTCGGCCTTGGCCTCGTTCCACGTCGGGTACTCGACAAACTGACACTCAAAAAAGTCGCACAGCGGAAGATTGCACGCCTCCATTTGCAGCTGCATCTGAATCCAGTAGTCCCGCTTCGGGATGCCGGTGAGCTCGCGATTGACGACGTTCTTGATCTCGAGCATCCGGCCGTAGAACGGCCCTGGCGTCCTTACCACCCCATCCGGTGATGCGCCTAGAAACTCGTAGACCGGATGGCGAATGCAGCCGTATTCCCGAACCTCGATATCAAACCATTGCGAATACAGTGCGGTGGAGACAGGTTCGTACTTTTTTCCCCAGTGGAGCGGCGATGAGGGGCTGGCAGCGGGATCCTTCATATCGGGCTGCGGCAAGATCAGCTTGTCGCGGATCAGCGCCCGAAGGGTGGCGTCGCTGGTGATGGCCTTCCACGCCGTGCTGGCAGAGATCAGGGTGTAGCGATCCATGAACCAGCCCGGTGTGCCCTGTGGATGGCATACGTGGTTGTCGAGCCGCTCGATGCTTGCAGGATCGGCCATGAGCCGTTGGACATCCCATGGCCACGGAGCCACCATATGCGGGCCCTGTCGGGGCGGCGACCAAGCCATTAGGGCATCAACGATGATGTCGACTCCTTCGTGCAGCCAGGGGTTGCCCCAGAACCGGAGCATGCCGTCGGGGTCCACCATATGGGCCACAGCATTGGTTGCGCGGTCCCACCAGTCGTCGTAGCTAGCCATTTCGGCGACAACGTCGGTAAACGGGAGCACCTCGGAGAGCGTCACCTCGGTGAGCGGTAAAAGGTCGGGCGTCTCGGGAGATGCAAGAGGGGAGGGGGGTGAGTGAGTTGAGACGGGGGGGCTGAGTTGAGGCATCGGGGGGGTAGGATCGTCAGTGGCCTCGGCCATGGATGAGTGCCTTATTTCACGCAGTGGCGAGGTCCAAGTCCTTTCGTCGCAGATCCATCTAGACGCATCTTAACTGTTTTAAGTACTGTGCCGAATGTCTGTATCCATCGAACCTGCGACGCTGCCGACACCGGTCGGAACTATCACCCTCTCTCCCGGCGAGGCTTCGGCTTCGTCGGCGGCATCGGCGGCATCGGCTTCGTCGGCAGCATCGGCGGCATCGGCTTCGTCGGCAGCATCGGCGGCATCGGCGGCGGCCGCGACTGCTGCACCGCTGCGGTTGGCACCCGCCACGGGCTATGCCACTCAGCGAGAGGTGTTGCTGGAGAGACTCACCAACTATTACAGCAAGGACGACTTCGCCGCTCTGGACCAGGTGCTACCGATCATCAACCGCGAGGACGTCGTCAGTCTCCGGCTGGTGGATTGGTTCGTGACCAACTACGCCAAAAAGGCGCTCACCACCTACATGAATCACTCGGGCCGTCGGTTCGTGGTTCACAACGAGTACAAACTGCGGCTGCGGAGCTACAAGAAGCGGCAGTTTGACCCCTTTTGCCGCTGGGATCGGATTACCATTCCATATCGCGACGGCAAAGAGGTCATCACCACCGTTGGCCAGCTCAACTTCTTCAAGTGGGCGCTCGAAAACAAGGTCATTGAGTTCATTCGGGAACATCAGAAGGAGATCGAGGCCGATATGAACGCACGCAACAGCACGGCACGGGCACGGCCCGCCGTTTCAGGCGCCAGCTCGGGCGACAAGACCCGGCGGAAGCGACAGGAACTGACCAGCTCTCGGGTCAAGGGCCTGAACAAACAATCTACGCAAATCACCATGGACTTCAGCTAATGGGCAACGCAATGTCGCACATGGCTCCCCCAGGCGACGGGAGCCGAATACGCAGCATCGGACCAAACGCCATCTCCAACCCTTCGGGTTCCCTCTTGCTATTGGCTGCGCCGAGCACCGACACGACGCCGTGGCGCATCCGGGGCACCGTCTCGCCCGCCGACGAGGAGCGCCAGATCAACCGTCTGATAGACACCAAAAATGATGATGGCAAGAAGCCGCACATTGTCTACTACGGTCTTGATCCGACGGATCCGATGCCCGAATCGCAGGCACGCAAGCTGATGCAGCACGGTCTAAGCGCAAGCGTGTTCCGCGGCGGGCTTTTCGAATGGGGGCTCTTGCGGGAGGTATTCGGGGATGCGGCCTACGGCATCGACAACTGCGGCAGCGACCGGAGCGCCAGCTTCAACTGCCTGGACTACCTGGCCTAGCGGCTTAGGTGCGTTGATGTCAAAGAGAGCGACGCCGTGTCTCTGCGCCTCAGCCAGTGCATCGTCCCAGTTGTTGGTCGGTGTAGGGATGAGCGGATCGTCCAGTGTCGGGTCGTGCGAAAGGAAGGCCACAGCGGTGGCCAGCAGCTGGGCGTACGGATCGTGGTACTCGCCGCTGATGGGATCGGGATCGTGGGCTTCGACGCTGCCCTCAAAGCCGGGTTGGCCCATCTTGTGCCGCAGATTGTAGTAGTCCATTCCGGCCGGGATGGAGCCGTCCACCACAAGCACCTGACAATCAATCTGCGAAAGCCATTCGTTGTGAGCCTCTTCGCAGCGGCAGAGGTATTCGAACGACACGTCTTCACCGGCGCGATTGCGTTGATCGATCCGGTGCTTGGCCTCGGTCGGTGGAGTGTAGACGTAGATGATGCCGTCGGTGGCGGCGCATTCGGGACGCCGGGCGGTGAGTGTGTTGAAGGTGTTATCGTAGATGCGCCACTCGATGTCGCTAAGATGACCATCGGCCCTGAGCATCTTGGCAAAGACCGAACGATCTGTTTCGACCGTTCGCTCCGACAAAATGATGTGGGCGTAGTTTTCGTCATCGGGGGCTTCGGGCTTCTCAAAGGCGCAGCGGCTGTCGCAAATGGCGGCGGCAACCAGATCATTGGCCTGCGTGGTGGCCGAGTACCTGGTCATCAGCGCATTGATCTGGAACATGAAGGAGTAGCGTCGGATGTCGTCGTAGAAGTAGTTGAGCACGCTCTTGCCCTCGGCGTCGGTGGTGTTGCACCAGGTCTTGACTGGCTCATCCACCACGGTGAGCTGCGGTCGTGCGGTGTGGCGGTGTGGACGCGTTGCCATCCAGTAGCGCAGGTTACCGAGAAATCGGCTCTTACCGGCGCCAATCACACCCTCGAGCGAAACCCGGCGGATCTTGTCAGAGAAGGCGAGATGCAGCATGTCCTTTGCCCCAGCCATCCTCTTTCCGATGTGCCTTTCTGCCGCGGCCATGCGAAATCTCAATTTAGAATCTCGGCCGCACAAATTGAGAGCGAAATAGAGCCAACTCCTGTTCACACAGGACACCTCACGGTAACCGATGAGTCAGCCTCAGAATGCGTTCAACCAGAGCAAGCTCACCCGCCGCGAATGGGAAGGACTAGAGGTCCCGCTCCCACCCGAAGAACTCGCTATTATGAAGATGATTGTGGCGGGCTGGCATGATCCCACGATCTGCACCAATCCACGACAATCCCTGCTGTCTGTGACCAAGCTGGGATCACTCTCGGCGGCCAACGATATCCTCTACGACCGCTACCTGCGGGGCCGGGTGGAGGCCTTGGCTAATGAAATCGGTCTCTCGGCGCCCGTAATCGGCGGGGCCAACAAGAAGGGCAAGAAGGGGGGTGGTGTGAAGCTGACGGCGGCTGACACGATCCGGCTTGCCAACACCAGCGCCGATGTGCTCCAGAGTCGTCCCGACATCTGGGAGGCGACGCTGTTGATGTTTGCGGCGGCCATTATGCACGACTGGAGCAATGCAGTCGGATACTATACGCTGGCCCGGGCACTAGAGGCGCAGGTGGACGGCACCAACCCGTATGTGCTTGAGTTTGTACGGGAGGTTTTGGAGAAATGCAAGAGGAGTGTGAAGGTGGATGCGATGGTGGCGAAGATCGAAGACGCCTCCGAACTCAACCCCGTCTTGCAGTCCTTTGCGAACCGTCGGCTCTACAAGCACCAAAAGGACTTGTTTGCGGCGCTGAAGCTTGAGGGTTCAAAGCTAATCATGTACCAGGCGCCGACGGGCACTGGGAAGACGCTTTCGCCGCTGGCGGTGAGCGAAGGATACAAGGTGATCTTTGTGTGCGCCTCGAAGCATGTCGGGATGCAACTGGCCCGGGCGTGCATCAGCATCGAGAAGCGGATCGCCGTGGCCTTTGGGTGTCACGACGCAGGCGATATCCGGCTTCACTACTACGCGGTGAGCGAGTGTACCCGCCGGCGACGGACGGGGGCCATCGGCAAGATCGACCACAGCCAGGGGCAAAAGGCCGACATCATGATCACCGACGCCATCTCGTACCTGCCGGCGATGCACTACATGCTCTCCTTCAACTCGGCCGAGTCACTGCTAGTCTATTGGGATGAACCCACGATCGCGATGGACAAGGCCGAAGACGAACTCCATGCCGTTGTGCGGAAGAGCTGGGCCGAGAACCAGATTCCCAACATTGTGCTGTCGTCGGCGACACTCCCGCCGCCGTCGGATCTGCCGCGATTCATCGACTACATCCAGGACTGCTTCAGCATTCCCGATGACCGCATCATCACCATCAACAACTACGAATGTGCGCGGACGGTGCCAATCTTGCTCAAGTCGGGCGACGTGGCAATGCCGCACAGCGTGGCGCAATCAGCGGAAGAGCTGGCAAAGATGGCCAGGCAGTGCGCCTCCCGGGCCACCCTCTTGCGGCACATCGATCTGGGGGCGGCGGCCCGGTACGTGCTAGCGGCCACCCAGCTGCTGCAAGAGGAGGATGGGTTTGAGAAGCTGGAGGATGTGACCCCTGAAGCCGTGAAGCGGGCGTACTTGGATTTGGTGGTGCAGGTGGCGCAAAAAGAGGGGTTTGAGACGGCGCAAGGGTTGGCCAAGGAGAAGCGGCGGTTCGGTGGCGGCGTGAAGCTGGCGACCGTCGATGCGGCATCGATTACCCACGGTCCGGCGCTGTACCTGGCGGTTGACACTGAGAAGGTGGCCAAGTTCCTGCTCCGCGATGCGAATCCGCCGGCCGAGATCATTGACCGGCTTCGGCAGCAGGCGCACGACAACTCGCAGGTGATGGCCGAGATTCAGCGGTTGGAGAAGGATCTCGAAGACCGGCTGAACGCCGATGGCCGTGAAGGGAAAGAGGGGGGGAACGACGATGAGGATCGGATGGCGGAACGGCACGGTGCCGTCGGACGGAAGCTCACGAAGATGCGGGAGAAGCTGGGAGAGCTGCGGCTGCCGGACCGGGAGGTGCCCAACGCTGAGGAGCACCAGCTGCGGCACCACGGAGTGGTCAAGCCCGAGGCGTTTGCGGGAAGCGTGCCCCCGCACCATCTAGAAGAGGTGCTGCACCTGGAAGTGCCGAACTGGAAGAAGATGCTGCTGATGATGGGGATCGGGGTATTTGGCGACGACTGCCCGACGTACCGCGAACTGATGTCGCGGATGGCTTCGGAGCGGGAGCTGTACTGTGTGATTGCGGGCACCGACTATGTCTACGGCACCAACTATCAGTTCTGTCACGGGTACATCGGACGCGACTTGGCCGATATGCCAGTAGAAAAACTGTACCAGGCGTTGGGACGGGTGGGACGGGGACGGCAAGCGGGGCAGTATTCGTGGCGGCTGCGCGATGATTCGCTTGCCCGGCACATCTTCCTTCCCGACACCAAGTTCACAGAGGCACGGCGGATGGACCGACTGATGAGCGGGAGCAAGTGAGATGAGATGCTAACTTAGGCGTTGACGACAGCGGGGCGTACTTCAACTCCGTAGCGGGCGGCGATGGTGGGCGGCAAGAACTTTTCCTGTCGGGCAACCAGCTTCTTGTGGCATTTGCTGATGGTCACTTCGCTCATCCTGCAGGCCTGCGAAACGACCTTTTTGTTGAAGTTTTGCTTGGTCATCTGACAGACGTACCACACGATTCCCGAAGCCACGGCGTTTGGCGCGTTCTCTTGCACGAGCTTCTCTTGGTCCACCTTGAGCGCGATGAAGCGAGCCAGTGCGATGAGGTCTTCGGAGAGTCCGGCACGGCAGGCGAACCGATCCACAAAGTGGCTGCTCAGCATTTTCGGGAACTGCGTCTCGTTGGTGCCTGGCCCCCGCTCCCGCTCGATGATGCTTAGGACACTCATGGCGTTCTTGCACCCCCGAGTGGTGTGGGCTGGGTCAAGCGAGAACATGGTGGCAATCTCCTTGGCCGTCCGCGGACAGCCATTGAGTCGGCAAGAGAGGTAGAGGGCGGCGGCGATGATGCCCTGCCGGTTAACTCCTCGGAAGCTGCGCTCCTCGCTGATCTCCTTGTGAATGCGGTAGGCCTCTTCGATCAGCCGCTTTGGCAGACCAGCCCGCACCGCCGCCCTCCGGATATTCTCAAAGCCGTCGTGGAGGGCCTTTTCATGGTACGGCATCGACTGCCAGTTGGCGTACTTGCCCAGCTTACGCATCTGAACGCTCTTGGTTGCACCAGTGAGTCGGCATCCAAACGACGACTCCTTCAGGAACCGATTGACGGGCATACCGCAGCGGGCGGGATCGTCGGTGCCGTCGCTGCGGTGCCGCCATTCGGCAGACTGGTCGAGCGCCTTGGCTCGGGTGAGACCGCAGAGTGGATCGGTGCATGTGTACAAATTGTCGTCGCCGATCCGACACTCTGCTCCACATTTTGGGCACAGCCAGTTGTCTGTCTCGTCCAGATTGCGTTCGCCAATGTGCTGTGCTTGGGCTTCCATTGCCTTGGCAATGTGCCCATCGTTGGCCTCCATCCAGGAAGCCGACAGGGCCGTGCCGCAGCGCTGCCACGTCCCGGCTGGGACTCGGCGCCGGACACGGCGAGCAGTGAGGGAAACGGACATAGGGAGTTTACTATGCTAATCCGCCAATTCTCTCTATTTCAATTTGGACCCATGGGCACCAATCCCGAGCCCATCGTATATTCCTAGAGGCTTGTACTCCTCAAGCTTACCGTGATTGTTCGTTCCCGACGACCCAAGGGCCATCAGCGCGGAACCAAACTGCATCCCGGACCCGCCGGGGCCGCCTCCGCTTCCCAACCGCAGCGTCGGCGCCCCCACCCCCTGGCCGCCCTGTGCGCCGCCACCCATCGCTCCCAATACCCCGTTCCCTCCCCTCTTGCTCTTAACATTGCCCATGCCGTCAACCCGGAGACCGGTCTGCCGCAACACCTCGGCACGCTGCCGTTCGTGAATCCAATGCTTCCACGAAATCACCAACATGCTCGGCTGGACGTAGACCGCCTTGAAGTTGTCAGCCTCCAACTTGTCGAGCACATACTTGATGCACTCTTCCTTGTCGTACAGCGGACACCCTACCAACACATCGGGAAACCCGAAATAGCAAAACTTGTCCTGCGGTCGCATGCGGTTCCGCATCTTGATTGCCCGGTGCACCCGAACCAACACCTTGTTGTACGTGTTGGCCCGCGCATCCTGCTTCTGGTACTCCAACGCAAACAGCTCATCAATGTTCATTTTTTCTGGCTGTTCGTCGCCCCACTCACCGTTTGCAATGTAGGCGCTCATCCGCTTACTAACGTGACTTGAGAAAACGGCGCCGGGTTAAGAACGTGGAATATCACTTGCGACCCGCAGTGACGTGGGAATGGCCCTTTTTGCGTCTGCCGACGTGCGGTGCTGGCCCCGGTTCTGGTTGACGATCTATGCTTTCAAAATACGCCTCAACACGATCTGTGAATGCACTGATGTATGCCTGTTTTGACTTGAGCCCCTTGAACTCTGTGTGCGCATTCGGCTCGACCGCCAGCAACGCCTCTTTGAACGGCAATAGTGCCTTGACATGATAGTGATCCATGTCACGGGCATCTACAGCAGGCTCGAGCACAATGTCCAGATCCGCATCCCGATCATTGAAATAGGATACATCCGCATCGTCTTCCTGAATTATTGCTTCTCGCCACCCTCGGATACGGTATGTCGTGTCCATTGGCAATGTCGGAATCGGAAACCCAACAGCCTGAACCAACACTGCTGACAGGTCGTGCGGCCTATCATCATCCCCGCATATGCAATAAGCCTCAAGTGGATGGCAAGGATAACCCATGCAGAAATCACAAGGCATGTACATTCGCTTGTCGGAAACACCCGTTCCCAAGGTGGTATATGTGTAATCGCCGAAACCAAGCCAATCCATTGTATTGACCTAGAGAACTGATCTCTAATATTTTTGGATCTTAATTGCGTCAACTTCCTCCAGGCCTATGATAGCCCCCCGCCATGATCGGCATCATCCTCAGAACCTTCCATTCGTCCATGAACAAGCAGTTTCCCGGCGTCAGCCTGAAGCTAATCAGGCGGTACGTCGTCTTCACCACCATCTCGGTCGTGGTCTTCTCGGCTGCGTATTACGCCCTAATGGACCAGAGCATCAAGTACACGGATGCCATTAACTCGGACTTTGCACGGCTGTCGGCTGAGCTAAACCCAGACAGCAGCAAGAAACAAAAGGCTCTGCCTTCTCCCGCCGGCTGGCTTTACCTCGGCAACGATGAGGTGCTCGAGACATCCAAGCGAGAACACGACTTATTAAGTGCTCTATACTTTTCGCTTTCAGTGCAATCCACCCTAGGCCCACCGCACTACCCTCCGAACCGGGCGTGGAAGCTGCTCACCGGGATTCACATTCTCTTTGTGCTGGCCGCGACGGTGCTCTCGATGACATAGCGGGGCCATGCTGCCCCCGCACCCCGTGCCAAGATGATTCACACAGCGGGGCCATGCTGCCCCCGCAACCCATGCTCCTCAACTCATTAACTCAGAGCGGTTTCCCTGACCTCACGCTCTGTGCCACCTTGGTCACAAACTGCGTCAGCGACTCCACCGTCGTCTTGGCCTCCATGATCGCCTTTTCGCCCGACGGCAGTTCGGCGACCACGGTCGGGTAGCCCTTAACTCCGGCCGCCTGGCACTTGGCCTCGGAGGCGTCATCTGCCTCGCAATCCACCGTCTCGCATTCGATCGGCACTCCCGCAATCGTCTTGCCATCGTTCGCCCCCTTCCACTGCTTCCACGGCTTGGCTGCCGCCTTGCTGTGCGGGCACCAACCCACCCCGAACATCGTCACCTTAACCGAGCCCACTCCCGGGCCAACGGCGCCACCCCCCGAACCGTCGCCAATGTACTGCGCATTCGGCACAAACTTGGGACCCGCACGGCTCCCGACCATCCGGTACACCACTATTGCGACGGCCACAAAAGCCACCAGCACCGCAATGCCGATCAGCACCCGATGGCTCGGCATTGCGCCCGTGATCTTCTTCAATACCCCAGTCATTGTCTTGTAGCCAGATACTTCAAAATCCGTCTAGACGAAAACCACGCCACACCAACAGCCAATCCCCCGCACATCCATGTCGGCATCAGCACCCACAGCAGCCCCTGCATCTTCCAGCACACCACCACACACCACTCACTTCCCCCTTTTGCACGCCAACATCAACGGTGAGGTCCGCACCTACGACACCAGCCAGTACCCCAACGCCGCCGCCATCTGGTGGGCAATGCAAGAGGAGATGTTGGGGGTTGTGCGGCCGCAAACTGGCCGAGTGAGCGTCGCCGACATGGCCGCGTTCATTCGCGACGCCGTGCCGCTCAAACATTCCCACCAGCCAAGGTAGGCCCATGCTCACTCGCCGGAACGCAGCCCGACGTGTCGGAGGGCGCCGCCACCGCAGCGTGACCCGTCGTGTCTTTGGCGAAAAGGATTACAACAGCGGAAATGGGATGATGACAAGCGTCTGGGGACCCGCCGCGTGGTTCCTGCTTCACATCATCAGCTTCAACTATCCCGTCCATCCCACCGCAGAAGACAAACAACACTACCGCAACTTCATTCTTAATTTTGGTAATGTGTTGCCATGTGGCAAGTGCCGCGAAAACTTCAAACTGACCCTGAAGCGAATACCGGTCACTAACGAAGCACTCGCCTCCCGTGATTGCTTCTCCCGCTACATCTACCGACTGCACAACGACGTCAACGCCCGGCTCCAGAAGAAGGCGCCAAACCCCACCTATTGCGAGGTGCGGGACCAATACGAGGCCTACCGCGCCCGCTGCGGACAAAAGGAGCAAAAGCAACAGGAAAAGGGCTGCACCGAACCACTCAAGGGCATTAAGTCAAAGTGTCTCATCCGGATCGTCCCCAAGACCGTCCGTGCCCAAACCCTCGGCATCCACCCCTCTTGCTCGTGCCGCAAGGGCCGCCACACTAGGCGCGCCAGCTCTTGATCCACTCGTTCACCGCCACGTGCGGGTTTGCTGAACTCAGTACCCGGTTGTCGATTAGCCAGACCGTGCCATTCGCTGTGGTTGCCACGGTCACCGGCCCTTTGGCGTTGGACGCCCAAACATACTTTTCCACCTCGGCCGTCGCCGCCGCCTGGGTGGCAGCGGTGGCCCGCATCAGGCTCTCGTGCCCAGCCGTCAGCCGCTTCGCCAGCTTGGTCTCCGAGAGCTCCTTGGTCCGCGCCGAGAACTGCAAGAGCGAGGGCGGCCAAGGATCCTGGAGCAACTTGCCGATGAACGCCGGCGTCAGGTTGCTCTCCTCGCACGCCCGCCCCAGCACATACCGAAAGAGCATGATCATCGAAGCCATGTCCAGCAGATTGCCCTGGCCATCGCGGTCGCCAACAACTTTTCGCAGCTGGAACGTGACGCCCCAATGCGACGGGGTTGCTAGAGGGGCAAGGCGTGAAACGTAGGTCTTGACACCCGGCAGCGAGTTAACCGCCCGGGTCACCGTGGCACGGGCCACCGCCAGGTCCGCGCCAACCCCACTGCCAAACGGCCCAGGCTTGGCCGGCGGATTCGACGCAAACGACAGCGGCACAAACTTGGTCGTCAGGTAGAACTGCTGGGTGATCTCGAGCACCTCCGTCGGACAATACCCCTCGCCCTCCTCCTCTTGCAGTTGGCGCAAATCCGCGCGCGCCTTGGCGGCGGCTGAGTTAAGTGAGGTCCCCTCGGTATCGACCATGTGGCAGAGCAGGATCTTGCCTGTGGACCCAGGCTGCGAGTACACCCTGAACGGCTGAGCAAAGTAGAGTGCATCGGTCCGGGTAGGGTACCCGCTGACATCGGCCTCCACCGGCAGGTTTTCGTAGTTCTGCGGCTTGTCGGCCGCGGGCACAGTCTGGCGGGTCTGGACGCTGCGGGGCTCGCCGTTGCGATCGAGCCACACGTATGTCACCCATTCCTGTGTTGTTGATGCGGGAGTGGGGGTCTTTTCACCTTCGGCCGACATTCGTGGCCATGGGAGTTGACACGGCTCTAGATCATGCTCGGAAGGATTCCCGAGTTCATGTTCTGGTACAGCGGCACCCGCTGGCATCCGAAAGCCGGCGGTGGGCAACGGCCTGGAGCTGGGCACGGCGGACACTGCGACGGATCGGGCTTGGGGCACACCGGCTTGGGGCACGCTGGACACGCCGGACACGCCGGACACACCGGTGGCACCACCTCGGTCTTCAGAATGTAGAGATCCTCCTGGCCCTTTGGAATCTTGGACTTGGGGATTCCCTTGGGCAGCGCACTCTGGGCGCCCTGGTGCTTGTGATGGGCCGAGGACCCATGAGTTGAGGAGGCCGTGGCCGCAGCCCCCTTGGGATCCGAGGCCCCATAGGGCGCGCTGCCAGCACCGCCGCCCCCTCCTGCCCCTCCTGCTCCCGGAGGGGTGTTAACTCCCCCAGGAATGTCAACTCCAGCAATTAGAGTGGACGAAGTCACTGACGAACCATCCCCCATGCTCTTGCTCGGCGCCGAACCCAACGCCTGGAGATACCCAAGCGTCTGCTCGAGCGCACTGCCGGGAGCCTGGGGGTTAACCTGCTGACCACCAGTGGTGTTGCCCCACGGCACACGCGGGAACATACTCTTTTGCTCCTTCATCGTTGGCAGCTGATTCTTGGGAGTGTCGGGCAGACCAACAGCCCCTGGAACCGTGGGCTCGGCCGACTTGTGGGCCTCGAGCCCTTCTCGCCCAGCCAGCATCGGCGCCACAAAGATCGCCACAACCGTCACCAGCAGCACCACAACGGCAATACAGATTGCACGCGGCATCCGCAAAAGACGAGGCAGCTTCCAAGCGCTTCTGGCCATGATCTAGACTATGTAGAGGGAATCTTGCATTTGAAGACATACCCCTCTCCCGATGGACACCGCCTCCCTGATGGACGGCTACAGCGGCGACGAACTCAACGACAGTGGGGCTTCGAACTCTGGGGCATCCACCCACAGCCGACATGTCAACGGATGGACCCATGAACTCGAGCGGCTGCTGATCTCGTGGGCTGAAAAAGCCTCTGGCTACGCATGGCTCCACAACCAGAGCATCTCACTCTACAAACACCGAAATCTGTGGTTGGCAATCCCGGCAGCCTTTTTTGCATACACCTCGGCCACCACTACGCTGTTGGTTCGGGGCGATGACGGCACCAAGGTCACCTGGCAACAGGTGGTCGCAGGCCTAGGCAGTCTTTTCGCCGGTATGCTGATCAACTTTCAGGAGCTCTTCACCTTCAAGGAACTCAGCGAACAACACCGACTAAGCAAGCTCGGCTTCTTGGCCTTTTTCCGGGACATCAGCTGCGAGCTGAGCATCCCCAAGGGGCAGCGGAAGGAAGCCAACGAGTACGTCACGCTGAAGCGGCTCGAAATGGACAAGCTGCTCGAACACGCACCCGACATCCCACCGAGGCTGGTTGAAAAGTTTGACAAGCTCTTTGCCGGAGTGCACATGCACAAGCCCGATGTAGTGTCGCGGCTCCAGACAATTGTGCCACACATCTCACCGTTGCTAGGGGAACAACGCCCACAACGCCATCGCGCCCCGCACATCAACCCATCCCATCTGAATCCCGAGGTGGACAACGAGGACAGACGCACTCACAGCAAGCGTCGGCCTCTGAAACTTCAATTCAACACAAACGAGGATATGACGTTGCCGTGGGCCAGCGCCAAAAAGGGGAAAACCAGCGACTTGGTGGAAATTGCCAACTCTGATTCCAACTCGGAGACCGAGGCGGGGGCCGAAGCATCAAGCGTTCCAGATGCGGCAGAAACGTCTTCTGTGGATTCAGATGATGAACATAAATCAGACAATGAGCACAAGCCCAAGCGCCGCCGCAACCCCGCTGGGGACTCAGACCATCGGAGAGCTGTTCGGACTGGGATCGTCTAGGAAGTTCATTTTTGTTTTCATTGCCATCGGTGCGTTGTTGCTGGCCGTAGCGATGCGGTTTGGCTTTCCAGGCGTTGGCAACGCTGCCGCGACAGCCTTGGGAGCAGCCGCCGCCAAGAGCGCCGTCTCGGTCCACACCGGCCCCGCACCGTCGTTTACACCCACTTCCACAACCGAGCCCGTTGCGGCCCCCGAACCCACAACCCCCGCCCCCCCTCTTGCATCCACGCCAGTCGAAGAGCTGACCCCGCTTGACGGCGGCGTTCCGACCGCCTACGACCCGCCTACTCAGCTGGAAGAAGTGACGTCGCTGGAGCCTGCGGGTCAGATTCCGACCATCGTGCCCGCCGCCGATTCACAGGTCGAAGTGCTGTGCTAAGCGTGAACCGTCACTGTAGTGTCGGGCTCGGGCCGCACGACGTCGCCGATGATGTCGACCGATTCAGCAATGACATCGACTAGATGCTGCGGGGCCCTGTTACCACCCTTGAGCAGCCGTGCCTTGCGCAGCTTGGCCCGGTTGGTCACGCTGCGCTGACCCCGTTGGTGGCGACTATTGCGTCGGGTGCCGTGGCTGCCGACAACAAAGGCCACCCGTCCGTTGTCCTTGCGGCCAACAGTAATCACCGTATCTGCAAGAGGGGGGGGTGTGGTGTTGGGGGCTTCGCTGGTGGCTGCGCTGGTAGCAGCTTCCTTGGGTGTCTGGATGCGGACCTTGGGTGTGGTCTGTGACGGAGAGCCGTGCAACTTGATGTTTGATTTGCGCTTGGCGCGCTGTGTCCGCATGTGTTCGCGGAAGGTTGGCAACGTGCCGCCCTTGAGACATCCCCACGGTGGACTGTTGCGATTGTTGTTGGCTGCGGTGCTGTTGGGCTCAAGCGGTGTGACATTTCGGGGCGCTGGGGCGTACGCAGCCTCACCACGCCGCCGCTGGGCCCGGATCGTCTTGCGTGCCCGCTCCCGAGCTCGGTCTTCGATCAGTTTGTTCAGATCGTGCAGCGCATTCTGGACCGCATTCACCGAGCGTGGGCCAGGGGACGAAGGAGGTGTCGTGGATGCGGCGGGGGGTGAGCCCGAGTTGAATGTCACCGTATGAGTTAAGGCGGATGGGGGTGTATGGGGTTCGGCGTGCGTTGATGATGCGGCGGGTGGCGGCGGTGGCGGCGGCATGGTCTGGGTCATCAGCGCCTTCATCACCGCCTCTTGCACAGCTGCCGATTTGGCTTCCACTTCGGCCTTGGTTTCGCCCCGGCTGCGCCGGGTGATGGTGGTCCGCCGACTTCCATCCGCACCACTCTTGCTATTTGCCCGTCGGCTTCCTCGTGATCCCCCCACCACCAGTGTTGACGGATCAACGCTGATCGTCTTGGTTTTTCTGCTTGATCCTTCTGCTTCGCCCATAGTCGGGGTCTCTGGCGAAAGGCCACAAATTGAGTTAGGGTATCCTAACGATAGGCATAGCAGCGCTTGATGGCATCCGCAGCGGCAGCGGAACCCACTACGACCACCTCAGCCGCAACCCAATTGCCAGGTGTGGATCCATGGCGGATCATCGAATCTCATTTCGATGACCCGAAAAACAATCTGAGACCCCTGATCAAGCACCAGCTCGATTCGTACAACACGCTCATTGAACAGCAAATTCCGCATACGCTCAAAAGCTTCAACCCCATTCGGGGACGGGAAAAGGTGAAGATTGCACGGCATCAGGGCGGCGCTGCTGCCGCCGATGCAGCGGTGAGCGTCGAAGAGTCTGCGCCCGAAGGCCCCGATATCCAGATCATGATCGATGTCACCGACTTTCAGCTGTTGCAACCCATCATCCACGAGAACAACGGCTCTACCAGCGTAATGCGGCCCCAAGAGGCGCGACTGCGGGGCTTCACCTACGCCGCCACCATGTCAGTCACGCTCAAAATCAAGGTCATCGTGACGCCGCGTGTGCTTGCTGAGGGGCAAGATACTATCACACCGCAAACCTATCACCGCACCCTTCCAGGAATTCACCTTGGCAAGATCCCCATCATGTTGGGTTCCAATGCCTGTGTGCTCAACACCAGCACATCGCCGGCAGCGCTCGGCGAGTGCTCCTACGACCCCGGGGGCTACTTCATCATCAACGGTAGCGAAAAGGCGGTGTTGGCGCAGCGGCGCCTCGCCGACAACGTTGTCTGCTGCTACGACGTCACCAAGCAAAACACAAAGTGGAACTACACCTCGGAGTGCCGCTCGGTGCCGCCCACCCGGCAGGTGTCCCCTCGGCAGATCTGCGTCCATGTGCTCGGTAAGACCAGCGGGATCGGCGAACAGCTCTACGTCACCATCCCGCGTATCAAAGTGCCGATTCCGCTGTTTGTCATGTTCAGGGCGCTCGGTGCCAAGAGCGACAAGGAGATCTGCCAACTGATCCTCCCCGACCTGACCCCCACCAACCCCCTCTTGCTGGCGCTCCGGGGTTGCGCCTACGAAGCCGTCGACGTGGGCACTGTCGAGGAGGCCCAGGAATACCTGCTGAAACGGGCCACCTACGCTCCCGACCCCGACACGCCCAATGCCGCAGAACGCCGCGCAAAGCACCTAAAGGACATGATCGCCAACGACATCTTGCCGCACTGCACCACCCAAAAGCAAAAGCTGCTGTGTCTTGGCCAAATGGCAAATCAGGTGCTCCAGACAGCGTTTGGGTGGATGCCCCCAAGCGACCGGGACGCCTATCAAAACCAACGGGTCGACACTGCGGGTGTGTTGCTTGCCTCGCTGTTCCGCATCTACTACGGAAAGGTCGTCAAGGAAATGCAAAAACTGCTTGGAAACGAGATCGCCAACGGTCCGTGGCAAACCAAGAACGACTACGCAGACATTATCAACATGACCAACGTCTACAAGATCATCAAGGCGAACCAGTTGGAATCGGGATTGCGGCGGGCGCTCTCGACGGGTGACTTTGCACCGCGGGGCTCGTCCAATCCCCGGGTGGGTGTGGCGCAGATCCTCAGCCGACTCACTACAATCAGCGGATTCAGCCATCTTCGGCGGGTGGTGGCCCCAGTTGAAAAGAGCGGCAAGCTGGTAGCCCCGCGACAGCTGCATTGCACGTCGTGGGGATTCATCTGTCCAGCTGAGACGCCGGAAGGCGGCGGCATCGGGATCATCAGCAATCTGGCGGCCATGTGCCAGATCACCGGCGAAGCTTCGCCGTTGTCGCTCCAGCCCTTCTTCGAACGTCTTGCGGTTCCGGTTGAGGACCTCGAACTCGCCACGATCCACCGGTTCACCAAGATCTTCCTCAATGGGGCGTGGTCTCACTGCACAGAGGATGGGCACGCGTTCAAGAGTGCGCTGGATGAGGCCCGGCAGCGAGGCGTTGTCAACCCGATCATTTCGGTCTCGCACGACGTCCTGTCCAACACAATCAGGATTTGGTCGGACGGCGGCCGGTTCCTCCGGCCGTTGCACCGTGTGGAATGCAAGAGGGGTGAGGATGGTAAGCTGACGGCAGGGATTGCCGCTCGTACCGACGTTGCTGTGACCGAACGCGAGAAGCTGAATTGGCTCGAGCTCACGATGGGGTCGGGGAAACGGCGGGCGTCGGTAGTCTACGTCGATCCCGAGGAGCAAAAGACAACGTACATTGCGATGTCAGAGAAGGATGTGACGCCGCGGCACACCCACTGCGAAATCCATCCGTCGACGATCTTCGGGATTCTGGCCTGTTCCATTCCATACCCAGACCATAACCAGTCGCCACGGAACACCTACCAGTGTGCCATGGGCAAGCAGGCAATGGGGGTCCCGGTGACCAATTATGGACAGCGTGCGGATAAGACCGCCTATGTGCTTGCGAATCCGATGCGGCCGCTGGTTGACACCCGGCTCGTCAACATCCTCAACCTGAACGATCTGCCGTCTGGGGCAATGCTGGTGGTGGCGATTGGTTCGTATACCGGTTACAACCAGGAAGATTCGATCATCTTCAACCGAGGCGCAATCGATCGGGGTCTGTTGGCTGCGACCATCTACGCCACCGAGAAGAACGAAGAGAAGAAGGGAGTGGGGCACGACGAGATTCGGGGCCCTCCCAATGCGACGGCCACCCGAGGAATGAAGTTTGCCAACTACGATAAGCTTGGGCCAGATGGCTTGGTGCCGCCCAACACCCCGCTCGACAACAAGGACATCATTATCGGTAAGTATGCGCCAATCCGGGCTCACCGCAACGACCCCACCAAGACGATCAAGTTCAAGGATTCCAGTGTGATGTTCAAGTCAAATGGTGAGGATTGCTACCTGGACATGAACTACACCAGCACCAACGAGGAGGGGCACGCCTTCTGCAAGGTCCGCACCCGCCGCTACCGGAAGCCCAACATCGGCGACAAGTTCAGTTCGCGACACGGACAAAAGGGTACAGTAGGGTTTGTGCTAGACGAATGCGATATGCCGTTCACTGCCGACGGCATTAGGCCCGACATTATTATTAACCCCCACGCCATCCCTTCGCGGATGACAATCGCTCAGCTCAAGGAAACCCATCTCGGGGCCCTCCTCTTGCATATCGGCAAGCTCGGCGACGGCACCGCTTTTGGCGACATGCCCGTTGCCAGTGTGGCTGATGCCCTCCGTCGGGCCGGTCTGGCACCTTACGGCAACCACGTGATGCACAACGGAATGGAGGGAACCGAAATGGACACGCAGATCTTCTTGGGTCCGTGCTTCTACCAGCGGCTGCGGCACATGGTGGCCGACAAGCAGCATTCACGTGGCACGGGTCCCCGAGTGGTGCTCACCCGACAGCCGGCCGAAGGCCGGGCCCGCGATGGTGGTCTTCGGTTTGGTGAGATGGAACGGGATTGCCAGATCTCGCATGGAGCCTCCCGCTTCCTCAAGGAACGCATGTACGATGTGTCGGACAAGTACACGATGATTGTCTGCGGAGACTGCGGGATGCCGGCCATCTCGAGGATTCCGCAAAGCAAGGGACATGATTATTCGGTTCCAGAGGGAAGCGTGGCAGCGTTGTTCAAGGACCGTGAGATTCATCACTGCCGTCTGTGCGAAAACCGAAGCAACTTCCGAGAGGTGGCGGTGCCCTATGCGGCCAAGCTGTTCTTCCAGGAGATGATGACAATGAACGTGGTGCCCCGGTTCATCACCGAGGAGTAGACATTGCGTGTGGAATGGCTGCGTTATTTGATGGGGGGGCTCACTTGCGGCTGCGGCGGCTGTGGGTCTTACGCCGTCGGGTCTTGTTGGTCTTTTTGTGCGAGCGGCGGGTGCGGCGGCGCTTGCCTCCAGCGGCGATGCCTCCCGCCGCGCCGTCGCCGCCATCTTCATCCCAGGGCCTCTTATCGTATGGGTTCGACGGCGATCCCGGTGGGGTGTGGAACGTTTGGTCGTCATCATCATCTCCCTTCTTGCCCTTTGTGGCGAGCCAGGCCCAGAACGCTGCGACGCTCCCAGTTCCGAAAATGCGGCCGAGCCAATTGATCAGATACTGCATGTTCGTGCCCTGGTCAGGCACCAGGTCGGCCCGATAGCCTGTGAAAAAAGCCAGTATGTTCTCCCGAACCCTGTGGTGCGCGGCGCAACCCGCGTACAGCGACATGCCCGTGATCCGGTACACCGCATCGTACGCCAGATCGTGACATCCCTCGCCAGTAAAGAATCGCTGATAATCGGATACATTCGAGGTCATCCCCTGGAATACAAGAAAACCCATCGTAACCATCATGATGATCACCAGAAGATACGCAAAGCTGACAATCCGTTGATGCGCAACACCGTCAGGCGCGTCACCTGGCCCGCCGCCAGCCTGCGTCGGTTGTGCCAACAGTTGGGCACCTTCCTTGGCGTCGGACACCAACTGGTTCCACGTTGGCATCGAGGATGTCCGGTTCTGGTTGTAGAACGCCTTGGCAGCGGCGCCAATGTCGTTCAGCAGCTGATCTCGCTGCGGATTCGCCTTGAGAGGCTTGCACGGCTCCATTATTTCTATCGCTAGAAAAAGACGATGCCTGGGAAGACATTGCGAAAGGGGTCGTTGGCCGAGCTTAAGGCAACCAATGTGCCAAAGATGTACCAGCCATCGGCAAAGGCAAGCACGATCAAGCACCGACTGGGACGTCAGACTCGTCGGAATTTCTCCATCAACCGTTCGGCCATCGAAGCGAAGGAAAAGGCAGCCCAGCGTCGTCTGCTCACAGCCGCACACATTGCGTTCCCTGCCGCCACACCCGAGTTGTATGCAATTGAAAAGAAGCGGGCCAGCCACATCCGCAAGTGGCGGAAGGGCAAGGGCCGCACCCCCCGCGAAATCAAGCTGCTGAGGTACAAGGGTCCCAAGCTGTCGCCGGTGGGCGAAGAGGCCGAGGAAATGCCGCTGGCGGGTGGAATGGAGCGGCCAGTAGTGGGCGCGGTTGGAAAGCGTACGCGAAGAAAGCGATCACAGAAACCCAAGCTTGAGTCGTTTCTCGAGGAGACCGAGAAAGAGGTGATAGAAGCAGCCAAGGGCGCTGCCCGAGCTCCCACACTGTCAGACCTGCTCAAGGACAACCCCGACTACCCCGAATTGCACATACCGCGAACCCGGCGGCGGTCAAAGCGAAAGGTGCTGGACTACGCACCTTCGGAGAAATTGGGAGTCGTAGCCGAAGGCGGCAAGCGCAAGACCCGCCGACGGCGACGGTGCTAAGGTCCCTAGGATCTGCAAGAAACAGGCGATTAGGATTGAATTTTCTTCATGCAGTTCAGCAACAGCATGAAGAACGGACGCATTGTTTTGCTAGTTGTGATCGGGCTGATCGCCCTGGCGGCTCTGGTCTACGTGGAGCAGACGGCGGCACACAAGACCCGAATGCAGCTAGCGGTGACGCGGTTCCCAGGAGCGCCGGGTGTCGGCACCGGTTTCGACCCTGTCGCCGATCTGGATCCGACTAAGTTTTCGCCAGCGGCTTATCCGGTTGACCGCGCCGATGTGATCCCGACGCCCTCGAGCGGTGCAGCCGAGGTTCGGCGCGGGCTTCCCAACGAGATCATGCTGTCGGGTGCGCCCACCGCCCCCCGGGCCCGCCCTGCTCCTGCCCGAGGCCTGGCCGTGCCTCGGCACGCCGCCGACATGACCGGCCGGATAATTGTGCCAGCACAGCCGCAGACCGATCTCCTCCGGTGAGCTGCTCCCTACCCCGAGTTAAGACCCCTCAGAGATCCAAGAGTCTCAGGGCGGCGTAGCCCAGCAACGCCGTCACACCCCCTGCCACCAGCTCCTCGGGGGTTGGAAGATCGGAGGAGGTCTTAACTCGGGTGCGCACCCTCTCAACCCCTCCTGGGCCGATGAGCTGCTGCTCGCCTCCTGGGCCCAACCGGGAGGATCTTCCCCCTGACTCCCCTTCAACAATGACATCCAACGGATTGCCCCGTCCACCCTGAAACGCCTCGCGACACGGCGCGCCCGTCAGTGGATTGCCCCCCGACGGGAACGAACACGGGTCCATCCCCGAAATCTCCGAATCCAACACCCACCCCCCCTGTCGCGTCGTCACGTTGTCGTTGTTCGTCACCTTCATGTTGACGTACGAACACGGCGGATTGGCCCCCTGAAGGAAGCCACCGAACAGTGCAAGAGGGTCAAGGGATTCGGCAGACTGGAGGATGCCGGGGACCAGACCGCGAAACTGTGAAAAGTCGGTGCCAGTGGCGTCCGACAGAAAGGGAATGTTGCCCGTGGGGATGTTGTCGATGTAGATGGAGCGAGGTGCTAGGCCGCCCTCGATATCGGGACACGGGACGGTGTTGCCGGCAGCGTCCTTGCACGGCACTTTGCCCGAAGGGGTGCACTTGATGCCCTGGATCGGCACAAAATAGCGGTTGCCGAGGGGCTGGCCGGTGGCCGAGGCTTCGCCGCCGCCCGACACCAGAATGTCAACATACGCCATGATGCCCTTGATGTTGTTTCCAAGGGTGTTCATGCCGCCGTTTCCCGACATGCCCATCTGTGACGGCATCTTGATGAACTGGCCGTAGGGATACGAAGGCCCAATAAGTGCCTGCTCCAGACCCTTGGGGTCGGCAGCAGCCTGCTTGAAGTTGGCGCCGGACATTGGGGTGGCTACTGGGACACCAGAAGAAATTGCGACCGAAATACTCAAAATGTCACTGGCAACTCTGCCACTTCCGAGTTAACTGGATTCGGAAGGCGGCACCGACGGCATGTTGGCGGCCAACGCCGCCTTGGAGATGTGCGGGGCTGCAAGAGGGGGGGAGCCAGAGCCCTGGAGCGGCGCCGCCAGCGTCGCCAGGTGCTTTTGCTTTGCCTCAAACTCGGCCTTCTTTGCCGCCCCGATCTGCGCCACGGCGTTGGTCGCCTTTGTGGCCTCCTTGATCGCTTTGTTGGCAGTGGTGGTCAGCGTCTGGACTGAGGCTTGGAGTCTGGAGATGCGTTCGGCCTGCTGCTGTACCTGGCAGCTTATGTCACCGGGCGCACACGCCGTCGGATCGGGTGCAGACGGACACTCGGGACACTCGTCCCCCACCCCCGCTCCCCCGCCGCCAGGCGCAGCACTACCACCCTCCACCCCCTCTTGCAGATTTGTACGCCAAGCGTGGACCGCCTGGGCCGTCACCAACGACACCAGCATAATGCCGACCAGCACCGATACACACAAACGGATGCGTCGCCACATTGGTCTCCTGCTTCACCGAGAGTTAATCTGTGGCCTAGGCAGACACCTATGGGTCGCACACTCGCAGCTATTGTTCAGCCGACCACTCGGCGCCACAACAACACCCAAAAGGCCTGCTTGCTTGCCCGTCCAGGCGCCGTCTACGGGCAAACCTCGGCCAACGCTGGAGCAACCCGGCCACAGCCTGGTGCGTACAAGATCAACCTCTCGCGGCCGACCCGATCGGCCTACCCAGTGGGCGATGCCGGACGGCAGGCTTGGGTCCGTAACGAGTTTGCTGTTGCCGGGAGTTCCGGAGTTAAGAATCCCGCCGAAGTTTGCGCTGGCTTTGGCACCCGTCGGTTGCCGCCCAAGGGCGGAGCCCGCCGCTCGGTCTGTGGCAGCTGCGGGCCTCTGGCTTCCAACTTTGTGCCCAACGAAGATTGCTGCGACAAGTGCGGCAAGGTCTGGGCGTTCGGCAACGGCGGCGGCGAGACGATCCAGATTTTCAAGGACACGGTCAAGGGAAACCGGGCTGCCTACGCCTACGGCGGCACCAACAAGCAGCTCGGTGTGTACGGATCGGGATCAGTGGTGGCCCGGGTGTTCACCGGCACTCCATTGCCGACCGCCATCCCGGGGATCGAGGAACCGACGGGAAATTCACAGCCGTTGGGCCAGCCAGCCTACATCGTCCAGCCGGCACCGGCGGTCAAGACCATCACTGTGCCGGCCCGCAAGAGCTACGCCTTTTCCACCGCCGAGCTAATCAAGCGCACCAACATTGGATACGACGCCAACCTGGCGATCCGCAGCTGTGGCCGGCGTTCTGGATCATCCCCTGATTGTGGTTGCAACTGTTCGCTCTGCTGCCAGGCCAACGTGGTGCTGGACGATCGGTCCAAGTGGAACGAGCCTGACGGCATCTGTCCGGGTGGTCTTAATGGGGGCACTTCGTGCCGGACGGGAGACAGAACGGCCTGCGGTGTCAGCTCGGGTCCGTGCGCCTGCCAGAACTGGACCTACAAGCGCAAGAACAATGGCTACGCTGCCAACGCCGCAGTCGATGCCAGCCTTTTCACCTCTCGCATGGCCCGGGTCACCACCGTCGCCGACGAGTGCAACACCGCCGAGTGTGTGGCGCTGGAGCGGGCCAAGACCCCGTGCGCCACCGATCCCAACAAGTGTCCGTGCAGCGAACTGCTTCCGGGCACTCGGGGCGTTGTCCGTCGCGTTCCGCAGGAACTGCACCAGCCGGGTCGCCGTGGACTCCGGCGGGTCTAAAGCAAAAATGAGTATTGTCAGCGTTGGGTCGTTTGCTCGCTCAGGCGGTCTCGGCGTTCTTCTCGGCGGTCAGCGTCTTGATCTTCTCCTCGAGCTCGTTGATGCGTGTGTTCATCTTGGCGATGGTGGTGAGGCACGATTCGACAAGATTGTTCATCGTCAGGTACTTCGTATAGAGGACCTCAATCACTGGGCCGCCGATCTGGACCTTCCACTCGAGCGTGCGGAGCAGCGCCAGCCGGAATGCCTCCTCAGAATCGGCCACGTAGGTCACACCCTTCTCCTCAAAGATGCGTGGTCCACGCTCAAAGTGGTGCTTCATCGTCGGATGCTGCGAAGCGGGGATCGGGTCGGCGTCCAGGGAAGGGGCGGCGGCGGCGGCATCGGAGGCAGCAGAGTACGACATGGTGTGGTTCGGTAAGTGGGTAATGGTTAGAAAAAGAAGTGCAAGTGGTGTTCAATTTATGACACCCTGCTAGTATAGTAAGTTGGTTGTGACATCCGGTCAGGCGTCCTCGTCCGCATCAGCCACATCCGCCGGCGCTGCCGCCACCATCGGCCGATCCCACAATGCATCAACCGCACTCTTTCGCTCCCGCCGCTCCTCTCGAAGCTTGTTCTTCTGTCGCCCTACCTCTTTCTTCAGCCGTTCGTTGTCCTCCTCGAGGTCTTCGATCCGATCCTCGAGCTCCCCGGTCCGTTGGTTGCACCATCGTCGCAACTAGTCCACCTGCGCCTGAATCTTAGGCGCCCATTGACAGAGCTCAATCCAGGACGGCGAGCCGCTCCTGATCACTCGGGTGCAGATGCTTCGGCGCCGTCGCCATTTTCGGTTTCGGGGGGTGTGTACAACGGCGGCGCCGTCATGATGGGGTCAATTTCGCCGCCTGCGCCCGCCAGCAGGGTGCTCAATTCCCCAGCCAATCGCTGAAGCTCCGCTGCGTCCTCCTGATCTTGCTGCTCCTGCATCAGCGCATTGGCGATGTGCTCGACCGCCTCGATCCGCTGCATCAGGCTGCCTACCAGTTCGGTCACCTTTTGCAGGGCGAACGTCTGCTTATTGACATTGTCAATCAGCTCCTGGTTCTTCTCCATCAGCATCGAAATCTTGTTGCGCGAAACCTGGTGCGACTGACTGAGCAGCTTGACTGCCTTGCCAACAAGTTGGTTGGGTTCTGCCATCCTGCCTGGCGGCGTGGGGGTGTGTCTCACGCAGCGGAATTGGATTGGAATCAATTTGGAATGCAAGAGCAGAGAATGGGGGTAATGGCGGCAGCGGCGACATCGGTGGCGGGATCGGCGGCATCGGCCGTGTGGAACAGTCCGTGGGCGATGGCGTCGATCAAGACCTACGTGGCCAGCTACGTGGCCTGGAACTACGGGCCGACAATTCTATTCCATTCCGGAATCTACCTCGGTCGGCGGGTCATCGTAGGATGATTAGCTGGACGCGGAGCAGCACCGGGTGGCGTTAGCCAGCGCGCCCGCCTTGGCACCCGCATTCACATCCACATAGCCCGGCGCCAACAGCAAGCGATTGCAGAAGTTGGGACCAGAGACCTGGAGGTGCTGCACCTGGTTTCCTAGGCCATCGGCCTTGGTCGAAGTGCGGGCCGCCACCGCCGAGTTGAGCACCGACGCGGTGCCATCGGCCGAGCCGCCGTAGAACGGCTTGCGGGAGCACCCAAGGCCGACTCGTGCGGTCGGCGTGGGGCGGGACTGGCCCCGAAGCGGACAGCACCCGGTGCAGGTGCCGCGGACGGCGAGGCACGGGATGCGGGGGCCATCGGCGGTGCGGAGGCGGGTGGCAGTGAGTCGGCCACGAGAGCGTTTGTTGGGATTACACGGACACTGCGACGACATTTGGATCTGCTGCTATTACGCATCAAAATTTTGACACACATAAATAGAATGCCACGCACAAAGACCCAGCGACACCGCAAGACCCAGCGACGCCGCAAGATTCAGCGACGCCGGACTGGCACCCGAAAGCACCGTGGCGGTGCTCCCAACCTGGGCAAGGAACTGCTGAAGTTGTTCCAGGATCCCGACCAGATAGTCACCCGAACCATCGCCGCTCAACTCACCCCGCTCGAAGTGGTGACGTTCCTCAAGTGCCACCCGGACCTCTGGAAACATCGCGAATCCATTCTTGAAGGGCTTTACGAGCTCAACATCATTAGCGTCGGGACCGTCGCTGACATCCGCAAGGGTGGCATTCTCATCAAGTACGCGCCAGCCCTCTGCAAAAATCTGCAGATCAAGTTTGACCCAATGACAAAGACAATCGCTGAAAAAATCGCGCATTGGGCCGCTTTCACCAACAACCGCGCACTGCTGCAGGCTATGGAGCCACTCGCCAATCGCACAGGATTGCGATTGCGATGGTTTCAAGACAAAATACTAGAATCCGCTGGAAGAGGGGGGCACAAAGGGCTCATTGTGGACGTGCTGAACCGACCAGGCAACGCCGGGCGGATCAAAGCGTATGCCGCCCGAGCGCTCAAGGGTGCGGCCTTAGGCGGTCACTTTCCACTGGTCCAGTGGCTCATCGAGACCTACGGCCTTGACAAGACGGCAATAGTTGATGGGCACGACTGCAACAGAGCCTTTACTGCCGCCTGTGCCGGCGGAAACCTACCCATGATCGAGTGGTTGATTCACAAATACGTTATCACTAACGAAGAATTCCGCTATTGCAAGGGGAAAGCATTCAACATGGCATGCGCCGCGGGACATCTGCGCGTAGCCAAGTTTTTGGCAGATCGCTACAGAATGACCAAGGCCGATGTTATGATGGGCCGCATAACGCCATTTGAGCAAGCCTGCAGCAAAGGTTACCTAGAGATGGCGCAGTGGTTGGCTTTCGCCTTTGCACTGACGCCTGCCGATGTCTATCACAGGTACGCAGTCATTTGGCTCACCTGTGCTAATGGCCACGTGGACGTGCTGCAATGGCTGTACGACACCTTTGGCAAGTTTCCCATTGTTGAATGCTATAAAAGAGCGATTAGGGAAAACAAACTGAACGTGCTTAAGTGGATTGCCGAAACATATAAGATGACGCGAGGGGAGGTGAAAGAGAACATAGGAGTGCTGGCCGAGGAATACGGACGGCGTGACATCATTGACTGGATTCAGGGGCTGCCACGACGTTGACTCCTTAGGTCAGCATAAGCCCCCCACCAAGTAACAACAACGTCGTCCCAATCTCCCACACACTGACCGCCTTGGCTTTCCGTCCGCACGGCAACAGCTTCGTCGCCAGGTAAGCAGCCACCAACACGGCCAAGGCGCCAATCACAACAAACCAATACTTGTGCACTACAGCCCAGACCCCGCCCCCAGCCGCTGCCCGCCGTCCCGTGGCCTTCACACCACCCCCCCTCTTGCTATCCGGACGATGCGGCGGCACGTGCGTCGGTCCCTGCATCGAGTTGTACGAGGTCACTTGGCTCACGTGCGTCCGGACGTGGTCCACCGATTGTGCAAATCGTTGGGTCATTTTCGGATGGCAATACGCCGACTTTTTGAGCGGGCTGATGGGGTAGAGCGGGCTCACCGGCGGTGGCAACGACGGCTCAAAAACAGAAGGCGACAGTTTGTGTGCGTTCATTTAGGATGCTACTCTCAACAGCGAAATTGAATTTCCAAGGCGAGTTAATGAGTTGATACTACCAGGACTTAGAATAGGATGTACGGCTCAACAAACAAGATCAAGCGGGTGGCGTGGGTGCTTGGGCCCGATGGCACCGGCGAGGCCATCGATGTTAACTCGGACAGCGGCAGGATTGATCTCCCCGACGGCACTAGCCGACCCGTGCTGAACGTGACCGAGGAACAGCCGGCACCGCAGCCACAACTATTCAAGTCGCCGATCCAACTTCGGCCACGCCCGACATCCCGGGCCGAACGCGAACGGTTACTGAAGCAAGAGGAGAAGGGTGGGACGAAGGATTCGGGGAACGGCGCGCGGTTGGCGTGGAGCTACAACCAGATCATGGAGTGCTGTGGGCGATTCTGAGAGGCGGAGACGGTGGGCGGGGGAGACGAATCAAAGAGTTGAAACAAACATTTTTCCGTTGAGAAGGGAGAGAAGGCCATGCCTCGCAGCCGCAGCCCCAGTCCCAGTCATCATGTCATCGACCTCTATCGTCAGACCGCTGACACGACCCAAAAATCCGCCAACACGCTCGACGCTTGCTCCAAGAACGGTGCGTTCCAAGTAGACGTCATCCGCGACATTAGCGCCGACGAACACCAAGCCATCAAGCAAGCCACCCGACAGGCCGCCAACACGCTCGAGCTTGCTCCGTGAGTCGTGCCTTCCAGGTGGATCTTATCCGGAACAAGGTTGGCATCAGC